AGGTTAGTGTTACCCATATGTACGTGGGACAGACTCATAGCTCACAAGCAATCACCATGCGATATATGTGTTACCCATATGTACGTGGGATAGACTTCAATACCTTGTCTTTGTCTTTCCAGTATCTTGTGTTACCCATATGTACGTGGGACAGACAGTACCTTTTATTACATCTGTGGCAACAAAAAATGTGCTACTCATATGTGTCAAAGAACATATATTTATGATTACTCGCCTCGGTAGTATTATTCTGGTTCGACTCCAGAAGTGGGTTTTGTACCAACTCCCGACACACCTCTCATCAAGGTAGTACCGTTATGAGTACTTTAATGTGGGACGGGAGTTGGTAAGGCGGATTGTGGAGTATCACTTCCAAGTGTGAAAAGCGTATAGGGAGTGTATAAAGCAATTCGCAAGGGACATACTAATGCCAAGTTCGGAAGTTGATTACTTCGCAGCAGATAGCTACTGTTGTCATACGTGCGAGCTTGGTGTGTGTAGTTAGGTGTGCCGATTATTTAGTAAGTTATCTCAAAGTGGCGAGATGACTTTTTCGCTGGGGATAAGCCCAATCGTTTAGATATATCCACCAGTTGCTTTAGCCAGTTATCCTCTCGTAGCAGTGGAGTTCCTTCGCCGAACTTTACTAAGGAACAGATTGTAGAGGCGAATACAATTTAATGTTCGATAGCTGGTTATTTTTGGTAAGTTACCCAAGTTGGTGAAGGGGACAGTTTGCTAAACTGTTAGGTTCATAATTGTGGACGCAAGGGTTCGAGTCCCTTACTTACCGTTAACAATTAAATACAAAAATTCGTGTGTATATACAGGAATGATTTCACATTTCGATGTTTACCCCTACAAGTGAAAACATAAGCAGCATTACATTTACATATTATTGTTTGTCTAGTAATTGATGTAATTGTTCGTTATCAGTTAGCTGTTACTCTGGTTTAAGGTCTATCAATTCTTGTTCGCATTGCTTTATTAGTTCTACTTCTGGGAGTTATGTTCTAATCATTCCTGTACATGCACACGAATGTGAGAAAGAAGTTGGTTAGTATTATCTATGTAATTGGTAGTATTTCTGCTGGCAAATCTAGCTTAACAGAAATACTAGCTAAAGATTTAAATAGTACCCCATATTATGAAGATGTAGACAATGGCTTAATCAAAGGCATGTTGGAACATTTTTATAGTGCTGGTGCAGAAAGTAGAAAACAAGTTAGTGCTATGTTACAGGTAGCTTTCTTAACGGTTAGATACCAACAATTAAAGAAGGCTATCGTTGAAGAAAAGGCTGTATTAGACTCTAATCTAGTAAGCGATTATATCTTAGCACGAAATATATATGAACGTGGGGAAATGGACGAAGACGCTTATAACGTTTACATGACATTAAACCAAGAAATGCAATCTAATGTTAATGGTAGTCCTTTTAACGGTTTTCCAGACTTAGTCATCTACATTGATATTGATGAAGAGGCTGAAATTGACTCTATCCAAAGTAGAGGTAGAGAAATGGAAGATGTACGGAAAGACCCTAAGTTAGTAGATTATTATCACTCAGTGAATAGAGCGTACAAACGCTGGTACAATGGTTTCTATCAAGCACCAGTTGTACGTATTGACCGTTCACAATACGATTTCGTAAACAATCTATCCGACCGTAATGAAGTACTTAATCTAATTGAACAAAAGCTGGTTGATTTAGGTAAATTGACGCAAGATGAGTTCGATAAAATCAAAGCAAAACGTAATAAGGAGGTGTAGCCTGTTTATTGCGTAATATTGAAAAGTTATCAAAACCAATTTATATCGTTAAAGGTTTGAGCGATGATTACTATCATGTAACCACAGATAGTACTGCTGATGGTACAGATGTATTGTTTAGCAGTGATAATGGTATTGAGTTATTATCATTTGTTAGTGGTTATAATGTCAATGCTCAAATCAAAATCAATGAAGATGAATTGGAAAATCTAATTGCTGAATTATCTAAATAAGGTAGGTAAATAATGAGTTCAATTAATGAAGTATTGTATGGAGATACAAATTATCTCAATACACTTAAAGATAAAGTTAATAAAGTAGTAAACAAAAACTTGAAACAAATTTCTAAAGAAAAGGACGGTGACTACATGTTTACAAGCACAAAATTGGTAGAAGCTCCTATGCCTCCAGTTAAAGCATATATTGGTTGTTCATGGTTTAGTGATAAACAAACGGAACATATGAAAGCTGGGATAGAAGCTATCAAAGCTAACCCTAGTGTAAGTTGGGAATACTCACATTATCCATTGGCACATCAATATAAAGGTATGGACGTGAATAACAACCCAGAAATTATGCTTGATAAAGAGTGGCAGATGGCAACTGTATCAGCCGATATTGAAGGAATTAAAGGCTGTGAATTAGGTATTATGCTTTATGTTCCAAGTGAACCAGATGATGGGCAAGCATGGGAAATGGGTAACTTATACGGACATGGTAAGCAATGTGTTGTAGTTATTCCAGATGATGAAGTACACGAACCATTAAATCTTATGGTTGCATGTGGTACAACACGCATTATTAAGTTATCTGAATTAGCTACATTTGATTTCAGACATGTAGTTGCTGATGTTTATGACGGTGAAGTCTACTAAGACTATTCTTACACACCGAAAGTTTATAGTGTTGTTATGGTAACCAGTTTAGATTTTGGTTAGACTATAATAACACTTCGATACATATTGATACTGATATAAGGAGGGATTAGCTTGTTTGAGTAAACAAGTACAGTGGGAATTTATTAAAGGTAAATCATTAGATGGAGAAAAGATTGTGTTCGCACATAGCACAAAATATTTAGGACGTGTTGACGCTGCGACATGGAGTCCAAAATGGGCTTTACAACAATCTATCTTTGATGAATATATTTATGTAATTGAAGATGAAGATATGAAATTAGTTGATGTATTGGATAAGCATGGCTTGTCAGAACATACATTGATTAAGAACCAAAAAGAGTTTATTGATATGAGTAAGCCAAGAACAGAGGTGTAGCTTATGGCTATGAGTGAAGGACTTAGCAAGATTGATAAGTTCGTTTATGTAGTCGACATAGTGATAAAGGATAAATTCAACCGTTTCGCTGGCAATGCTAACTATGTATGTGATAATGAAAGGGCAGCAGAGGAAGTGGCAAAAGTTGAGGCTAAAAGCTACATTGGCTTGCTCCACTATGAATTTGGGCAAGATTATCATACCAAAGATTTGATTATTAAAACTGATAATGATGGACATATCTATAATATCAAATTGTATGATAAGGAAGACCTTACAATATTAAGATTGGATATTAATATCACTAAGGCAGCGGTGCTTACAAGTAGTGAAGATTATTTTGACCTTTATTTAGATAATGATTAACAGAGGTGTAGCTTATGTACAATCAAGTACTAATGATTGACGCTAGAACATATGACAGAACTGGCTATATGACAAGTACTACTAGATATACTGTTGTAGACGACCAAAGTCTAGCAGAAGAAATAGCCGAAGATTTAGCTTTTGAATGTATGGACGAACTAAATTATCAAATTCGTAGTAATGTTTATGCTGATGACTTTATGAATGAGGAATACACAGAAGCTGATATGCACAAACGTTATATTGGCGATGAGGATTTCCCAGAATTGAAGTACATTACTATTGCCGATAAAGATGTACCAGATTTCATGAGAGTGGTCGTAGAAATCACTCCATCAACATTAATCAAAGAACGAGATGATTATTTTTCTTTGAAATCATTTCGTGATTATAAATAGGAACGGCAATTCCTAGTCCTAGCGACCGTTTAAGACGGTGGTTAGTCTTGGTTTTTAATAATTAATTAATCCACTAGCTTAGAAATGAGTTAGTGGTTTTTGTTTTAAATAGAGTTATAATATAGGTAGGTTGTTGCTAGTCTTTTGTATTGATTAGCGATGATTTAGTGATTTTGTTGCGAACCGTACACCTTCCACATTCTTAATCAAAACGGGGTGATGGGTTATGACAACACGAGAAGAGCTGGGGTGTAACATTTTGTTTGGTATGGCTTTTGCACTGGCGGTATTATTCGGCAATCTACACCGTATAATTATTGCTGCTGCTTGGGCTTATAGCAAAATAAAAGACGCTAACCGTAAAGGCTAACGTCTACCACACTTTGGTTCAATCAAATCACGATTGGGGCTATCGACTCGCACTCGGTAGTCCCTTTTCCATTTCTAAGTATATCACACATCTATTTACTTTTCAAAGCAAAACACAGAACAGATGTTAATGGGAGAGCTTATACATCCGTTCTGATTATTTACAATCTTAAATATAATCATTGAATATTGTACGAAGTTTTTCTCAAGCAAATGTAAAGAATACGATAATTATTTATATAAATCATTAGAAAAATCCACTAATTTTAGACTTTACTTATTTTGTATAAATTCGATAAAGTCATTTCCCATCTTTTCAACAAACCGTATTTGTACCATTTATACTTTATCGAAAAAGTAGTATAATGTATGTAATCAGTAAAGTAGGTTTTGAGGTGGAAATATGGTTTACAATTCTAAACCACTTAGAACACAAGCTCAGATAGATGATGTGTTATTCTATTTAAGACGAACTCGTTATCCAGAACGTGATACATTCTTATTTTTGATTGGAATTAACACTGGGTTAAGATGTTCTGACATAGTAAAACTCAAAATAGGTACTTTAAGACATTCCAAGCGACCAGAAATCACAGAGAAGAAAACTGGTAAAAAGAGAACGTTATTCCTAGATAATGTGCAAGATATTGTGCGTGATTATATCGAAGGCAAAGATGATAGTGAGTGGGCTTTCCCATCTAGCTATGATAAGAGCAAACATATAACGGTGCAGAATGTATATAAGCTATTCAAACGCATTGATAATGAATTAGGCGGAATAGGATTTACCACACACTCTATGAGAAGGACGTTTGGTTTGTGGTATTATCGTAAGACTAAGAATATCTATTATTTAATGGAGTTGTTCAATCATTCCAGTCAAACCATCACCATGAGATATATCGGTCTTACGGAAGATGAGTTAGGGGACTCTTTAGAAGGGTTCAGAATAGGGTATTAAATAACCCCTATATAATAGGTAGAGTTTTTTCAAAAATTAAGAAGGGTAGGTAATTAATATGCGTGATTTGGTTGGTTGCGTAGGTTGTTTGTTCTATATTATTTTGGCTATCTTTAGCTTAGGTCTACTCATGTTTTCATTCATTGAGATGAGCTTATAGCAGAGCTGTGCTGAATAATCAGCTTGGTATTTTTATGGTTTAATTTAGATGTGTATCATGATATAATATAGTAAATTGATATTGTGTGTTGTTTAAATAAAAGAAGTGTTCCCCAATTATTTGGGGGTGACCCTTATATGTTTTAGTTAAAGATAGGTGTTCCCCACAATCGTGGGGTTAATAAGGGTAACAACACACAATATTTACGACTCCATAAAAATATGGGGTCTATTTTTATGGAATATGTTATACTATACCTAACTAATGCGATTAACTATTAAGTGGTTAGTTTAGGTGTTAGTTTCAGAAGAATGTTAAATCGAGTTAAAACTCGTAGTCCCGCAGCAATGTGGGGCTTTTTCTTTACAATGAATGGCAGTGGTATTATAATAGGATAGTGTATAGTATAAATTCATAATCTTGCTCTGTGAGATTACTTGGGCGAGCCTTTCACTTCCACTATTATTAGGCTTGCCTTTTGTTTATATAAAAAGACTCACCGAAGTGAGCCTTAAAACTGACGTCAAACAACGTGGCTACCGAAGTATTAACGTTTCTTAAAGACGTCATACAACCAGTTTGCAAGTAAACCAGTTATTATACCTATTGCTAGGTTTGTGATGAGAGATAGCATATAATCACCATCTTCTAGTGCATTATTAAGGTTTGGTAGACCTTAGCACTAATAATATTATAACATGTTTTGACTATTATATTCTTTAGAGTTATAATATAGGTGTGATGTTGAGATAGTGTATATCACTATTTGGGGGCTGGTAACCCCAGTATGACGATTTGGGCGGGACTTAGTTCCGTCCTTTTGTTTATTAAAGGTGATTTAGATGGAATACATGGGCGAAATCAACAAGGATATTGTTAATCAAGGCAATGACTACAATGTGAATTGGTATGTGGTTCGCAACAATTTTGGCAGCTTTAATGGTTATGCTGAACTACCAGATGACTGGCATGACGGTGATGAAGATGACTTGCTAGTACATGGTGGAGTGACGTTTCGTGGTAAGTTAAATGGTGTAGAAGTAATAGGGTTTGACACAGCAGATGAGTTAGGCTATGACATGAGGTGGTCTTTGAATGAGGTAGTGCGTGAAACCAAAGGGAGATTGGCACGTGGGGTAGATGATAGTATAACATATAGAAGAAGTCAAAAGGCTAGGTAAGACAAATAAGACCCGCACCGTAATAGTGTAGGTCTTTTATTGTATTGTCAACTTATTTTATTTATCTAGTTTACATAAGATACGTTATCGAAAGTATAACAAAGTTGGAAAATACACAAAAGTTTATATCATAACAATCATATAATTAGATGTCGCATACACGCATTTTAAGGTATATTTGTGATGGTTCGTATGTTTAATATTCTGAACTCGTGCTTAGAATGCGTCTGTCAGCACCTAGATATACTAAAATAAGGTATTAACCCACTACGAGCCAATACCTTATACTTATTTACTGCTTGCTTTTGCTATTCTATCAACGATTTCTTCGACTGGTGTTTCTTTGTTGTTAACATCTTTCATAACAGAAGTTTTTAACCTACCCAACTTCCAGTGAAATCTACATAGTGATGTATATTCTTCATCACCTATTACAACTTGTTCACCGTCAGTTACTTGCTTACCATCTACTAACCTTGCATTCATTGTGGCTTTGCGTTGGCATGTTGGGTTTGCACAAACTGTTTTGATTTCTTCCAGCTTATCTGCATACTTTAATAACGCTTCTGACCCCTCGAATAACTCACCACGAAAATCAGTCTTTAAACCATAACAGATAACTGGCATATTATAATAGTCTACTATTCTGCAAAGGTCATGCACATTACTCTTTGATAAGAACTGTGCCTCATCAACTAAAACACAGCTAAGTTTATCTTTGTCTTGAGCGTTCTTATACACCACATTAACCAAGTTATCATCTGCATTGATAGCAATAGCGTCTTCTGACAAACCAATACGACTAGCAACCGTTCCAACACCATCACGTGTATCTAAGGCACTTGTCATAATAATAACTTCTTTACCTTGTTCTCTATAATTATGAGCCGTTTTAAGTAATTCAATACTCTTACCACTGTTCATAGTGCCATACTTAAAGAATAGTTGAGCCATTATTCAGACACCTCTTTACTTGCAAGGAGCTTGTCAATTTCATCTTTTTCAATACGTACAATACGTGTATCTTTTGCAACCCATTCTTCAAATTCCTTACGTTTGAAACCAGAATGAGAACGGAAGCGATTATCTCCGTCTACTTCATCAAAACGTGAAGCGTCAAATACAATGACCGTACGTGATGTTTGTTCAAATACAGGATATAAGAAGTCTGCTACGAATACTAAGCCATCATAGCTCTTGGGTAAGCCTGTATCTTCATCATACTTAATGTTTTCGTAAATATCTTCTTTTGGATAAATGTAATATAAAATCTTGTAATCGTTGTTTTCTTCTGTCATTAATTCACCTTGCTTTATGTTTAATTAGAATCCTAACTTGAATGCCGCGTTGAGAATATCAACTGTCTTAGCATTTTGTAACTTAACTCGACTACCGTTCGCTAATGTAATTGTGTTAATTCCTTTTGATTTCATGAATTTCTTTACCTGTGCTTTTAATCCTGTCATATCAAATCTCTCCATTCTTTGTATAATAAAAGTCAGCTATCGCTGCTGACATGCTTTTTCTTTTATAATTAATTTAGAGTCGCATTGTTATTAGCTAAGAACTCTATTCCATTCTACCTCGGTATATACACGAACCATTTTACGAACCTTATACGGTTGTTCATATTCGTATGAGTTAGTAGATTGGTTATATAACCCTGTAATATCAAAAGCATATCCATAATCTTGATTAGCAAAATTAGGAACGACAATGATTTCATAATCATTATCTTCTATGCTAGAGATTAATGGGCTGTTATCTAACTCACCGTCATAATAAGCATTTACAATGTATTGCTTATCTGAATTGTTTAGCTCTTTTCCCTTATGCAACTTGTTAAATATCTTCTCTAGGCTCATTAAAATTCTAAATCCTTTTCTGTTGCCTTTCTGCTTCCTCTTTATCTACTTCTTTTACTATCTTTTTCCAGAGTAGATTAAAAAAATGGTTGCCTAATTCTTCTGCATATTTTTCTGTATCTAATCCGTCAATATCACTACTATTCTTTTCCATATAGTCTTGAACAATAGCTGTATATAAGCGGTTATTGATTATTTTAGCTACTTCTTTGTCACCGTTTTCTGTATCGAAATTAAGTAAATCGTCAATAGCTTGGTCTACATCAATATGTTCTTGATATTTCAATGGGACTTTTACGTCCTTTTCATCGTCTGTACTATCATCTTCAACCTTTTCATTGTCTACTGCATAGCCAGCAACTTGTTCTAAATTAAACATAGCATGACGTTTTTTCATTACAGTTTGTCCATAATAATCAAATTCAAGAATTTCATTGTATTTATCACCACTAACGTTTTCTACGTCCATAAAGTGATATGTAGTACCATTTTGTAAAAATACTGTTAATTCAGCCACTATAATTCCTTCTTTCTATTTAAGTTAATAACCCCATTGAGTACTCGAAACTCACGTCTATCCACCTAGCAGCAACGATAGGTTATAGAATAGGGCTTGCATTTGCTCCACCTACGAATACGAAGAAGTTACAGAATATGGTCTATGAAATTAGACGGGCAAACAATCGTAAAATGCACCGCCTTTCCATTAGATTTTAGTTTAATGTGTAGATGGAGTAATAACAGAATTGTACCTACTGATTAAGTTATTTAGTTTTTATTTGGTAGTTTCCTACCTATAACCTAACAGTCTTTGACAACTGATAGGTTCACAATTCTAGTCTTTTAAATCTTCCTCTTTGACAAATACACCGTCAATCATCTTTCCTTTACGGTCTTTAATTTCGTTGTATGCCATTTCCAAAGTTTCTTCTAGGCTAGTGCCATATTCTTTGGCAATGTCATGCAAGCATTCCATAACACGTTCTACTGAAAGATGTTCAAGTTGAATAGGTCGGTTTCTGTTGTATGCACTGATAATTCGTGAGCTACTGAAAACTAAGTAATTGAACACTTTGTTTACGTCAAAGCTCCCCTCTTCCTTATGTTTTTGGGCAAGGTCATCATACTCAGTCCAGAAACTACCTTCTTCTTCAACTTGTTTCTTAAAGTCGATACCACGAATTAAGCAATAGATAATTAAGGTTACTTGATAATCACCTAAGCTATCTTTTACCCCAGAGTCACCATTGATGTTGTCTTCCAACATAGCTAACCCTAACTCGCCTTGTTCTTCAATCAATTTAGAGTATTGAGTACGTGCCTCAACAGTATCTAAACCCCTATCCTTAGCCCATTGTTCTACCTTATTTAATAGTTCTAAATATTTCATTAATTAAACCTCCAAAGCGATTTCTTCTGTTTCTTCATCAACCTTAATGATAGGTTGTGTTTTACCTCTTAATCCATCAACAAAATCTCTAAACTCATCTGCTGAATTAAATTCCAACAGCCTATTATTGTCTAAAATAACCGTTGGTGCGTCAATCATATCATTACGTGTTTTTAATTCAGCTACATATGTTACAGGTACAGAACCCTTAATCTTTACACGCAAAGCAAATGCTCTTACGTTATCATTTTGTTTGTCTGTAAACATCGCATGAATTGACTTGATTACATCGCCCCTAACACCATAAGATGAAGGCTTGTAACCATATTCAGCTGCGACATCTAAGACTTGATTGTACCTGTCTAATAGTTCCTTACGTACTTCTGTGCCACAAAACTTAGATGATGTCATTGTCATTTACCTCGTTTTCGTCTACCCAAATTACATTCAATTCTTGTGCGAACTCATCTGTCTTAGGAAGTTCAATTACTTCTGAGAACTTCAAATAATCAGATGTATTGTTGCGAATGAAGTAAGCGTGAGTAGCTTTACGAGTTAAACTATCACATTGGATAGCAACACCATTCATACCACGAATAGCCATATTGAAAATCAAGAATGGAATTGCTCGGTCTGACAATTCCTCAGCTTGATACCAATAAGCACGAGGGTCATAAGTCATAACTGGTGATGTAAGTAATTGTACAAGTGATTGACGACTTGCTACTGGGTTGTATGTTCTATCTCTTTGCCATTTGGAAATTAAGATACTACCTGTACCAGCAGCTGGTTCATAGTAAATGTTGTCATTCTTGTCTTTGCCACTGATTAGTGCATTGAGCAATTTAGCAACGGAATCTGGAGTAAAATCTTGTTTCTTAGATTTACGTTCTGCTTGTTCCTTTTGGAAATACTCTCTGAACCAATCACGACTCACATCTGTTTCTACTTTCAAGAAACGCTTAAACATTTCTTCACGTTTCTTATCATCTAACATGACGTCCATCACCTTTTGTGGTGCTTTATAAGCGTCATTTACACCCAACAATTCATTAATTTCTTTTACACTAAACTCTTTCATGTTTAGCACCTCCAAAGTATTGTTAAAAATTCTCGGCACGTATATTTAACGGTATGTGCCTATACCTTGCCATGCTCTCAAAAACATGTGATAGCTCAAGTATTGCTAACGCAAGGCGATTGACGTGACTAATAAAGTACAATCCATTCATACCTTATTTTATATTGGTAGGTTATCCCTACCTATGACCTATTAACCTTTGACAATTAATAGGTTAGTGCATTATTGTAAGGCTAATGCAGAACCATGCCCAAAACGTGCCACAACAGCACTACATAATGCTAAGAATAAATCATCAGCAAATGTATTCACTTTACCATCTTCGTTATCAAGTTTCTTTGCCAACCCTAGTTTAACCTTATCACCTAAACCAAAGTTTGAACTTGAGATAGTACCGTATAGTTGTGTAATATTAAACGCTAAGGCTTCATCAACACCAAACATACCTAAGTCATTTGCAATGATAGTATGCAATACTGGAGTTAATTTATTTTCTGCTGCTAGGTTGTCTAATTCAAAGCCCACAGCTAAGATATTAAGCACTTCACGTTTCTTTAACACGTTCTTTAATTCACTACCAAATTGTTCTACTGTAACATCTGGATAGTATTCGTGTTGTAACTCGTAGGCTACTTTACCTACTTCGATTTCATTAATGCCACGCTTGTCTAGCTCTTGCATAACGAAATCATATAATTCTTTATCTGGGTACTTTACACCTTTAGTTGCTACCAAATAATCACCTCCGTTTATTCTCTAGGCTTTTAATTTACATTTATTATAGTATCACACAAAAACAAAAAGTCAATACATATTCACAAAAAAATGAACATGTTTTGACTTTCTTCTAATCATTTAATTAATAGGTTTATTCCACGTCATCTATTGTCCAATCATCTACTGTATAGCCAGAATGCTCTAAAGCCTCTATACAAGCATACGGATTGGTATTTTTAATCGTTACTGATTGTTCAATACAATACTCGTCTAATCTATCCATTGGGACAATATCCCCATTTACAGAATAGTAGAGAATATCTTCACTTAGGTCTTCACCAAAATAGTCTAGCCCAAAAAAATCACTTGGCATATCTGTAAATAAATGTTCTATCTCTTCGTCTTGAATTGAACGTAGGTAGCTTGTATCATTAAAATCTACAAAGTTATCTATCAAATCATCTTCCTTATTCTGTAATGTTATGGTATACTAAGAACATTAGAGGGTATAAATTACCGCCCTTTAATTCTTAATTTTTATTTTTTGTTAAAAATTCTTTTAAAGAGCAGAAGGTTTACCCGACCTTCTGTTTTTTGTTTACCATAATTTCTTGTTTCTTGTATTATAAAACTAAGTTTTTATTAAGCTCGTTTTGTTGCTCATTATATAATTTGATGAAATCTTCAAGGTTGTTCATATACTTATAAACCTTGTCATCAGAAACCATATTATCTGGTATAGCTGTAGAGTCTGATACAAACTCACTATACTTGATTTGTGGTTCTTTTTTTAATCTAATCTTTGTTTCATACAAATCAGCCACATCATTGCTAACATAATGATAAACGTATGTATTATTAGCTTGTGGTGAGTATGCTAAAATGTGTGTGTATTTGATATTAATCATTCCTTTCTGCTGTTACCATTCAAAACAATAGTAGGCTATGTCCCAGCCATTTTCTTCCTTAATCGTATAAGCGTGTATCTTGTTACGTTTGCAAATCTTCTTTAATTCATCAAAGACAAAATTTGGAGTCAATATGTCGTTATCAAATAGGATACCCGCATACTCTTCAAATGAATAACTTATGTAAGAAAATCCTTCGTTACTTTGTTTAATAAAGTCTTTACTTACAACATCAAACACAACTTGTGCTGATATTTTAGCTTTTCTTCTCCATTCATTTTGTATGTCATCCATCTTTTTTTGTTTTTCGACTAACTTTTCATCTACTATTTCATTTAATCTATCGCCCAATTTCTTGTTGCGTTTGCCAAAGAACCACATCGCTATCATTCCTTTCCACTATGAATAAAAGTCCCACATACTATTCCAATTAAAGATTAAACAACTTTCAGCCTCTCCGTCACTACGAAAACCAGTTGAGAGTGTAAGTTTAATCCAATTCTCTTTACATATTTCTTTTAATTCTTTATACAAATAATCTTTATCGCTACCCCAGTTATTTTCAGACATTATCACTTCTAACTTAGATACTGGTAGTATATAACAACCTATGCCTTCGTTGGCTTTCTTTACAAATTCATCTTGTAAATACTCAAACACTTCTGGTGCTTCGTGTCGAGCTTCTCTTGTCTTTTCTTTTCGTTCCTCTTTTTCTTGTTCTTCTTTTTGTTTTTGTTTTTCTAACATAATGTCGTGCAACTTTGCACCCAATCGTGTTTTTCTTGGTGCATTGTTGGACTCATTAGTTTGTGTTTGCTCTTTCTTAAACCACATTACTTATCACCCCACCAATTTACCCCAAGAGAAGACATAATCTGTATCACCATCATAATGGTCTAACACCATTAAATTCATATTGTTACGTTCGCATATTCCTCTAAAGAACATCTTGATATATTCTGGATTGTTAACACCTATATCATTTTCTTCTATAATTTTATTTAATTTATCAGTGTTGATACTGTAAAAGAAATTACCATTCTTTGCATACTTTACGATTTCTTTCTTTAATATATCGAACAATCTCTCGGCTTCTTCACGAGCTTTGTCCATCATTTTGTCAAAATCATCATTCTTTTCTTTTTGGCTTTCTCTGGATATTTCTCTTAATTCATCACCAAATGCTTTTGAGTTATTTTTAGCTCCACACACACCCCAACTAAATGTGTATATGCCTGGTCTATCGTTTTCAATATCAAAACCATTGTCATTACATTTCTTCTTTAATCGACCCCAAAATGAAGTGGGTGACGAACCACCTATTAATAGGCGAAAGCCAAATATTTCTTCAAACTCACTTCCAGTAATACTTTTGGAATCTCTTCCTTGAGAAGCCTCCTCCATTAGCATGTCTTTGATTTTTGAATACATATCATCAATATATTTATTTTCAGCACTTTCGACTTTACTTCTATTTTGTTCGGTCTTTTCTCTTAACTTATCGCCGAATGTTAACTTGTCCTTCTTGTAATTTTCCAATTTACGTTCCACTTCCTTTTCACGCACTACCCAGTCTTTCACAAAATCATACTTGCCCTTATCATACTCATTCCCATTAACATCTACGTACGTCTTGGATTCTTCTTCGCACCCATAAAAGTACCGATACCATACACCTCTATACCATGATATTAAACCCATGTTATTTACTCCCAAGTAAAGCATAAACCCCACCATCACGATAACGGTTTAATGTTCTTATATTTGTTATATTGCGTTTGTATATTTCTTTAAAGAACATCTTGAGATATACTGGAATGTCATTTTCTTTTTGGTTTTCTCTCAATTCATCGCCTATTTTTACCATTTAAACTTCACCCACGTGTTATATCCATCTTCTTTGCGTTCCCCGCTTTCGTCTACGTAGTATTTTGTACGTTCATAGAAAGATACTTCTATTCCCATAGTTCTACCTAGTTCACTTAGTGCTTCTACTAAGTCGTCTATATCAACACCACCGAACCCTTTATCTCTTAGCATATTTTTTATATCTTCTTCTGAAATGGTATAACGAAAACAACCGTTGTTCGCTTCCTCCCGTAGTTGTTCTTTTATATTATTAAATACTATTTCTGCGTAATGTTTATATTGGTCTTCTCTTATTTCTCTCAGTTTCTTTAGTTTTTCCATATACTCTTCATGTATAGGTGTTGCTATTTCTCTTAGTTCCTTGCCCAACGTCTTCGGTTGTGGCTTAGGAGCGGAAGCTGTTCCTTTACCTCTTTCTGGTAGAACACCTTTATTGCCACCATAGCAATCACCACCACAAACACGCTTTTGCTTTTTATTAAACCACATCATTTATCACCCAACTTAAATTCTACATTTTCAACGTGTTTGTAAGCGTCAAAGTACAATTCATCTTTATCGCCATTGTAGGTTACTTCGTAATACATACCATCTGTAATTGTGGTAGATAGTAGTGCCTTATTGTTTTGTAATGTTCTATTTAACCACACTACATACACATCATCTGTTGTGATATGTACTGGCTTGTTAAAGCAGTTTAAGTTCATGTGTGTGTTAGCGTAATCAACTACTTTTTCTTTACATAATTCTACAAATTCTTTATTATCCATATTAATCCCTCCAACCTATTTCTAAATATCTTTCGTTATCCACATAATACACATCAGATAGATATAAACTCTCATGATTTTCGATAGTTTCTTTTAGTTTATGCTGTACTGACTCGTTAAGTGTGGAGCGATTTAATGGGGTAAAATGTATACTGTGTACCATTCCATAATCTCGTATCGGGCTTGTCACATTCTCAACAAAATCACTAATGTACTTGTCAGATACGGTTACATATGCTTCGTCATCATTACAATCTACACCCAAACTGATAAGAGTGCGTATACTATCTTCTATCACGCTCATGATATTATCTACACACCCTTTTACTTTCTTGTCGTATTTACGTTCCATACTACTTTTCACCCAATATATCTTTCATATCTTCTTCAATTTGCTTAGAAACTTCTTCCATCTTATCGCTTAGACTTTCAATAGACTTGCTTGCTGTATCAACACGTAATGCAGCTAATTTAATTACTCTCCATGCCCAAATCACATTGTCAATAAGATACATAACCAACTTGATTGCCAATAACATTACAATATAAGTCACAAACAAACCTAATGTATGCCATGAAATTACATTATCTAAGATGAACCATGAATAGTTGTTTAAAATCAAATATGAGTTAATCACTAAGAAGATAACTACACTCAACCAGCTAAAAACTCTTGGGTGCTTTTCTTCAAATGTATATAATTCACGTTTACCTTCATCTACAAAATCAAACATTATTTGTCCTCCATTACTTCTGATAGTCTTTCTAAAACCTCTTCAAAAAAACCTCTAATATAACCTTTGTATAATTCTTCATATCCATCGTTTGCCAATTTTGGATAATCTTCTTTCTCTAAAGCTTTGTATGCCATATAAGAATAATCATGAAGATTGCTGTATGGTTCAGAGTCGCACATAGTACTATCCCAGTCATCAATAGCATCATCCAAGTTCCATATAAGAGAGTCAAAGCCTTTAAATGCGTCTTCCCATACTTCGTGTGGCAACTCTTTGTCTAGTCGCTTAACTTCTCTAATTAATTCCTTGATTGTCATTGACGTAGTGTCCATTATTTGCCCTCCTTTTAACAGTTGTAATTGTGTCATTGTGCCAGTCGCTGGTTTATTAGCGTTTGCGAAGGGTTGAACTACCTGTGATTAAAATCACAGGAATCACATCACGTGATTACATTACGTATACTATACCCGTAGTACACGCTCCGAATCTAGTTATAATGACTGGGAATACCGCCACTATGCTAAATATATAATATTCACTAATTATCGCACCCGTTTTGACTTGCTATTGTGCCAACATACAACCATTTATCGCCTTGATAAGTTATATTTTTCTTTTCATTTATTTCAACTTTTGCAACCTTTACACCGAAACTCATCTAGCCACCTCAGTCAAATATATCAAACACCTTATTTGCGATTGCACCAATTAAGGCGGTAATAGCGATGAAAATAATGCTCGTTAATAGCACAAACAATATGCTGGCAATCCCAAACTGTATTGCAGCATATACAAAGAGATAAATTAGGGTTAATAAACAAACAACTATTAGTCCTATCAATATGTTTGAGAAAAAGTCTTCCAAACTACTCACCCTTTCATTAAATCAAATAACACAACTATGACCGTTATAATCAAACCAATAACAACACCTACAATGCTACTTGCTAACATTACTAACAATAATTTAATAATCCCATACTGTATTACAAAACAGACCATTGCACCGAATATAAAAGCAACAGCCATCAACAGTATATACAATGGAATATAATCCAAACCAATCAACCTTCCCAATCCCATCATACTGGTAACAACACTTGTTTCTTATCAATTTCTTCAAATACCACTTGTTTGGGTAAAATATCATGTGTGATATATACACTAGAAAACGGTGGGTTTAAAGCAGTCTTCCCACTCGTAAAGTCTTTCATAAATGAAACTCTACGGTTAAGATACATAATTTCCCAGTCGTTATCTCTAAACATTTCAAAGCGTCTTTGGCTTTCAAATAGTCCCACTACACCTATTAGCATTGCAAATGGTTTACCTAATTCAAATAATCGTTCTAATACTTCTGTTTTTAGCGAATATGGTGGGTTACTTACGATGTAATCATAGCTATCTCTATTAGGCTCATATTCAAAGAAGTCATACCCATCTTCGATATGAGTTGCTATCACATCGTACCCCCCCCCATCTGTAATGATTTAACAAATTGGCTATCTTGTGTATCAAAAGGACACCAAATTGTTGCACCTTTTTTCAAATATTTTAATATTGGTTTAACGGCATAATATGGAGTATAAAACTCATCATTCTTGCTGCCAGCTACTTTATCCATTTTCAGCTTACGCACTCTCTCCTTATTGTTTAATATATCCAGTCAATCGTAGGATTGCCTTTATATCCCTTTTCCCATACAAACCAAGCATGGCACATAGCTGTTGACTTGTATTTATCAAACTCACCATTCTTAGCTGTGCTGATACGTTTTGAATAAACAAATACATGTTTTAATTCATTGTGTTTGTATAATTCTTCGTATCTCTTAGCACCTTCTAAGAATTGGATTTTAAGGAAATAGCAAACTTTATTCCCTACTGTTACTGTATCTAATGCCTTAGTAACAAATTCTGTGGCTAACTTATATGGAGGGTTAGTAACAATATCACAATTAACTGGTTGTGTTTCTTCTTTTAAGAAATCAAATACTTTATCGAACTTCTTTGCCCCTCTATCTTTAATATCGGTAGCGGTTACGTTATAGCCAAGCCCAATTAACTTGTCTGACAACGCACCTCCTCCACAAGCACATTCCCAAACATTTTTATTTAACGAAATCTTGGATAGTAAATCATCTATTGCTCTAGGCGGTGTTGCATAGTAATCGTCTTCTTGGCGATTAGGGTTATGATTACCTCCAATGCCTCTTACATAAGCGATACCCATTATTTCGCCACCGCCTTTTCAATTCTATCTTTGGCAATGTTATAGTACTCACTACTCAATTCTATTCCTATAAAATTACGGTTAGTGTTTGCACAAGCAACACCTGTGCTACCAGAACCCATACAGTTATCTAAAACTGTATCGCCTTCGTTAGTATAGGTTTTAATAAGGTATTCTAATAATGCAACTGGTTTTTGTGTTGGGTGGAGTTTCTTACCATCATGTTTAAATTCGATAATATCCACTGGGTAGCGTCTACCATCTTTACTTTCGCTAGGAGTATAAGGTCTTTGCTTATTGTAATTACTAGATTTACTACGTCCTTGCTTTACTTTATATGGAGTGCTATACCACCATTGTGGGTTGTAAGTAGGTAATTTCTTGTAAAACACTAAGATATTCTCATGCTTTTTAAGTGGCATTTTCTTAGCATTCAAATGACCTGTTGCCAAACCCTTTGTCCAAATCCATTCATATCTGAACATCTTTGGATTACTTTCAATCAACTTTGAACTGAATGGTTGTTGCGAGAATAATACGATTGCACCATTATCCTTGATGATACGGTTGTAATGTTCCCACAACTTGTCCAAATCAATTATCTTATCCCATTTATTTCTTGTAGTGCCATAAGGTAGGTCGCACAAGATAAGGTCAATCGACATATCTTGTACCCCCCCCCAGAAGCTCTAGGCAGTCACCTTTCTTCAAATCAATGCTTACTATCTTCCCTAAATCCCACCTTATTATTTATTTGTACTATTTTTGGTTACACTGCTATTGTCAAAGAACTTAGCTTTAATCAAGAACATGTAATAATATATCCTACTTGTTAATCTGCCCCAAAATGTTCTATTCTTACGTCTGAAATACAAACATTGGAATACAATCTCATCTAGGTCATGGTTCTTTAACAATACGTTCATACCATTAATAGCTTGCTGATTTGTTTTAATGTTTAAATCTTCTTGTTTAGCCAGTGTAGTTAGGCTATAAGCAACTTCGCCTTCTGGCTGTTCTTTTAACCAATCCATTAGTTTATAGATTGACTTATTATCTTCTGGTGTAATATCTTCATAGTCACCATGAAAGAATGCACGCAATTAATCACCCCACATACACAATCATCACACCGTCTTCTGTGGTACTTATTTTAAATAGCCTTTCGTACTCTTCGATATACTTATAGACATAGTTTTTTTAACCTGTGACTCGTTTGAATGATAATTCAAAATTTTCGTTTTAACACCTTTGCCAGTAAAGAAGTCTTCATAACCAAAAAGAGTGTATGGAATAATAGCTTTGGCTCTACCGTTTTTATCTATGTTGCGCAGTATTTCACGTTCTATTTCATAAAAAATGTGTAAGTATTCCACACTGTACTCTTCTTCAGATAATCTAAACATTTTACTTGCAGTAGTCCCAAAGCCATCAGCATTTCGCCACGAGATATTAATTTCGTAATCATTGTTTACAAGTCTAAAAATCTCTGGTGTTATAACATCAAAGTCGTTATCATCATTGACTAAGATTTTGATAAATCTTTCATAACATTCCAGTCCTTCACTAAGATTACTACCAATAGATTTATCAACAAACAGATTTTGTAACTTACAATAAGTAACATTAATTTCTTTTAACCCAATTTTTGCTGCTGCTTCAATTTGTTTAAGTGCCACATCTAGCAAATTATCAATAATTATTTCTTTTCTTTTTCTATCTAGTCTATTATCAAGAGTTTTCGTATCAAAAGCACTCACGATAATCCCTCCTTATTCGTACCTGAACGTAATCTCACTTCTATCCTCATTTAAATAAGCATATATATTGTGAAGTCTGAGATACTTGAGTGCCTCTGATGTCGTTAATATCATATATTCTGTTGCATCTCTTTTTACGACAATGTCATATACATTCTTGCCATGTTCAAGGTTCTTAGCCTTTTTAATCATCTCATCTATGACCCCTGTTACTTTCTTGGCATTATCTCGATTATCTTCTGCAATTTTAATAGCCTTATGTGCTGGCATTAAACCGAACCAAAACTTTAACTTTTTATTTTCTTCTTCATATGCAGATGGTAAATCTATCCAAGCTGCGTCAAAGCGTACTGTCATTTTTACAGTAGGTGCTATTTCACCAGCACTAACTCTAACGTCATATCCTAGACGTAACAACATACTGTAGATGTCATCATAATAAGTCTTTGGAATAATAAAGCTAGTTTCGTAAGCCCCCATATAAGCAGTATCAGCAATCTGGCTACTAATATTATTAATTACCGATAATTCAATGTCTGCTAAACTCATATTTCCACCTCTTTAACTTCAAAAACAACTGTATTCCCATCATCAATGGTATGAACATGAATATCATAGTAGGCTTCAAGCCACCATAGTTCTGTCCCACCCATAATGGAACTCACATCGTTCAATCTTTCTTTTAATGCTTCGCCCTTTTTGTGAGCCTCATAGGTTTTGCTAACAATATCTTTAAGAGTGTCTGAAATATCTAAATTCTTACACCAGCGTTCCCATGCTTCGCCAGCTGTGAGCATTTCAATAGCACAATCTAGCTCACAATCACCATGTGACTTAGTAGGCTTACAAAAATCAATACTCAAGGATTTTGTATGACGTGGGTAGGTATTGTGAAATACCTTGACTTCATATCCTAGATACTCTAAGATTTCAACGACTTGGTCTACATATTCGTTAGACACAGTTTCGTCTGCATAATGCAAACCAATTCCAGAGTTCTCGTAAATTGCGTCATCAATCTCAGTTAGCAATGTTAAAGGTATATTATCTGTATTAACCTTGCCCATCTTCCACTTCACCATCTTTCAACTCAAAAATAACTGTATCGCCACCATCAACAGCATGTGCATAAATATTGTGATAATGTTCCAAATACCATAATTCAGTTTCATGCAAGATATTTGCTACATCATCTACATGTTCTTTTAGTGTATTTCCTTTTTCCTTCATCCTTTTAGTTCTCATAATAATACGCAGCAGATGTATCATCTTTTTCTTGTGTTCTTTAGCATAATCATTTGCATGTTCAGCTTCAATTATCCAAATAGCACAATCCAAGCTGGAATTACCAAATGGATTTTCACGTAAACTTGGTGGCTCGTTAAAATCAACACGTAACTTCGTCATGTCTGTATTAGTGTTACTACCAAGATTTTTAACCTCGTAACCCAAAATTTTTAAAGCCTCCACAACCTTAACCAAATATTGATTTGGGACATGTACGTCAGCTGCACATATGCCGATTTTAGCCATGTTATTGATTGAACTACTTACCTCTGCCAATACCCTTAACGGAATGTTGTCCATGTTAACCTTGCTCATAATAACCATTCTCCCTCAACACTTTTTCTATTTTGTTTAAATGTTTACTTACGATAGCCAATGCGTCACTAAATACTTCCATATAACTAATAGGGACAAGTCCATCTAATTCATAAAAGACACTACCGTAGGTTTTATCGAGATAAACAGTTTCACCTTTATATTCGATATATATTCTGGTAAGTTTTTCGGCACGAAACTCGTCACCGTCATCATAATTAAGTTCTGTATTAAACTCATTAAAATCAAAGTCCATAACGAAGATTTCTACTTCGCTACCGTACTTTTTCTCTACTTCATCAATCATGTCAGTAAGTATATGCTCGATTTTCCAAGCCCAATCATACATGGATTACCCCTCCTTTTTCTTAGTCATTTCTTCCAAAGCGTCTTGCCACTTGTATTCCACATCTTCCTTGATAATAGGGTTAGTTTTCTTCGTCAGACCAACAACCTTAACCCTAAAATCATGAACACGAGGAACTACAATTTCAACAGGAATACCATATTGCTTAGCAAACATCTTAAACCTTAATTGTGCTGCTGGGTCAATATTGTATGTTGAGTTAAATCCTGTCTTGACATCATAAACATGTAGTAAGTTACCATCTTCATCTCTTATCACAACATCTGGTGTGTAATTAGCACTTCTTAAACGCAGACCATTGTGTAATTCCACCATAGGTTGGATTGTAAAAGACTCGTGTACGGTAGCATTTAAATCTCTACCATAGATAAATCGTTCATAAAACTTAGCTTCTTTTTCAGAGTCAAATTTCAGACCATCAAATTCGACTTTCTTGCCAAAGTAAGCTGTTCTACCTCTATTAATTCTAGTTTTGCACCTCGCTTATTCGATTTTGTTAAGAGCTTGTTTGTTCTCTTAACTCTTAACTTAACTATTATATTATATCATATATTAATACTAAATCAAGAATTAAACACAAAAACCTCACAGCATTTTGCTACGAGGTCAAAAAGGACGTTTAGTTTAATATATTAATTGTGGTTTATGCTTCGTATGAAATGTCTTCTGGAGTTTTGTCTAATCGAATTGATTTAATAGTTGGGAATCTAAGTGAAATGTTATTATCGTTTTGATTGTTTGTTTCTTCAAAGTATTGGACATCTACAACTTTACCGATAATCTTGTTAGGGTTAGCCCAATATGTGTTACGTTCTTCTAGTGTAAAGCCAGAACCTACCTTAACATCATTACCTTTATAGTCGATAATTACACCGCCTAGTGTGCCAGATAGTTCCCCTGTGCCTTCAAATACATCTTTGACTAAGACATCAGCATTGAAAAACTCTTTAACTTTTAAAATATCACTTGTGCGTTTAGTTTGATATAAACCGTCTGAAAGATTAATCATTAAGCCTTCCCAGCCTAATGGTTCTACGTATTCTTCTTGTAAGGATAGGATAACATTTGGGTGATATGTGTCTTCATAGATATTTTCAACAATACGTAAATGATTTTTTAATGGAAGTGGATTTGGTTTGATTTCTGGAACTCTATAGGATTTTAATGGATGGATAGCATAGTAAGCATTAGCTAAATCTTCTTTACGTTTCCAGAATGGGTCTTTAGATATGCCAGTGGTAAATTCTTCGTAAGGTAAACAGTCAAATACATTAAATAAAACTGAACTTTTATCAGCACTATCACTTCTCAAAATACTTGTCGTCAATCTAAACAAGTCCTTAGTTTCTAACCTATCAGCGTTGTATGCAAGCAATTCCCCATCTAGCACATAATCTTTTCCACCGAAACCATGTTTCACTAATTCTTCTGCCTCATGTTGTTGGATATCTAAACCATTAACCACCAAGCCTTTTCTCGTATAGAATGTAGCCTTACCGTTCTTTACAATACAGATAGACCTATGTCCATCTAACTTCTGTGTAACGATAATTTCGCTACCTTCTAGCTTATTTAGATACTTGTGATAGGGATAGGCTAACTGGCAGCCAAACTCTTCAATAAACCCCTTGCCTAGTACCTTATTAATTGTTTTAGCTGTAATACCAACCTTTAGCTTTTTAGTAAAGACATCTTTTAGGAATTGCTTTGTTTCTTCATCTTCAAATTGATTGATATAGGTTTGCAGCATATACACTGTATCTAACTTGCCAGTGTTATGCTCCCTAACCCAATCTAACAGATTTTCATAATTGTATTTGAAACCTGTATTCAGCACCATAAATTCATTGTCCTTGATGTTAGCATTAATCTTTTTGGTTGAAATACCAGTGGTAATAAAGTCGTCATAGACAAACTTCAATGTCTTGGCAAACAACTCATTGTCCTTGTATTTCTTAATAATATCCTCCTTAGATTTCTTGGAAGATACTGCCTTGATTTCTTTAAAAATGTCTTTTAATTCAATGATACTATTCATTCACTGTTACCCCGCTGCCTTCAAGATTTTCTAGTTTGTCTTTGACTTGATTAAATCTATCATCATCTTTGCCTTGTTTTTCTAAGATTTCAGCAAACAAACCAGATGTATTATTCTTAGTCTTTACCAAATATTCTTTTAGTGTTAAGACTTCGCATTCATCATTACTGATAATCTCGTCAATTTGGTACAACATACCATCATAGATATACTCGAACTCTACTAAGCATAATCTATCTTCGCCTAGCATGTTGCCTACATTATTGCAATGCAATACCAAGTTGTTTGTATTCATAATCTCACGTAGTAATTCTTGCCAGTTTCTCAATGCTGTTTCACAACTACTAATCTTTTCATCATTGTTTGGGTCGGCCGCTAGTATTGTAGTTAATACATCAACATCACGACAAGTTTTTGATAATTCGACATCCTTAATTGACATTACGCGTTTGACTTTCACTTTACATACCACTGTCCTTTTTATTGAAATTTATTAAGTTAAATGCTTCTAACCAGAACTCTTTCTCATCTTCGCTCTTAGTCCATTTTCCATTAACATTAACTATCTTAGATTTTGCAACAACCTTCTTAATATTGATGAAGTCACCCACCTCTATTTTTTGAGATATATAATTTCGTTTTGACACCAATATTTGACTTACTTTTCCAGTTTTTAAGCTATAAATATTTAGTTTGTATCTATTACTCATCTTAGCTAAATCGGTCACAAAAACGTAGGTATTAGGTAATTTGTCATTGGAATAGCTAATTTTCCCCTTAAGTTCTAACTGTTGTTTGAGTTGATAATCTAGCGGAAAATCAACGTTATCAGACGTTCTTTCAAACTCAAGACATTCAAGATATGCTTTCTGTTTGTTGATGAGCGTCTTATTCTTCGGTTTATATATTTTAATGAACTTCTCATAAGTTTCAGCTAATAGTTTAGACCCACCAAATTCATCAAAATAATTCAGCGATATTAAGTTTATCATAATAGACTTATTAACTTCAATATATTTTTCCTTTTTTATGAAGATGTTTTTGTTGCACTTTGCAAGTTTGTCTATTTCCTTGACTTTTTCAGATGATAATTTATACAATTCTGTTAAATTTGTTGCATAATTACTCTCTTGAATTGACTTAATAGGCTCGTAAATATCCAATAACAAGTCTGTAAATGTGTCATATTGGTTATCACGTAAACTGTATAATTGTTCACCAGCTTTCTCATTTACACGTTTGATTGGTTCGATACCTTCATAAATTGAGTTGGTTTCCTTGTCCATGTAATACAATGCACGTGATTTTCTAAATCTAGCTGGCTTGATATTAATACCTCTGCTTTCGAGATATGAAGTAACCTTAGCAATCTTTTCTGGTTTATCTTTCCAGATTTCACATGCTGCTGTGCCCCATTCCAGTGGATAGTAATATCTTAGCCAAGTTGAGATATAACCAATATATGAATATGCCATTGAATGATTAATAGAGAAACCGTAGTTGGCAGCGTCCATGAATACTTGCATAAAGTCTTTTGCAATCTTTTCAGCGTGTTCTTCACTATCACCATATTTTTCCGTCATGGTCTTAACAAACGCTTTATGAATTTTAGGCACTTCTTCATCGAGAATTGACTTAATCTTCTTGCTGAAACCCCGTCTAACGATGTCAGCCGCACCAGCTGTATATCCACAAAATTGCACTAGAAATTGGATTAATTGTTCTTGATACACAAGATTGCCAAGCGTAGAAGTCAAAAACTCATTTAAGGCTGGGTGTCCATTATCTTTAACAATGCCATGAGTAACATTGTATAAATAACTTGCACCAGAAGGTCTTTGAGCTGCATTAGCCAAACTCAATAAATCCATGTACCGAACTTTTGTTCTTTTATTATTATCGAACCCATTTTCGATTTTGTCAATAGTATCTGATGCGAACAAATCTTTAAGAATTTGACCCGCTCTATCAGCTTCAAATTGGAAGATGCCAATATTGTTATCACGCATAGAGTTCCAAACCTTTTTATCTTCAAAATCAACAATATCTGTGCTATCTGGAGTTAGGTATGGTAAGCCAGCTAACCTACATGCTTTAGAGATTAAACCAACATTATCTAGCCCCAGCATATCGAATTTAACCCAGTTATAGTGGTCTATTTCTTTCATGGTAACTTGTGTTACAGGATAGTCCCATTTGGAGATAGTTTGAATGCCAACATGGTCGTCAATGGTATTAGTATCAATTAAAACACCAGCTGCATGTCTACCAAAGGAGTCAATTACACCTACAATTTGTTTTGCATTATCGAATAGTTCTTTGTGTTCTTCATATAAGCTATTGTTGTAATTACCCTTGTCGTCAATCTGATTTCTAATACTTTGAATATATTGTGGCTTGCCAGCATATCTATCCATACCATCAGCAATAGCTTTGATAGCACCTTTTAGACCATAGGTATTGGTTGTTAAGATGGAGGCAGCGTGCCATTTATCATTAGTCAACATCCATTGTTGTATCCATTGTTGGTCTTTACTCTCGAGGTCTAGGTCAATCTTAGATACCGCATGTTGCCATGTACTTTAACACATTTTATTTCAAATGTCGGAATAGACTATCTCTTCAACTCATTGTGTTGAGTTGCCCCTCGCTTCGTAATAACTGATAAGATTATTACTACTCTACTCACTTCTCCATAATGCCCTTCTAACATTACTTATATTTTCGATAGTCGTTACACCTTCTCAATATTTCTATTGAGCTTGGCACGGTTTTTGCCACGTGGGCTCTCAACCGTTAGCACATATTTCTATGCACACCGCTTTTATATCTGCGTTCAAGGGGTTTGCAATATAGGGTTGCCCCTATATGGAACTACATTATTTCGCATAATTTTAAATATCTGTCATGTTTTCTAGTCAAATAACAATGCGAGTTATTATACAAATGGTCTAATATCTTCTTTGCTTGGATATTTCCACCCCATCTGCAAGAAGACACAATGTCATAATCGTGACGTTTCTCGTGTTTAACACGAGTTCTAATCAAGTTGTTTTCCATAAAATAATCTGCAATATAATTAAGAACACTATCAGTTCCTACCATTGAAACATTAAAAGATAAGCCATATTTAGTGTTGTTTATGATAATAGAACCATCACCATCTATATAACCACGTATGAAATGTCTTATAAGGTGATACGGGATATTCTTAGGTGGTTCTAATGTATTACTTTTATGATATTTAACACCTTGTTTTACTAAATCGTCCACAATCTTGTGGTCGTTAACTATAATTCTGCTGTATTTTATTCCTACTTTATATCCACTTTTAACTTCATAAGTTGCAATCGGGTATGTAGTGTCCAAACACTTCTTTAACAGTTCCAAAACTTCCACATCACGTTCTCCAACTGAGACACCCAATTTTTTCTCGGCATAATCGGAATATTTTGCTGGCTTTCTTGTGGACACATATCCGTCAGCATAAATAAAACCCAGTAAATATGCTTTTTCTTCTGTGTCTATATTCTCAAAGAAATCTCTATTTTTAACATGATGTTTCTTTGAGTTTTCACGATTACTTCTTGTTTTTACACCTTGCTTTTTCAAGTATTTATACACTGTGTAACTGCTTGAAATACCTAGTTTATCCGCTACTTTTTGTCCAGATAGACCACTTTCGTACAGTACAACCATTTGTTCTTGCATTTTCTTTGTTATTTCCAGACAATTATCTCCCTTATTGGTTATTTGTGAGAGATTATGCAAAATCTATCAATCCGCTAGACTTACACGTTCTGGGTTCATAAAGCGTTCAAAATTTAAACCTAATCTAACACTATCCATGTCAGTTTGATGGCATAGATATGCGATTAAAGACCCAGATACACTTCCGCGACCTGCACCTGTATCAATACCATTTTTATGGGCTGTATTAACAATATCTTCGTGGCATAACATATAATCAATCGCACCGTTATGTTTGTATACTTCATATTCATGCTTAACTCTATTTAAGTATACTTTGCGTTCTTCTTTGGGTTTGTCTAAGATACCTCTATCTTTCAAACCTTGCTTAATTCTCTTTTGGAACTCTTTTTCTGGGTCTTTATATAATTTAGGGTACTTATGACTTTTATCTAACTCAAATTCTTCTATGCTATCAGCAATATCTAGGGTTGATTGTAGACCTTGTGCGATAATTTCATCGCTCATAATATCAACATTGAAATCATCACGTTGTTTTTGAAATGAACTAACCATTTCATCATAAGTTTTAACCCATAACTCAAACTCATCATCGCTATCATAACCATTACGCTTACCCTTTTTAACAATCATTCTAAGTTCATTGTGTTCAGGGTTTAAAGCGTGAACGTCATTACTAGCGATAACATGACAACCAACTAAATTAGCATACTTAATAGCTAGGGTATTTAATTCAACTTGTTCTTTATTGTCATGTGGTTGAATTTCAAAATAGAACATATCCTTGTGCAACTTAGCCATATCAAGCCATTGTTGCACCACATTCTTTTTAGTATTTCTTATTTCTTCTGTATCATCTTTTTGGGGTTTGTTTTGATAGATAAAGCCCGCTAAACAGGCTGTGGTAATGTAGATATTACCGTTTTTGAAAGTTTGTTTTAATTCATCAAATAGAATACGTGGTTTACGATAGAAGTGTCCGTCCGTTCTATTAAAAGACTTTGATGATAGTTTATTAATTTCCTTAACACCGTCATAATTTCGTGCTAAGAGAATTGTATGATAGGCTTCTTTGCCTTCTAAACTCATTGTTACATAGGCTTCCATTCCATGAATATATTTTAAGCCAGCTTGTTCTGCCAGTTCCTTTCGATATATCCACCGAACTACATTCCCATGTTCAGTTGATGTAACTGCATGTAGCCCATGCTCTTTAGCATAAGCAACATAATCTTTGAATTGAGTTACAACTTCAAAATAATTGCTATTGCTAATGTCTGTATGTTGATGTAAACTTATCCATTGCTTATCTGCCATATTCCTCTAACCACTTCTTTTCTCTATTTTCTGTATCAAAATGTTCTGCCAAGACCAACAAATTGCTACTGTCAAAGTCTTCGTAAACATGAAGGTCATATGTTTTATCGGTGTAATATAACGCTTTACCGTCTGGATGATAGTCAAATTCCATATCAAACATTGTGAATTTGATATGGCTAGTTGCATAACTGTCTAAATCTATATAACAATCATCAGCTCTAACAGTTTTGCCACGATAAGTAACCAATACAACAGAGTCTGCATAGATAGGGTTACCTTCTCTATCTTTAATACCTAAGTCACCACAGACACTAAAATATTCCATAATGGCACTTTCCAACCAATCTGTATCAAACTTAGTGTCGTTGCGATATACTTTTGTATCTAACCATTCTGCAAAATGAACTAAGTTATTAATTGGTGGCACTGTTGCATTATCCCAGCTGTCCCACCAACCATTTACCGTAATTTCTTTACCGTTAGCTAGTTTGAATATGAAAGTAGGGTATTTAAACGTTTCGTAAGTTCCAAAGCAAAATTCGCAAGTCCCAACATCAACTTCTTCATATTCAGTTTGTACATCAACTAAATGTATTTTCATTAAAATTCCCTCCATTAAAAATACTATCCAAACAGCATATTCATGATTTCATCTGTTTCATCATCTTGTTGTTTATCCATTTCGCCACCAAATAACCATGCTGTATCTTCGTCTAGGTTTTCTTCTGGTGGTAAATCGTCTACTAAATTCTCACGTTTCTTAAAGTAATCAGATGTATGATATGCACACAATTTCTTGTCATAATAGTTATCTGGGTCATATGGGTATGTGTATGATAGGTAACCTTCTAAGTCTTCAATATCTTCTAAAGCTACAATCTCATCGCACTTATTACCAATATGTTTATTCAATTCTTTTATATCATCTTCGTTAATATCAATTTCAATGAAGTAGTTTTCAATATAGAATTGTTCACGAATATCTTCTGGTAAGTTATCCATATCATTGTTTGCACAAGCTGTATCAATCATTTCTTCGATTGTAATGGGGTCTAAGTCAGTTTTCTTTAACTTAGTTTCTAACTTCTTACGCATTTTTTCTACCCATTGATAACGTTCTTGTACACTTGTTTTCCATTTGCCATTTTCTTGTTTGAAATGAACTGTACAATATTTAGCCATATCAAAACGTGCTTTAATCTTATCGTAGGGAGTGCCATGCACTTGATGTTCTGCCATAGCATACAATCTTAACTGCATTGATTTTTCTGGTAACTTAGCTTTTGAGAAACTAGACTTAGATGAAGTCTTATAATCAACTAATACCAAATTCCCATCTTCGTCAGTATATTCTGTATCAACATAACCAACGAATACATATTTATTCCCTTTATCACTTTCAACAATAGCTCTAACAGGCTTTTCATTAACTGCTTTGTCTGTCATAACCTTTGTATGTTTGAAATAGTGATTAAGGTTTTTGATATAACCATCTTTAATCTTTACGGTATCAAACATGTAACGTGCTGGGTCGCTTTCCCATTTAGCCACAAACTTACTCCATTGCTTATACAAGTCATCATATCCAATTTCATGGTTGTAGAAGTCTTCCATTTCTTGATGGAATTGAGAACCCATGAATGAATAGATATTGCCTTTAGCCAAATCCATATGCCATAAGTAAGTAGCTACGTAATCTACTGGGCATGCTTCAAACTTGGAAATTCTACTATAACTCCAAATTCTATCCACATCATACTTTTTCTTTAACGCATTTAGTTGTTCTTTTGTTAATCGTGCTATTTTAGTTTATCTCTCCTTATACAAAATTTACTTTATTTCTAGTTTTCATTGAGTATCTCCAACCCACACCTTTCTTGCCTAAAGTATCTATTGGTGATTGCTTAGGCTTAAATATATTAACAGGCGGTCTAATATATGATACTCTACGGAAATTGGAGAACTTATCTGCTACTTCTTTCAGATATTCTTCTCCACCATTTTCGCCAAACATAACATCTTCATCAAATGCTATGACAATCTCACAATCTTCTGGGGTATTTCTTATAATAAACTTTCGTTGTATTTCAGATACGTTGTGATTACCTAATGCAACAGAATATCCTTTACCACGTTTATATGTGAATTGCTTTAATACCGACTTTTCACCCTCGAACAAAATAAGCATATTACTCTTAGCTAAATTGTTTTTAGACTGTTGGAAACCATACAGGTTATTACTCTTAGAAAAGCCATCAATGTAATTCCAGTACTTAGGAACACCTAGCAACTTGGCTGTATCACTATCTAATATAGTTCTGCCTTGTATGCCAACAATGTTATTCTCGTCATTCCAATCATAATGTGGGAAGATTATTCTATCTCTTTCTGGGTCATAACAAATATTGAATTGTTTAATCACATCTGGTGAAATACCTTCTTCAATCAATGACTTATGTGGCATCGGTATGAAACAACTAAGATAGCTGTTGTCATACTTTTTGTTTTCCTTGCCTTGTACAACCATTCCATACTTAGCAAATTGTCTATATTCTTCAATTAGGCTAGTAGTTTGAACTTGCTGTATTGAGTTTCCAATCCCAAACAATGCTTTCATGTAAGCAAACGTTGTAGTGAAGTCCCAACCTTTTATCTCCTGTATTGCACCAATCAAATCACCACTGTAACTGATTGAGAACATAGATGTAGATAGGCTTTCATTTAATATCACACGTAATGAGGTGTTGTTATCATGGTCTGGCAAAGCTCCACGTATAACATCTTCTTTCTCATACCATAAATCATGAAAGTTTGTATCTTCTAGTATCTTAATTATTCTATTGCTGTCTTTAAGCAAGTATTCTTTAAACTCTTTGACTTCCGATTTGATAACACCTCACTACAAATTTCTCTTTGAACGCAAAAAAGGACACACTACTTCCGTAATGTGTCCTAACGTTTTTCAACTATATTATTATAACATTTTAACCTATCTAAGTCAATTATTGTTTTAACTTCATTTCAAGACTAAAGGTTAATTCTTCATTGCAATGTGGGCATTTAACTACAATGTAATTGCCACCACCACGTCTTTTACCCTTGTTATGAACTGCAATATCCTTATATTTTTCTTTATACATACCAAGTATTTCTTTATCCTTATCTGATATTTCCATCAACTGTGGCAATATATAATGATATAAATCTTCGTCATGCTCTTTAATATATTCTATCTTTTCTGGTGTTTCAAAAGCTGAATTGAGTTGCATAATTCTAGTAATAGTTGTATTGCTTAAATTACCTTCTTCTCTTAATATCTTTCTCATATACCCTATCATTTGTGGGCTAATACCTGTTAATTCTGCTAAATCTACGTGTTTCATCTTGGAATCCAGCAATCTTACAACATTATTGTAGATTTGTTCTACAACTGGTGTACCATACCTGTACACACCAATATCTTCCTTGTTCTCCATAATCAATCCCACCCATTATAATTATTTACATTTAAATAATAACATGAAAATAGACCATAACCAAAAAGATTATAGCCTATCAAAATCATATTATATTGTTAATGTTTGTCCTGGGTAGATTAGGTTTACGTTATGAATACCGTTCTTTTGAGCAATAGCCCATGCACTCGTACCATAGCGTGCTGCAATTCCACCTAAAGTATCGCCATAACGTACTGTATAGCGTCTTACATTGCTTGCTTGGCTAGATGTACCATTGATAACAATACGTTGTCCAGGATAAATCCAGTTCACATTGCTAATACCATTGTTGCGAGCTAAAGTATAAACATTCACTCCATAACGGTTAGCAATAGCACCTAAAGTATCGCCATAACGTACATAGTAAACAGATTGTGTTGTAGCTGGAGTACTATTACTCTTAACTTGACCTGTTACCTTTAATACTTGCCCGATATATAGGTAGTTAGGATTGCTTAAACCATTTAGGCTTTGTAGTGCTTGCCATGTTGTACCATAACGAGCTGCGATAGCTCCCAAAGTATCACCAGATTTAACTACATATGTGCCTGTTGCTTGTGGTTTATTTTGTGGTTGTGATGGTTGTTGTGCTGGCTTAGCATGGCTATTGTTATAGCTTGCACCGTAACCATTCTTAGTAATATCCTTGCCATTAGGTGCTAAGGAAATGTTACCGTCTAAACCACCAGACATATATGTTGAAGTAAATTGCCAAATGGAAATTCCGTCCATAGATGGGAAGATGCTCCATACAGGTTCAGTAGTTACATTGTAGTTAGGATATGCAGCAATCCATAAACTATCTGGGAACTCTGCTAAAATTCTGTGATAATCAACATGAGCTAATGTGTATGGCTTATATGAGTAATACATAGGAGTATAGCCACAATCTCTAATATATCTCATACCATATAAGATATTGTTTGTATTGGCTTGAATATCACCAGAAGCACCAGACTCATAGTCCAAAGCTACAATACTACCTTTTGGTGCGTTAATCTTAGGCATGAAGTAGTCTAGCATTTGTTTTGTTTGCCATTGGTTAGCCCCAGTCTGCATCCAAATGTAAGTGTGCATACGTTTACCAGCGGAACGACCGTAATTCATTTGAGAATTATAAGTCCATTGGTCGTAAATATAACCGTTGATAGAACCACCAATTTGGGCAATACTAAAGCTATCTCTACCATAACCCAAGTTACCATTTGCTCCTTGATACTTAGAAACATCAGTACCATAGGAACGTGCGTCAGCAGCTTGCACACCAGCAAAGCCACCTACACCCATGAATAAAGTCATAGCTGTAACCATCGCTATAACTACTTTGTTAAATAGTTTTCTCAACTAGGAAAACTCCCTTCATAAAAGTTTCCCTCCTTTGTATGAAGACACCTCACTATTTAACTTAATTTATTTAGTTAATTAATTAGTATTTATATGGTGCTGCGAAGAAGATAGCTTTCATTTTGCTACTTCCTCCCTCATCAATGATTGGTTTGATTGCACCGTCTAACATCTTTGTTAAACCTTCGCCTGTGATAGTGTATGGTATTCTTACTAGAAAGATGTCATTATCATCACAGTATTGGTTTTTAATCTTATCGTAATTGATACGCTTGGTAAACTCTTTATCGCCACCGAAATAATCAATCGACCTAAAATGTTGCTCACCATCATATTCGATAGCCATGTTGGCAGATGGAATATAGAAGTCGAATGGTAGTGGTTCTGCGTTGCCAACACAATCGTCAAAAGTCTTTTGTGGTTCATAATCAATGTTGTGTTCAATCAAATAATCTTCGATTAGAGCTTCGCCACGTGACTTACCACGTCTAGCACAACGTGGACACTGCGTCCCACTATTAATAAAGTTACTAGGACTTGTTTCCCATTCATAGCCACAAGTATTGTGCTTCATGAGAATAGATGTAATGCTATTCGCATACTCACCTAGTACAGTATATTCGTCACCGTACAATGCCTCTACTTCATCTTTGTATTGTTCTGTTGTCTTTTTGAACTTGCCAAAACAATGTGGACAGCTAATTCCATTCATGATATGAGATGGTGTCATCTCGAATGTATTGCCACATACTGTGTGCTTAAACAATGTTTTGTCTTGAGACCTAGTGTATTTGCCTAAAAGAATGTATTCGTCACCACGAGCCTTTTTTAACCTCTCTTTGAACTTTTCAGTAGTGATATTTTTACCACCACCATTACATTCGGCACACATTCCATGATTAGTTAAAAAGGTGTTGGGACTCTTCTTGTAGATAGTCCCACATGGATTATGTCTATATTTAATTGGTGTTCTTGCAGTTTTATACTCCTCTAGGAATGTATACTCGTCACCAACTAAATCGTATACCTCTTTTAAGAACTCCTCATTTGTTTTTACAACACTTTTTGTATGACATTTAATACAGCGACTACCACTCTTAAATGAGCCAGGTTGAGTTTTCCACACATAACCACATTTATTATGACGTACCCGAATAGATGTCGAGTAGTTAACATATGGGTCTAAGAATGTGTATTCATCTCCAACCATGTCATATACTTCTTTTACCCATTCTTCATTAGTCTTTCTTCTACCACCAACTTGTTTCTTTTTGCTAGTGGTACAATTAGGGCAACCTTTCCAACTATTGATATAATCAGACCTAATAATAGTTTCATTACCACAAGTTTTATGCTTGATTTTGAGTTTAGTTCTACCTCCACCTATTTTTTCTACGATAACATAAGTGTCATCAAACTTTTTCTCTAATCTCTCTTGATACTTGCTAATATCTTTTTCATTTGTAGTCTTTTTACAATAAGGACATCTATATTTTCTTCTAGGGTCTAAGAAATCATGTGGCGACATTTCAAATTCATTACCACACTTATTATGAATACATTTTAACTTTGTTCTATTATTTACGTATTCTTCCAAGAAAGTATATTCATCACCTGTAAGTTCTTCGACTTTGTTCAACCATTGTTCATTACTTTTCTTACTACCAACCCTACATTTAGGGCAACGTACATCATGTAAGAAATGGTGTGGAGTTACTTTCCACTCATTGCCACACTTATTATGTCTACACATGATTTTCACATTTCCTTTTTGATAAGGTTCTAAAAAGGTATATTCATCACCTGTAAGTGCTTTGTATTCATTTTCCCATTGTTCTTGGGTCTTCTTTTTGCTCAATAGCGGTCACCTCTTAGTAATTATTTGATATAAATATATTACCTCGAATAATTACCTAAAGTCAATCAATCTTCGTATTTTTGGTATAAAGTTTTTTGCTATTTCCAGTAAGTTATTTGTAACTTAGGGCTTCTCCAACCACTTTTAGCACCAGAGAAAAATCCATAATATAGACCATTTTTACTATAATTACCGTCTAGGGTTAAACCAGACAACTTATTATCTCTAAAATTATCTCCTACCCAAGTTGGCAAGTCTATCCATGAACCTTCGCCATAGCCCATACGTTTTTGTGCTACTGCTGCGTTACTTTCTTGGAATGTGTTAGCCCAACCAGAACGGTTATTATGCGTACCAACAACAGCTACACCACCAGCATAATAGTACCAGTGTTCATTGTGTAGATATAGTTTAACTGACTCAATTCTAGCTCCAGCCAACTTACTTCTTATGTCACCATCATTGAACCACATCATACTTGTTTCGCAAGACCAATCCCAGTTATCTCTAAAGGGCGAGTAATCACCCTGAACTAATTTGTTAGGGGCGACAAGGGCACTCCAGCCTTTAGCTTGTCTTCCATGCAATTCAGACCAAAAACTCCATGTACCTGTCGCTTCCCATGTATCTACATGACGTTCTTCACTCAACATAACCCATCTATGTCCGTCCCAGCCACGTATCTTAGCCTTTTGCCAGTTATGACCGTTCCATATCCTTGTGTTATGAGCTACGTCCCACCAGTCATTAGCCCTACTATTCCATATCTTTACCTTTCCCAATACATCAACCTCCTAGAAACCAATCCAGATAGAACCATATGGAACATCGCCTTGTGGTTGTGGGTCTTGCAAGAATAATCTACGTCCTTGCCACTTAGGAGCTTCACCCATTTCCATATAGTTAGTATCTGTGTCATATCGCCAGATGAGACGGTTCTTATTCCAGTCCCATGCACCTAAACGACCATTCCCATCTTCTTTGAAATAGAAGCCCATATGACCGTTACCAAATCTAATATCCTTTTCAGTGCCACCAGCAAATACTAAATGACCTGTTGTATATGTTCTATCGCTATATAAACCAAGTAATTCATTATTTCCATCTGGACTGATAGACATGCCATCGCCATCAGACTTGGAGATATAACCCACATTACCTTTATTGCTCTTGGCACTCATGAATTGAATTGGTATAGCAGAACCTTGTACATTGCCTACAACAAATCTTAATGGTGCTGCATTACTATATGTTTGAACACCAGACCAATCATTATTTTGGTCTTTACGAGCATATAGGTTAGCGTCAACTCCACCAACCTTATCAGCATTTAAACCGTTCGTACCTGTTGTAACAACCTTTTGTCCATTAAGGTAAACATCACCTTTGGATTGAATATTCAATCCCATTTCACCATTACCAAATACAAGGTTATTACCGTTACGACTAATTACACTAGGTGCTGTACCTGTAGAACTTCTAAATGCTAGGTTAGCCCCATTTTCAAATACTAATGTGCCTTTGAAACTATCACCTGTACCTGTTTTACGGATATATCTGTCATCATGGTTGTGTTTTTTATATTCATTTAAAGCACTATTAACGCTGTCCGTATTGTCGTTTACTGTGTCAATTTTGCTTTGCAATTCATTCACAGCATTAACCAAACTAGACTTGTTCCCTGTTTCTAAATCACGCAACTCACCTACTTGGCTATCTAAACTATTAATAGCATTTTGTAACTGAACCCCACCTAGAGTCCAACCACTTTGATTAGAGCCAGAAACAGTCATTTCTTTTGATACACCAGATGGCGATGTAACCTTATAGAAGATTACGTCTGGATTATCTTGGTTTCCAATAGCTTTTACTTCAAGAATTGAGTATTGATTGCTAGGAATTTCGCTAGGTAAACCACTCAACCCTTTAATCTTGTACACTCCAGAATGTTTAATGTTGGTAACACTGCCACTTGTAACAGTCTTGCCTTCAAATAAATACTCTTGTAATGTACCCAATTCATTTTTATTATTATCTAATACTTTAGTTGTTACTGCGTCATTATCAAAATAGAAGACATCATCTCCCATTCTGTACCTTGTTCGCTTAATTAAGGTCAACTAACTTTTCACCTACTTATTAATTAATCACTAAATCATTATCTGTTAAATTGCCATTATCATCAGCAAATTTAGTAACTCCACTTACTAAATCACCTTTGCCCTCTTGATTATTACTGATAACCATAGTTTGTTTACGAGTTGAGCCAGATGAGCCTGTAACTACCCATTCCTGTCCATTGCCCATTGCGTCTTGTACATACACAATGTCATCTTTACTAATCCAATTATGCAAGTGTTCGGGAAGTGTGCATGTCCTTTCTACTTTATTTATCTCTACGATACATTTGTAGCCTTCTGGGTCTTGTACAACTACACCTACATAAGTTTGTGGAATGTTTAGTCGGCTAACCTTAGAGTCAACTACTACATCTACTGTATCAATAATTCCTTTTTGTAAATCATTCAAGAGTTTCACCTACTTTTTAGTTATAGACTTCTAAATAGCTAATAGCTGGATGTAGGTTTTGTGGCTTACTATTCCCGACAATAATAGATTGTGGGTATGGAAACCAATTTGCTGAATTGATATTAGGTTCTTTGCCTGTGCTATCATTCTTCGCTACAAACACAATACCATCTTTGCATACTGCGTCACCTAAATGGTATGTTGTACTACCATTCCAATCGCCTTTGAATGTAGCATTTAAACCTACATCACCCTTATCGCCTTTAAAAGCTACTTGACGATAAGTATCTGGGGTTAAATCTGGAGTATGGTTATTATCAGCAACCACATCTTTTAGCACCAAGAATAGATGCCCACGATAGTTAACTAGGTTTTGAAAACTATATTTAGTTTGGTTAGTCCAATTACCAACAAATCTAAATGAGTCAACATAGTGTCGCCATTCTTCTTGCTTTTGTAAGATGTAACCCCTTACATTTTTATCGAAAAATGTTTCTAAAGCAGTCATACAATCTGTAATTCTATTCCATTGTTCTGGAGTAATCATATAGTCTTGCAATTTTGCTGTTAGAGCTTTAATTTCGTTTTGTTCATTTGTATCTAAACTTGCCTTACCCTTTAATTCGGTTAATCTGTTAGCGTCATTAACCTTATCACTAGGTAGGTCAAATAACTCTGGGAATGTATCTATCCCATTAGGAAACACACTTCTACTCACGAAGCCTTAATCCCACCTTATCATAAATTTAACTTAATTATTATAACATATTGCTTACTAAAAGTCAATAGATATTAGTAAACTTTTTTAATATTATTTAATATTCGTATTCAATTTTAAAACCAATACTATCGGTCTTAGCTTCACCTTCATTAAACACATCATCAGCGTCTAATGCTTTACCATAAAGGTTATTAAAGTGAATACCACCTACTGAAACAGTATCTTCATCTTGACTATCTTGTAACCAGTTCCAAATATCATCCCAGTTATTTAAGGTATTAATAATGACTTGTATAGCTTTATCATTATTTCTATCTTCTTGGTTCTTAGGCACTTCTAAATATCCACCTAATTCTAATATCTTAACAGGGAATATAGACCATAAGTTACCTTCTCCATGCAAGCCTTCAAACATCTTCTTGATACCGTCTTTACCAACTAATTTCCAAATTGTCGCAGCTAACAAGAATGCACTGGTATAATCTTCTGAAACAGCGATGGTTTGCGAACCATTCTTTTGTCCCCATGCACCTTTTAATTGCAATTCAGCTCTATCTACTAAAGCCTTTTTCTTTTGTGCAAAGCTATCATAATCTAATGACTCGTAACGTTCACGACCGCCATGAATAAATTCAGCAAATCCTTCTTTAAACCATTGTGGCATATCCGCAGCCTTGTCAAAGCCATAGTAATCATTGCAAACACCATGAAACATTTCGTGAGCTAGAACTCTATCTAAATAGTCACCACGAGAACGATTAGGAACTTCACCATTTTGGCTATTCTTAATAATGTTTTTGAAATCTCGTATATCAATGCCAAGTGTTTGAACTTTAGTTGTTGGATAGCCTTGAACATAAGCCTGTTCGCCACCTTCTTCTTCTGAGAAGAAACGAACACGAATGATATTCTTACCAGAACCACTGATTCCATAACAATCTTTAATACGTTGTTCGCCAAGCGATAACCAACCCAGCTTATCAATACCATTTTTGATTGTCTTAACAAATGGTGACTCAACATCTCCATAAGAAGTACGTACATAGTGTAATTTATGTGTATTAATAGTCATAATACCGTCTACACCGAAATCAATACCTATCTTATCAATAATGTACCTATTCTTTTCTTTGGTTACAGGGTTAACGATAGTAATAATATCCTTGCCATCTAATACATAAATAGGGACTGTTGTTATATCACATGTTTCTTGCAGATGAGCTGTTTGCCATAAATGATACTTAGCTTCTGATACACATTGAATATCATCACTTAAATCATTGTTTTGCACAACCTTTGTTCTCATGCCTATAGCGTCAATGTTATAAGGAACACTAGGGTCGGTCAAGCCTACTTCTGCATAAGGAGTATATCTTGTCTTAGATGATGTACCACCAAATACGACAATATGATTATATAACCCTTTAAAGTTATAATCTTCTGAAAATGAAACCATTAAATCTGACCTATCTGCTCCTGTTGGGTCAAAGTCCCATTTAGCTGGTGTAACTTCATCTTCCTTTTGTACATCAATCTTAGTAAATTCAAACTCGCCACGCACATTAAAACCACAAGTATAATCCATGTACATATCACGTAAATCTGTAATTATATCAAGTTTATTTGTCCCAATTTCCTTAATATAATCGTATTGAACCACTTCTTGTTCTGAGCTTTCGTGCATTTTGCCAAAGACTGTTTCGCCCATTTCTTCCATAACAGAACGGATAGCACTATCAATCTTTTGTCCTCTAGGTATCTTTACTCGATATGCTGTTGTAGCATTTTCATACAATGACATCTTATCTTCTAAAGTAAAGGTAATCGTACTATTTGTGGTATTGATACTTAGATTTTCGTTTGTGATAACGAATGTACCTAATAGGAAGTTGATAGGTTCTTTATTATAAGACCCCATATCAATAATGCTTTGATACAACTTAAACTGCTTATCAAACCATGCTATGCCTCCAGATTTAGGTAGATAGTCTTTATCAACCGCTAAAGTAAGTGACCCTGTACGTCTAGTAAGTGATGTTGCGTCTATTGAGATATTACCAGATATAGCCTTGCCTTCGATTGTTTGATATACAGACCCATCACGATTAATGACCTGTATAACTGTATCAATATTTCTAATTGGTTGTCTTAGGACTTCACCAATTCTACTATCTGGTTTTACACTTAAATCACTAATGATATTAGGTAGAACGTGGTTGTTACTACCTTTCATTAATTCGCCATCTGTAAAATCCAATAAATCTTACACCACCTTAAATATCATTTAAAACCTTTTGAGCGTTTCTACTCTTATTAACATCTTTAATCAAGTTTGTATCGTCAAAGATGATTTCGCCATGTTCATCATAAGTAAAGTTAGACAAACCAGCTGTTGCAATTAAACCAGATTTTTCCATTGTATTGTAATCTAATTTACCTACTTCTGTGAATGAGAATGTAACATTAGATAATTCATCAAAGCTATCTGATAATGGTTGTAAGTTAATATCATTTGTAGCAACTGCCATAATATCGCCATCATCACGTCTGATAACCTTAATCTTACCATTGTTTAAGAACTCAATGATTTGATTTCTATTTCTCAATTCTTCTTTTGTATCTAGGCTATTTCTCAAACCTAATTCTTGTTGTTTTGTTAATGGGAGGAATGTTGCTGTACCAGAACGGTAATTTTGAGCCCCTTGTGTTACGATAGGAAATTGTCCCGAAAGAGTTGTTTGAATGCTTGTGTTCTTATTGTATTTTAAATCACCAAATCTAAAGTTTAAATTCATAGCATAATTGTGTTGCAAATCTGATATGAAGTTACCTTTAAATACTGCTGCGATAGGTTCTGACATAACCTTATCCCCTTGAATATCCTTAGATAAAGGAACAATAGCATATTGATATGTCTTACCATTTTGAATAAATCTGTCTGTAATTGTATAAGTGTTGTAATCTTGGTCGTAATCCCATTGAGCAATAAGTGTCCAATCACTATCAACAGCTTTATATTCACGTCTATAACATTGGAGCTTAACTACTTTATGCCCGCCACCATCAATCGAACCAGCTTCCAAGCTACCATTAAACTTTGCGTCCATGATAGTTTTGAGTTGCCATCCAGTTGGCTTTTCATTTGTGGAATTAATGCTGGTATCAACGGACACAAACACTTCGTCATACATTCCTTCTCCGAGCCATACTTCATCAAGTTCATCTGTTGGGATTGCTGTGTCATATACTACTCCCTCCATTCCTCTACCAAAAAACGTATGTCCTACTATCATTTTTCTAACCTCCGTAACCTATCTTTTCGATTATCATCTGCACCCTATATTCTGTTACTTTGATATAGAGATAGAATGGTTGTTGCCCTAGACCTTGAACTACATTAGACCTAGCACGAGATTTAACTCTACCAAAGCTCTTTTCCATAGTGATGTAATCATCATGCTTAACAAAATTGATTTGCACCCCAGTACCAGTTGGGTTCTTTTCATCTGTCTTAGTAGAAAATTGGAGGAATAAACCATTATCTACTCCAGCACACCATAACTTAGCTATAAAATCACTTGCCTTAGCCATGCCCAAACGAGTAAACATTAAGGGGTTATCCTTTGGAATTATGACGTAATGAGCGTCTGTTTGACCGCTTGGACTCCAATAATCATAGTGATAATCACTATCAGTAGCACGATTAGGAATGTAAGGTTTAGCTGGTGTACCTAAGATTTGTTTCAAGAACGCATGAACTTGTATTTGTCCTTCATCTTCATTTAATTCTGGCTGTACAACTGAATTAAGTGTAGGTATAACATATTGTGGAACAAATTCCTTGCCTTGACTTTCCCAGACCATACCATGCTTTGTAGTTACTCTAACTATTGCATAATACAATTTACCCTTTTGTAAACCTTTAATGTGTTCTGAAAATCTGAATGGGTCATCTGCTGTTGGAATACGTACTGGGTATTCTTGAATATTGACATGGTTATAGTCTTGTAGGATAAATTGGTATGTTTCTACTTTTTCTGATTGTTCTTGTGCATACAACACACTTAACATCATTTCATTTGTATAGACATACTTGCTATTACCAATTTGTTCAAAATAGAAGTTTGGTTTAGTCAAACACATAAATTCTATTTCAGCAGACCATTCAGTCCATGTCCCATTATCTAATTGAACACGAACCTTAGCTAAATAACTCAAACCATTCCTTAAAGCGTTTCTAGGAACAATGTGAACTTTATCAAAACTTGTTCTAGTTTCTGTATAGACTGGCGATGAGTTAGGTTCATCTGGACGGATAGATACTTGATTGACTGTCGAACGTTCTGTACCTAGATACATATAAGTTAATGTATGTTCTTCAGTAGCGTCAAAGTTCGACACCATATTTAAAATTGGTTGTGTCAAATTTAATATCATTCCTTTCTTCAAAATTTTGTGGTTAATAAAATCCGTATTTTATTATGCAAAAATATCAAATTACTTATTTGCAATTATCAAAATACTTATTATATGTACTCTCATATCCCCACCTTTTACAGTAGAGATATGAGCCGACTAATTATAGTGATTTAGATTGAACTTGTTGCTTAGCAATCTGTGGTAAGTTCTTGATAGCTTCTTCAAATCCTGTTGGGTCTGTTACATTAGGGAACTCTAATGTTTGATGTTGAATAACCATAGACAATGTTTGTGTTGGTGCATTAGGTATTCTTGGTGAAAGGTTAGGGTCTAATTTAAGAGCGTCTCTTAATTGTTGACCGAACATTTCACTGATTTCCTTACCAACCACTTTGAATTGGTCTGTGAACCCTTGTAAGATTTCTTGGTAACCTGTTAAGCTACCAACAGCCTTAGAGTCACCGTACTTACCTAAAATGTCCTTGTTTCTATTCACATAATCAGTATATTGTTGGATAATATTTTCAAGCTGTCCAGCGTTGTATTCTGGAATATCATCTAAAATACCAACACCATAAGCGTCTTGTAATTGTTGTAGTCGTGTCTTAACTTCATCAATATTCAATTCGCCTGTCTTAGCACCGTCAATTACTTTTTCAACAGCGTCAACAAATTGTGACTTCATCTGTTTCTTGTAATCTTCCATGTCTACTTTAGCTTGTGTTAAGTTTTCTCGTGCAGTATCAACATCATCTTGGTTAGCCATGTAAGTCCAATTAAACTTACCATCTTCACCTTGTGTTAATACCTTAGTATCACGTTTACCTAACGTATTATCCAAAGCCTGTTGTGCATTTAACACATCTATTTGTTTATCTACGTAATCAGCTTGTATCTTAGACATTCTTGATTGAGCGTCCAAAGCCTCAATACGTTTCTTAACAACTTCATTTTCTAGTTCAATAGATTTTTGTCTTAATTGTTCTAGTTTAAGTTGCTTAGATACACCGTCAATCCAGATGTCATCTTCAAATTTAGTTCTATCAGCAGTACGTCCACCATTGATAGATTTTTCAAATTCCTTAGATGTAGCCTCCATTGTGTTTTCAAATTGTGAACGTGAAGCCTCTAATAAATCAGCAATAGATTGATTTACCCTTGAGTCCATTTCATCAATTTGTTTTTGTAATATGTTCCATTCAAATGAGTTTACACCATATCCAGATTGTTGTTCTCTTAGCTTGTTAGCTAATGCAATATAGGTGTTGTATTGCTTTTCAATGGACTTGTATTGTTGCTCTAACAACTTAGCTTGAGTTGCTGGTTGCATTTGTAAGGTCTTAGCTAATGTTACTAAGTTACTTACTGTATCTGTAACCTTTTGGTATTTATCTAATTGGTCTTGAATAAGTGTATTTTCATACTCAAATCTTTCCTTGATAATATCCTTAATATTGTTTTGAGCGTCAATATTATCTTTTTCATATTGTGCAATACTTTCTTTTAATGTTTTACGTTGTTCTGTTGTTAAATCTTCTGTTTTGAGTTTCTTTTGCATATCATCAATAGCTTGTAAATTACTATTAATAATTTGTTGATATAACTCACGTTGCATATCCATTTGCTGAACAGCGAACTTCTGATTAATTCTTGAACGTTGCTCATCATTTGCAGCAGTTTTAAGTTGCTTATTGTATTCTTCACGCAATTTAACTAACTCATCTTGGTATTTAACCATTGCTTTGGTATATTCAACACTACGTTGACCTCCACCAATAGTAATATCATTTAGGTTAGCTTGACCTGTTGGTGTTGCGTAAGTAGCAAACTTAGTATTGATTTCACCTACATATCCTTTAGCATAATCTTTTGCAAGGTTAAGCATTTGAGCATATTTGTTTTGTTCAACTCTTAATTGAGCCGCAGCAACATTATTTTGTCTATCAACATTCTTCTTAGCAAAAGCGTCCATAGCACTATCTAATTGCTTTTCTAAATCAATACGTTGTTGCATTTGTCTTGATAAAGCAGATTGTTGCTCAAAATCAGTAACAGCTAGATTAGAACTCAATAAGTCATCAAACGTTGTACCACTTAACAATCCATCTTGTAATTGTTGTACATTAGATTTCAAACGGTCAATATTGTTATTAATCGTATCAGTGAATGATGTTAGGTTTTCTGTATATTGGTCGATTTCTGCTTGTTTCATATTGTTTTGTAATTCCAATACGCTATCAGCAGTATCTAAAATGGTTTGTCTTAAATCATTTAAGCTGTCTTCAATCTTTTCTGCTTGTTCCTTCTTTGAAAATGTCATAGCAGATAGTTTATTGAATTGACCTATTAATTTCTCTAAACCAGCTGATTGTTCATTAATTTCCTTTGCACTGAAACCTAACTTCATAGCGTAATCTTTTTCACTCAACGAGTCGATTACTCTATCTGCTAAGTTCTTGGAATATTCAACTGAACGTTGCACCATTTCCAATTCACGCTGAGCCTTTTCAATAGCTTGTGACTCAATTTCTTCTTGGTAATCTTTAATATTCTTGTTTTGTTGCCAAATATCCGTATTCAATTCATCTATCTTCTTAGTTACATCAGATAAACTTTGATATACACTTTGGTAGGTACTCAACAATTCATTAACCTTGCTTGCCTTATCACCCTTGAAGTTCTTGGCGATGTCCAAGTTAGTAATTTGGTTACCATTCGTACGGAATCCATAACCCCTTAATTTACCCATAACATCGTTTAATTGGTTCTGGTATGCTCCACGCATTTCGTTTTGATGTGCTAATTGCTTTCTATCTACGTCAATTCTTTGACGAGCGATGTTAATCAATTTATTCATATCTTCGTCAGCTTGCGTTACAGCATTTTCCAATTTAGATGTTTGTTCGTCCAATGGCAAACCTTTGTAGAGTTCCTTGCCCATGTATCTCCAGTAACTTTCGTCTACCTTTGTATCATCAGCCTCGGAATAATCTCTAACACCCATATTAGCAGCAGTACCATTCATAGCACTTACTACATCTGGATTATCGGTTGCCACAGACATAGAACGAAATGGGTTTGGATTTACAGCATAGCTTGCGTCTACCCCACCCATAACTGGCATTTCACCAATAGCAACAGAAGGAGCTTTCTTTTTCTTTTCAATGATAGTGTGTGTTTCATTCTTGTTAACATTAATTGTTACTGTTTTAGAAGGTGGTAATTTATCCAAAGCAGCAATAACATTGTTAATTGTAGATGTTGCACCATCATCTTTAGCTGTTAAGTTAGAGTTTTTGTTCTTAACTTTCTTCAAGTTATCCGTTACTGGTGTGATAACACTAGAAGCGCTGTCAGTAGCAGATAATGTGGAATGTTTGTTCTTAACTTTCTTTAAGTTATCCGTTACGGTACTAATAGTAGGAGTAGCTTGGTCGTCAGCAGTAATAGTTGCCTTGCCTTTAATACCTTTGACTTTACCTTTGATAGAAGATATTGTTCCAGATGTATCATCTTTAGCTGTGATAGGAACTTTAGCTTTTAATGACTTAGCTTTATTCTGTATCTTGCTAATTGTAGGTTTTGTCTTATCATCTGCCTTAATCTGCATTTTAGCCTTAGCGTTCTTTACGCTGTTCTTAGCTTTATTAATCGCAGACTTGGTTTTGTCCTCACCTTTAATTTGCATTTTGGCTTTAGCATTCTTAACGTTATTCTTAGCCTTATTGATACCCTCTTTGGTCTTATCTTCGGCTTTAACTTGGATTTTGGCTTCTTTACCTTTGCCACCTTTTCCTCCACCTAATAGGTTTTGCAAGCTCTTAGGTAGCATATTCTTAACGTTAAGACCCTTACCAATATTCTTAAATGGGTTGAAGTTCTTAAATGCTTTATTTAGGTTAAGACCCTTAAACATCTTACTAATATCTAGTTTAGGAAGTTTAAGTTTAGGTAACTTCAACATCTTGGATAGATTTGGCATTTTAGGCATTTTGCTTGTAATACCTTTCCACATTTTTCCCATATCAAAACCTTTGAACTTACCCGCAATACCACTCCAAAGTTTCTTAACATCAAACGAGTTAGAAGAACTACTCTTAGGCACTTTTGCACCAGGCAAAGTGTCAGCGCTTGCTTTAGGAATTAGTGAATCAAGTAATTTAGCGGCAGCCCCCATTGGAGTTGTTTCGAGCTTAGCTTTAGCCAATTTCTTTAATGTGTTTCCCCAGCTATTCCCTTTGCTACCTTTACTACTTGGTTTAGGTTTGTTTTTGCTATTTAATATCTTTTCAAGTTGTTTATTGTCTTTAATCTTTTCTACATAATCTTCTGCGTCACCACTATCATCACCAAATGCTTGACTACGTGCAATATCCTCTTGAACTTTCTTCTTAGCTTGCTTGAGGGTCATACCATTCTTCATATTAGCCTTAATAGCTTTTGCAACAGATTGCTGGTCTTTCTTACCTTTAAACTTACCATTGCTACCACGCTTAATCATAGCGTCATTAGCTCTGGCTACACCTCTTTCTTGTTGTGTGTCGCCATTATCGTCAAAGAAGTCCTTATCTTGTGCCGCAGCTATCAATACGTCTTTTTGATTTTGTGAAAGACTTTGGTCGTTTTTAATTTTGTCTACAGCCCCAGATTTTGTTTGTGTGGCAATCATTTGCCCCAAAGCACTGATGGCATTTTTGTTAAGGTTAAAGTTATTCTTAGAACTCAACTTACCGTTTTTACCGCCATGTTTTCTAAGGTTGCCCAAAGCACCCATTGCTTGAAGTTGTTGTTGCCCACTAGCAGAACCTTCGCCCAATGCGGTTACCAATCCAGGTAAATCACGAGAACCAAATACATTCTCTAATTGCCCCATTTGTTTTAGGTTCATACTTCCGTCAGTATTAGTTTTAAAACCTAAATCACGTAGTCTGTCACCAGCAGAACCTTTCTTAAAACCATAAACACCATTATGCTTACCATAACCTTTGTTAAGTTCAGAGTTAATAGTAGCAATAGCTTTGGTATCAACCATTCCATCTTCGGTAGTTATACCACGCAAGATTTGGTTGTTAGGGTTCTTCTTAGCCCATTTATCAATTTGTTTTTGTTGTTGTATCATGGCTTTAGCCCATCTGTCACCATATTGCACACGATATTTAGCTCCAACACCCAATGCGTTCATACCAACATTACCAAATGTAGACATTTCACGAATATAATCAGCATTAGAACCACTAAAGCCTTTTACAATTTTGTCTTGTTCTTTACCATTGATACCAGTTCCAGATAGAATATCACGTAGCTTTTGTTTCCTATCATTAACTAATTTACCACTTTGTTTTTGTAAGTTGTTAATAGCTTCTCTTTGTTCGGCTGTGATTTCACCATTTTGACGTTTGATATTGGATAATACCCCACCTTGTTTAACCAAGTATTCTTGTTGTTGTTTTGTAAGGTCTTTACCTTCGTTCAAACGTTTATTGATGTCATCTAATGTGTTCTTTTGTTGTACCCAATAACGAAGATTGCGTCCTTCGGCAACGGTAGCTTGTTGCCCAAAATCAACACCTAAACTCTTGTAATCGCCTTTTTCAAAAGCACCACTATTGATAACTTTTGCCAAAGAACTCAAACGACTAGCAGTAGCTTTATTGGCTGCGTCAACAGATTGTATCATCTTCCTACCATCTGATGAGTTCCATACTTTCTCAGCATTGTCACCAAATTTATAAGCCCTGTCCTGTAAACGTTGTGCCTCTAAGTCTTCGTTTAGTTTGTTTCTGGCATAATTCTTTCCTACCGCATTTTTTAGGTCTTGCCTATCTTTCTTAATATACGAATCGTAGTCGTAATAGTCTTGTTTTCCCCAGAACCTATCCCAACCACTAGACCTGTCTTGCCCAGCCCACAAGTCGTTTAACTTACTTCTGGATGTCATTTTTTCCGCTTCACGAACTTGAGTATTGTATTGGCTTGCACCTTCGATAGCGTCATGACGTTCTTTTATCTTAAGCTGTGCTTGGAATTGTTCCTGTGCGTCTTTCATAACTTCAACGTTATTTACTTTTACACGAACCTTTAATCCCAAGTCTTTAGCTTTCTTGTTAAAGTCCTTTTTGAAACTAGCGAAATCGTCATCAGATAACTTGTTATTTAAACCAGCATTAGCGGCATTTGTAGCACTGTCATTCAACGCTTTGTTAAGGTCTTTAACTGTCTTCATTGCACTTGCCGCTTTACCATTGTACACAGAGTTCTTATCTAACTTTTTACTCATAGCGTCAATGGTCTTAACATTTTTATCTAACGAAGCATTAAAATCATCACTTGCAGCTTTGGCTGGATTTACAGCACGCATAAATTTACCGATTGGGTCTAACCCCATCATTTGAGCAATGGCTACACCTAATGCACCAACATCTAGGATAATACCGCCAATACCAAGCAAATCTCCAGCCATACTTGCGGCAGTAGCAATTTTACCCATTCCACTAGCAATTTTTGTACCAGTCTTTGATAAAGTACGTGCTTTTCGGTTAGTAGTTTCAACTTCTTTACCCATTTCTTTGGTTGCGTCTGTCGCTTTGCCAACGTTTTGGGTTTCGTTCTCAAGTGCTTCTGCAGCTTTCTTACTTGCCTTAGACGTCTTATTTTTAGCCTCGGCAGATTTTTCTTCTTGTTTTACAGCCTCTTTTTTACTTTCAGTCTGTTTCTTAGTAGCTTTTTGTTCTTTGCCGCCATTTTCTTGTGCTTCTTTGGCTTCATAGAACTTTCTCATAGCTTTAGCAAGTTCATCTTCTGGTGTTTCATCAGCTTTTGGTCTACTTTTGCCATGTAGCTCGTCAACTTTGTCGTCCCAATCATCTAACCAGTCGTTTTTAGCTTGCCCACTTAAAAGATTGGTTAATCTTTCCCACTTAGCGGCAGTAACATCTCTAGCAGCGTCAGCTAAACCAGATAAAGCCTTATGAAGTCCACTGATACCAGCAATAGCACCAGTAAACATTGCAGCACCTCTAAATATCTTATTATTAGCTAAACTATCTAGCACATTAACAACAGAAGTACCAGTATCAACAATCTTATTCAAACCACTGCGTCCACCAACAATATCATTCAACATTTGTGTCCATGAGTTCTTTAATGTAGCCAAATGGAATTGTACAGATTGTTGTTGTTTCTCAAATTCTTGGAAAGCAGAACCATGGTCTTTATCAACAAGGTTTACTTGTCCTTGTGACTCACGCATAGCCTTTTGTACTGTCTTCCAGTTATCCAACATACCAGTAAATTGGTTAGAATGTTCCTTACCAGCAGCATACAAAGCAGCGTCAGATTTTTGTTGTTTACTTAACTTGCCCCATACCTTAGATAAATCATTCATGATTTGATATGTGGACTTCATCTTTCCGCTAGATGTCTTTAAGTCAACACCTAAACCATGAAAGAAATCAGAACGTTTCTTATCTGTTGCTGTAACACCAGAACTCATCTTAGAGAAGTTAAGCGAGATTGCCTTGATAGAACGTCCGATAACATCACCACCAGCACGAGTAGCTTCTTGAGCACCAGTAATCATACCAGTTAACTGACTAAATGTAGTACCTGTGCTTGCCACAACAGAACTAGCTTTAGAATATGCTTGACCCAAATCTTCCATTTCAATAGCGTTCTTGTTAGAAACTTGGTTCATACTATTGATAATATCTTTAGATTTAAGTCCTTCTTTTCTAAATGAGTTCAATGGAACAGCCATGTACTTAACCATGTCATTAACATCTACGTTACCAACGAAAGAACCCATAACAGAGTCTTTAGCCAAACCAATAGATTGTTTTAATGACTTACCAGTTGTTATCCATTGTTCAACAGCGTTAGCATATTCTGGTGCTGTCTTACCTACCGCACTGGCATTTTTGTAGATTGATTTAGTAAATGCGTCTATGTCTTTTTGAGGAGCATTAGCAACTTTAGTAACACGAGTAATAGCAGCGTCAACTTCACTTAATGCAGAAACAGCACTAGCAACAGCATAAGCACCTTGTTGTGCCATGTTATAAACGTCCATTGTCGCATTAAAACCAATACGAGTCTTACGTTGCTTTCTTGACTGTGTTCTGGTTGTACCCAATTCTTCCGACAAGGCATTAACTCTACGGTCATGAGCGTCACTATTTAAACCATTATCACGTATTTGTTTACGGATTAAGGCTTCTTTTTCACGTTCATCAGCTAACTGCCTACGTGTAGTACGCTTAGCAGCCGTATCAGTAACTCTAGCCAATTCTTTTTCAAGAGATATTTGACGTTTGATACTGCCTTCTAATGATTGGTACGCTGCCTCTCTAGCACGTATCTTGGCAGTAATAGTACCGTCTGCTCTAGCTGATTGGATTTCAGAACTATTACCGTTTTGGCGATGTTTCATTTGTTCAACAAGGTCTGGGTTGTATTTATCAACCTTTTTAGCTAACTCGTTAAACTCATCTTGTTTGTGTCTGATTTCACGCTCTAAAGCAGCTTTTTTATCTTCCTCACGAACTGTTTGTTGTTTTTCTTTTTCAAGTTGGTCTAACTTAACTCTTTCTTGTTTGAGTTTAACCAAACGTTCGCCAGATTTAACCAATTCTTTTTCAGCACTTGATTGTTCTTTAAGCAACTGCGTTTGAGCTTCTAATTGAGCTTTTTGTATAGCATTATTTTCTGTAACAAGTTTTTGAGCTGCACCTATTTTTGAATATTCTTCGGTTTGAGCCCTCATAGTAGCATACTTTTCTTTTAATACAGCTAAAGCCTTAGCTTCTTCTTCCGTTGGCTTTTCTGAATTTTTAAAAGTGCTACGTAGTGCTTGTTCATCAAGTTTTTGCTTTTCAGATATGATTTTCTCTATCGCATTGCTATATTCTTGAGCTTGCTTTTGGAAATCACCTAATTTAAGTGCGTCCTTATCACTTAATGAACGACCTGTTGACTCTAATGCTTTCTTTTTAGCTTCTAAGGCTGTAATTTCCTTATTAGCTTTACGAGCGGCAGTAACTAATGTTGATAGGTCATCACCAGTTTTACTAATCCCACTCATGCCAGACAACTTCATCTTAGTTGCACTAGCACTAGCTTTTTGCATCTTCTCTAATTGTCTTGACACAACAGCTAAATCACTAAGTACATCTTTATCAACATCAAAGTTAATCTTGATAGGGTCTTTAGCAGCATTTCTAAATTCCCTCATATCATTCTTGATGTTGTTCAGTTGGTTAGATATACCTTTTGTGTTTATCTTTGGGGTAATCTTGAAATTACCATTCAAAGCTGACCTTAACTTACTCTTAAAGTGATTTACATCTGGGTCTACCCTTACTGTGCCTAGATTTAAATTCTTTAAGCTCGTTTCGTCAAAGTCTAACTTGACTTTTATGTTTAAGTTTTGACTAGCCAATCATTTTAATACCACCTTATTATTTTATTTGTAAACGCTTACATATTGGTGCTATGTAAAAGCCCATATTATTGGGCTTAGTTAATTAATAATCGTAATCACTATCGTAAGAAACTTCATCTTGGATTTCTTGTTGATGTTGGTAGTCGCTATAAGCTACACCACCGACTAGGAAACCGCCAATAACTAAGACTATTGTAGCCATTGCCATTATTCCGTCCCATCTAGGACTAACATAACTACTTGTTTCGCCTTTTTGCAGTAGCATTATTAATAGGATTATTTGCCCTACAAAAGGAATGAGATTAAGCAATACAAACGCACCGTTCCTATTTGTATCATGCAATCTTCTTACAGAAGCCGATATGCTTGCGACCATAAATAAAATGTTATATACCCACCAAAGAGGAACAAAGTTTAACCACAAACACAAAGCTAGAATAATAATATTAATAGCCGCCATAATGATTACTGCAGCCCAGAAATCACGTCTTCCCAGCTTTTTGTTGAAATCAAATACATCTCCCCAAAAAGCTGCTAAAGGATTGCCTTTTTCTTCTTCGATAGCAATTTTTTTCTTGTCGCTTTCTTCTTCGTTATTGTTTACACTGTTATTATTAGGTAAATTCTTAGGGCTCTTTTCAGTCGTTCCGTACATTTCATTCCCACATTTATAACAGAAAGTTGCGTCCTCTGGGTTCTTTGCTCCACATTTAGTACAAAACATACCTATCTCCCCTTGTATATGTATTATATACACCGTTTACGGTGCATACTTATTATTCGTTGGCTAGTTCTTCTTCTATACTATCTAAGGTAGCTGTTTCATCTTCCTTTTCTGTATAGAACCTAACGGTAGTATCAATACTTTCATGATGTGCCAAACTAGCAGCCTTTTTAATATTCTTCTTACCTATGATATTTAATCTACTCTTACGTATACTATGTGGTCTGAAATCACCTATACCAATGATTTCTCCAATCTTGCGAATGCGTAATGTAAGTGATTGTTTGCTCATTCTAGTCCATTCACCATTTTTACGGGCAAAGAATAGAGCGTCACAATTAATACCATTTTCTTCTCGCCATTGTAAATATTCACGTAATCTTTCTTGCGTAGCTTTCAAGAATGGAACATTCACAATCTTACTACGCTTTTCACGAATATTAGTAAATTGACGTTTATCTAAATCAAGATTAGATAAGGATAATTGATGAATTGCCCCGATACGAGCTGCACTATCATATGCAATTCGCCATAAGATTTCATCTTGCCAATCATAACGGTTAAGACTATCTTTTGGTTTAGACAATTCTTCTGTTATCTTATCTATTTGTTCTTGTGTTAAGAAGTGTACTGCTATTTTCTTTTCTTCTTGAGCATTTTGTATGCGTTCAAGTCGTCCCGCAAAAGGATGAGCCTTGATTAATCTACGTTTAGTAGCCCAATGATAGAAACTAGAAACAGCACTCAACTTAGTATTGATTACCTTTTTACCGTTCCCACATTCATCTTGTAGGAACAACATGAAAGACTCCATAATGTCTAACATGTCTTCTTCTAGTACCTCCTCGTCTAATAGGTAAAAGTTATCCCAACGTTCCATGATATAACACATAAAGATGTTCATATATGATTGGTACACCTTATATGTTGTATCTTTAACATCAGTATTCTTTACCTTTCGGCTACGGAGATACTTATTATAGATTTTAATATTATCTGGATTTACCTTATCCATACGAGCCCTTGTAGCGTATCTTTTAATGATACGTTGCTCGTTACTTTGGTATTTTAATCCTTCTTTATGTTTTATCGGAATTATCTCCCTTATAGCTTGATAATTTCCTCCTTAAAAATAAAAACGCAATTTTTGTTATTGTTTGTGGTTAATGAAATTAATATCTGCTGTGGTCGCCAGTATCGACCAGAACTAAAATAAGTTCCTTTTTTCTTATCTCATAGATAACGACCCAGCCATCATATTGTTTCCGACCTTTATCTCCCAATCTTGCAGGGTGAAATGCTCTTTTGCCTTTCCACTTACCCCTCAAAGCATGGTCGTGTATTTTAATTAATGTTTCTTTGTCTTTGTTGATAACAGCTGTGACACAATCCGTTACTAAATCAACTGGATAATTCTTTTTAGCCAATTTTCTAAAGTTACGGTCGAATATCTTAGTTCTTGCTACTTTCATCTATTACATTCCTAACATATTCTTTAAAATCACCAATATCGCCTATCACTTCATATTCACCATTGTCAGCTTGTCGTTTAGCCTCTAATGCTTCTGGTGTATTTAGAAACGATATTCTGCCATCTTCAACAACCTTTGCTAAAGACATTCTAATGAAATCTGACAATGTTACTCCAGAACTCTCCAAAATATCTTTGGCTTCCTGTTTCACTTCTGGCTTAACTCTAACGGTAACAATAGCTTTGTCGCTTTTTAAATTTATACTCATTACAGTCACTCCCTTACCTTTGTATTACAACTGTAATACAAAAAGCGTGTGAAGTCAAATAATCACTTTTAAAATTCAAATTTTATGAATTAGCCAGTTGATACTTCAAAGCCAGCCGCAGCTAGTTCTTGTGCCAACAACTCAATCAGAATGACTTGATATTGGTCGAAAGCGGTGTCCATGAATTTTCTACCCTTGTGTGGAACAATACCACCACCGCCATCATTCAATACTCCAGGTAATTCATGTCTGAAATCTTGCCCAGAAACACCTTCATGAATACCAAACTCATGATTAGCAGCGTCATATGGCATAGCGGATAATGCACCACCATCAATGTAGATAACCAAAGTGTCTCCACTTACACGAAACATTACCGTATTAACCATTTCACCAGTTGTGATATACGAGCTGGTAGATACATATGCTGGAAATTCATACTCCAGAATATTCTTCATGATATTTACAGCTGTTTCTCTTATGGTAGTAGCCAAAGCCTTACGACTAATAGACTTGACCTTTCCCATATAGTCAGGTATCTCAACGTTAACTCTTGCCTCTAACATTACCATATTATATCATTCCTTTTATTCAGCTTCACCGTTTAATTCAGAATAATTTGCTTGGAATTTACTTTTGATACGGTCTTCGTAAGATGTAGATGGTTCATCTACCACAACAGCGTCAACAAGTTCTGCTGGTTCAGTTGGTTCAACATCAGATGTATCATCATCTTCATTTACGATTTCTTCAACAGCTTGGTCTTCTTCTAATTCCTTAGCTACTTCTGCTTTAGTCATTTCATCTTCAATATATTCATTTTGCTTTGCATTGACTAATCGCATTGTTTCTTGTGCCACTTCTGCTGCAGCTTCACGACCATCTTCAGTCTTACTCATACGTTCAATCAATGAGCCAGATACTTGGTCTTTCATTTCATCTACCAACACTTCAATATCATCATTCTTGATACCATTAACTGTTTGTAGAATTAACATCTTGTAAACGTCAGACACGATACCTTCTAAGACATGTGTTACTGTAAGCAATGCAAGTGTAGGATTGTCAGCAATTTCTCTAACTTCATCATCAGACATTTCTGGGTCAATCTCAATATCAGTTAACATAGGAATTAACTCACGCATAACTGTGTAGCCAGCAATTTCTAATTCCATTTCGTTGTCTTCATTATATCTTGCAATTTCATCTTGTAACTCAATAATCTTTTTAATATCATCTTTTGTTGGTTCGTAAATTGTAATTTGTCCTGTTGGAGTATCTACAATTCGATAAACCACTCGTTTCTTTGGGTCATTCTTTAAACTTTGAAGTTTAACCAATAAACGTTATCCCACCTTATTAATTATTATTTTAACTTAATTATTATACCATATTGTTATAATTATGTCAATATATTTTAACAAAATATTTTCATTAAATTATGTACAAAAAGCAAGGTAAAACCTTACTTCTTCAATATTTATTCCTTGTTGTCGCCCTTATCATTATCTAACTTTCCTCTTAACTCATTATTAGATTTATCTTCTAATTGAGCTAGATATTTAACTAATGATTTTGGTATAGTTACACCTAACTTACCAGCATTTTCTACAATAGAAATACCTTCGTTTGCTAGTAGCGTCATTAATACTGGGAGTCTGGTTATATCAGCTCCGCCAAAGACTACCATATCAAGACCATGAGCTACGATAATCACGCACCACATTCCAGCTTTTTTAAAGATACCTTTTGTAAATATCTTAGACTCTATTTCACCATTATTAGTGGCATTCGCAAGCCCTGTAAATAAATCAATTAGATTAAACACGAGGAAAAACACTGTTGCTGGGGTAAATCCTCCGATTAAAAAGCTAACTGCTCCCATTATCATGCCGACATATCCCCCAATATCATATACCATGAGTTTTCCTTTCATAGTACGTCACTATCCTATGCCAAATATGTTGCAAACTTTTTCTTGCAAATATTGAATGCCTCTTTACGTGTTAAATCATCTAAAGTTTCAGCTTCTTGACCTGCTAAATCTTCTTTAATAATTTTGAATGAACCAGTAATATAGTTTGAGTCTTCTTGACCTGTGATAGTGATATTAACGCTATCTGTTACACCATCTTGACCGAAGTTGTAACTCATTTGTGTTGTACGAAATTCCATAATTCATTACCTCTATTCTTTATTATTGTCTTGGTTTTGATTTTCGTATTGTGCTAATTTTTCTTGTAATTCTACTTTTTCAGCAAACAACAATGTGTTTTCATACTCCAACATTGCGACCTTATTTGCTAATTGTTTTCCAATAATTTCTTCTCTTGTCATAATATATCCCTCCTATTTTCCAACTACCGACAAACTTTTTTCTAAATCTTCTAATTGTTCTTTTAGCATTGTCACCAATAACTTCTTTACACCAATTAAACCGCCATCGGCAATAGCCTCACTATATTTTTCGATAGGTATTTCAATTTCACCATGAATATTTAGTTTTTTTAGTGTGTAGTTCATATCAACAAATTTGTTATCCGCTGTGAATAACATGCCACCAAATAAAATTTCGTCTAATACATTGCTGTTATCCATTGATATTCCTCCTTTCAATTTCTAATATTCTGAAAGTTAAGTCTTCAATTTGTTTTGCTTGTTCTTGTGCTGTTGCAATCAATCCAGTAATTAAATTATTTGTATTTACCCCTTTGTCACGTGTCGTTGTAAACTCTTGCGGCAGATTATATTTTTTAACTTCGTTTACATCATCTATGATAGCTCCATAATTATCCTTTTCTTCACTAGACTATGTCTTATAACGATATTTGTACAAATCAATACTTAAAAGCTTTGACATAAAATCTTTTGTATCTAAAGGCTCTATGTCAATTTTCTGACTTAATTGTGAGGTAGTTGTAAAAGCGTGAGCTTGAACCTCCCATAGGTGCATACTTGCAAAATGATTTTTATAGTCTTCACCATCTCTTGTTGTCCGCTTATTAACAACATCTATCCATTGATTTCCGTCATATCCAAATAATCTTTCGCCACCATCTTTTGACCCAAATATAAAACCATTCACCCATGCGTTTGAATTATGTGGTTCTGATTTAACAGCCATTGTGCTTCTATATGACATTATTTCTAATTCTTTCCATCCGTTATCATGAATAGTCCCCAATAAGGTAGCGTCATCTTGCCAATTATAATTTTCTTGGTCGCTCCAGAAGTAGTTGCTCGTATAATGATGTATACCACGTCCTCTACCAGCACCAAAACCAGTGGCATTAACGTTGAATAAAGACCAATATTCGCCCGCACCTACTGCACCACTGCTACTTCTGTATGAAGTACCTTCTTGCCATATACTAAATTCATCACTACCACCAGTAACATCAATTACAAACCCCATTCCATTATAATTAGTAGGGTGGTCTAAATTTTTACGTGCAGTATAATTAGTTCTATCGTTATATGAACCGTCCCAAGCAGTCAAATTACCCAAACGGGCATACCCTGGCTTGTGGTGATAAGGGAAGTCTTCTATACCTTCGGCTTCGGTGTACTTCCAGAAATCTAGTCCACCTCCACTAAAGGTAAAGTATTGATTTCTATTTTGCGAGTATGATATATCTAATCCATTTGGTGTGAACTCTAATTTACTACCAGTTTTGTCATCTAATACCATACCTTTAGCATTCAACGTGCCATTTATTCTTGTATTGCCATTTATAGTTACACCACCAGATGTGATTGCAACTTCCGTATTTTTAACTCTGGTTGATAAATCTCCGATTTTAGAGTTGGCACTATTAACATCAGCCTGTGTTGCTCCGCCAGCTTCTTGTACCCTTAACAAGAACTTACTGTTATCTTGTAAGAACTCGGTGCGACTATTTAGTGGACTGATTTTATTATCAACGTCTGTCTTGGTATAAACCGTATTAAATTTGTTGGCATTGGCTGTAATTTGACCTTGTAAAATTCCTATTTTATTGTCTGTATCATTTGGGTTAGGTGTCCATGGTGTTGCTACGTTACCAAGTTCAATCTTGAACTCTTTCCAACCAAATGTAACACTACCACTATCATTTCGCCCTACTGGTATATTCCATGCAGAAAAACCTGTTGGTATAATACCACTGGCAGTACTATATCCACTTTGTCCAGCTTTAATTACATTCCCACCAATAGTCTTTTTATCAGTCCATATCTGTACCCATGCGTCTTTACTTGGCTTTTCTATCCATACACGAACTGTCATGTATTTACCTTGATAATCTTGCAAATTATTAAACGATGTTGAACTAGAACTACCAACAAACAACCATGGACTAGTAGTTATGTTGGTCAGTTCATTACTTGTGTGTTTAGCTAAGTTAATTCCACCGCCATCAGAATTCACTACATCTTGTATACTTGTAAACTTAGTACTCCACTCTTTAGCAGTATTAGTCATTTCTTGCCTGTACTGTCCAATGTTTGTTGTATTAGTTCTTACAGTACTTTCCAAATCACCAATCTTATTTGTTACTGTTTGTGTGGCAGATTGTAGCTTTTTATCACTGTCTACTTGTATTGCACTAATCTTTTCCTGTGTACCATTTGCTAATTCAGTAATCTTATGTTCATACTTACCAATTTCACCAGTGCTATCATTGTATTGTATTTGGCTAATCATACGCTCAAACTTAGTATCAGTCTGCGTAGCTTTAGTGGTAGCTATATCTATTCCAGCTTGTAAATCTTCTGGAGCTGGAGACCAATCCGTTGCGATTGTCCCTTTCTCTAACTTAATTTTCTTTAGTCTAACTACTTTATCAAATGGTACTACAACCGAGAATATGGGATTTCCACCTAACCATACATTTTCTAACTTATATAATTTCAACGTACTACCAGTAATATGAACTGTTTGTAATGAACCCCATGTACCTACTTGTACATCAAATTCTTCATCATTGCCATCGTTACTAGCCCAAAAGCTAATTGAATAATAGTCGTCAGCATTTAATCCATTATTTGAGAACGATTGATAAATGCGATTGTTATCGTTATCGTCAATTCCACGTATTCTTACATAATCATTAACTATTTGACTAGATACATTGTTATTTATCCAAATATTGCTTGTGGTTAATGGTACTAAACTGTCTTTCAACAGATTAGTTCCACCGACACTAAGATTATCCAGTCTATTACTTACACTAGCTACCTGTGTACTTACACCTTTAATACCTTCATTAATTTGTGTAGTAACTTTAGAGAACTCCCCTGTGCTTGCGTTATAGCCAGTTTTTTCAGTCAATCTGTCAAAACCATCTTTGGTTTGAGTTGCAACTGTTTTAACCGACTCAATGCTTGCGTCTGTATCTTCTGGAGCTGGCGACCAATCTGTTGCGATAGTACCTTTCTCTACTTGAGCCATCTTAGTCCAATAAGTAACAGTACCATTATTATCTCTACCTCGTGCATGAAGACTAATATTAGTTGTATCTGACAATAATGTTTTAGTGAATACCAATCTCTTTTCTTCACCAGGACTTACCCAAGCACTAACGTCTGATGACGAACCATTTTGTTTATTTTCACCATTAGCGTTCCATTGATATATTTCTAAGTCTATCCTACCAGCACTAGAACTATCATTTTTGACCCATGCACTAAATGTGTATGTGCCGCCGCCTTCTACTTCCACATCAGAAGATTGTTGATTAGAGGTTGGATAGCCAACTGCCCAACCACCACCAGTAAACTTAACATAATCCCTAGTAGTGTTACGCATTAGGTTAGTTCCACCGACTTGAATGCCATCTACTTTGCTATTAACCCCATCAATTTTCTTACTTACTTCACTAACTTCACTCTTGATTTTGTCTGGGAATACTTTAATATCTGCCGTATTCTTAGCAACTCTATTTATTAAATCGTTTACTGTCGATTGTGAAGCCTTTAAATCAACTTCCTCTTTCAACACACTTACACTTGTATTAGTAGCTTTAATATCATTGCCTAATTTTTCTGTTTGCGTATTGAGTAAGTTAATCTTTTCAGAGTCTTGTTCAATCTTTGTTCTTTGCTTAATTAAACTAGCTTGTTGGTCTAATGGGTTTACTTCATAAGTCCCATCATTTACATCAGAAAACTTAGCAAAGAAATTAGTTAGATACATATCATATCCAGTTATTGTTTCTGGAACTACGATACATGCTTTAGCTACGTCACTTCTATCATTACTTGTCTTATATACACCACGTGCATATCTAAAATTGCTACCAGATTTAGTAATTTGACTTGCGGATAAACCTAATTTTTGTAATGTAATATCCTCGTAATTTACTCTGTTGTTTGAAACGTCATAGTATTCAATTCTCAAAACATATGGTGATATATTACCTGTCCCGTCTAATGCCACATCTACACCGACAACTAGCTTTCCTTGTTTGACTGGGAAATAGTTACTCCTTGCACCTAATGCAGTACCAGTTGTAGCTCTATTAACCTTTATCCATGTGCCATCTAGTCCATTAGGCTTTGTTAAACTAACCTTAGAACTTGTATCTCTCCAGTTTTCAAGCGTAGCATTACCGTTATTATCTGTAACAAGGAATGAACTGTTTAGAATTAAGTTACTACCTCCGTCAGATAAAGCCCCTATCTTAGCATTAGTTTGCTTTTCATATTCAGCACTTAATTCCTGTGATGTAGCTTTTAGCTTGCCACTAAACTCTTCTGCTAAGCCAGTAGCCTTATCATCTGTGTACTTTTTAGAATTAGCCTCAATTCCGTCTGCTCTTTGTGTAAGAGTGGTACTTACGTTTTCTATCTTCTTATCTGTTTCAGTTTGCCTTTGTACAATTCCACTAATTTGGTCGTCATACACATCAAACTGTGCCTCTGTGTGTTCTACACGCTTGTATATATCTTGTGCATTGTCTTCCCAAGCATAAACAGTTTCACCAACTTCTAGCTTAGGTCTATTTAGATACAACGTAATATCACTTGTCATACCACTTCTATCAAAAACAAACTTCATTGTGGTTGCACTAGCCACAATAGTTGCGTAGTATCTTTGCCAATCAGTTGTAACTTTAGTATCATGTGGAGTGTATACAGTCTTCATAAGCCCCGAATATGACTTCCCATTATCTACTGTAACTCTTACACCACTTGTATTACTATTAGTACTTACCTTTGCAAAGATAGAAACAGAATATGTCTTACCAACTTCCAATCCATCTACTGTAATACTTAGATTAGAACCGTTATGCAATTCAGCTACTTTAGTATGATTATAACTATCATCATTAACTCTACCTAAAGCCTTATCACTAAATTCCCAACCCATAAATTCTCTTGTACCAGTAAAGATATTAGCTTTCTTGACTTGGAAATCATCAATATCATTGGCTAAAGTGTCCTTAGATACCTTACCTTCGAGCTTGCCAGCTAACTGTGTGATATTACTTCCTTGTGTTGTAACAGTCCCTGTCAATACATCTAAGTCTTGCTTTGTGGCTTTTGATTGTAATTCATTTTTAGTTTGAGTAATTTCAGTTTCGTTATGTTCAATGCGTTCTTTATATTCATCAAAGTCTGTGTTAGACATCTTACTATCTAACTTACCATTGATGTTAGTGATTTCAGTTCTAACCTTACCCCAGTCCATTTGTGCATTGGTTAGGTCATTTCTAACACTAGCTAATTGAGCTGACGTAGCAGTTAAATCACTCTTAGTACTTTCAATAACCGCATTAATTTGTTCAATTTCAGTATTCTTTTGGTCTATATCACCTTGTATATCGGCTTTAGCTTGTTCTAGCTCTTTATTGATAGCTTTTTGTTCTTCCATGAATTGAGCCATGCTATCATCTAATTCTTTTTGAGCATCCTTATAAGCCTGTAATGCCTCTGCCTGTGCTCTCTTAGCGTCTTCCACAGCTTGATTGATAATCTTTTGTGCTTCTTCATCACTTAACCCTGCGTTAGCCACTTCTTCAAGTCTTTGTTGAAGATTATCGGTAGCTTGTTGTGCATTTTGAGCGGCTTGTGTACTCTCATCTACCTTTTGTTGTAGGTCGCTAAAACCTTTGCCACCACCTAAAAAGATTTCGTTGATGGCTTCTACTAAATTATCCTTGCTTTCGGTCTTTAATTCCTCGATAACCCCAACGTCTTTTACGGTAGCGTCATGGTATTCTCCGTTTTCTAAATATTTAATAGTCTTCTTAGCCATTCAACGAAATCTCTCCTCTACGTATTAATCTCTCTTATTTCATGAATACTTTCTATTCAATTTTCTAATATGTACGATAGTTCCTATCGCAATGATAGAAACTATTTATGATAGCGCTTACATTTTATGGCTTAATTAGTCAATAAATGTGTATTCAGCGATTGACTTGTTTTCATCTGGGAACAAGTCAACCTTAATAGATAAGGAAGTTGGTTCTTTAGATGATTGGTTGAATGTGAAGTCAGATTGTGGACGTGCGTTCATGTAGTGAACTTGTGCAAAATGGTCTTCACCAGTTTCAACTTGACGAATTTGTGCGTCTGCGTAGATTTCAAAGCTCTTAGGGAACTTGTCAGCAGAAACAGTTAATTTGCTTGCACCTTGTACTTTTGTTTCGTAGTATGCAACGAAGTCTGCATTGATTGGAGCTGCGTCTGATAATTGTACCAAACCGCCTTCTTTTAATTCGTATGTCAATGCAGCTTCTGTTGTAGCTGTAGCAGCTTTTTGTGCAGCTTGCTTAGCTGGTTCTGTTGCTTTAACTGTTGCACCAGCTTCTTCTGTACCTAAAGCTGTTGTTGTTACTTCAACTTCTGCAGATAAAGCTGATTGTCCTTTTTCTGGACTTGTAGCACGTACTGTGTACTTGTATTTTGTTTCTGGAACTAAATCTGTATCGTTATAGCTGTTTGTAGCAACGTCAGCAATCTTAGCACCATCACGATATAAGATGTAAGTAGCAGCACCATCAACTTTATTCCATGTGATTGTAGCTGTCTTATCTTTTGCTGTAACAGCAACTTCTTGTGGCATAGCTAATGCTTGGTCGCCACTTGCTACCTTTTCAAGAACTTCAACTCTGTGTGAAATTCCATCGCTATCTAATTGGAATACAGACAATGTACCTTCTTTAGGAACAAATGATAGTTTTAATTGCTTAGAAACAGAACTTTGTAGACGTTCTTTCTTGAAGATGTCGCCTTCTCCTTCTTCAATATCACTACCCATAACCATAGCAAGTAACTTGTTGTCAAAGATTTCACTTTCGATTGTTAATGTACCTTGACGTCCAGAGTCAAATGCTACTGCGTTGTTATTTTTCTTCTTTGCGTATACTCGGTCTGCCTTATATTCAGCGTTTGTTGCGTTTGCGTAATCTGCATAGAAGAAGATACGACCTGTTGCTTTATCAATCACTGTAAAGTTAGCAGCGTCTTTCATAGCGTATGTTGCCATATATCAAAAACCACCTTTGGTATTAATTTTTATTATTTTTAATTAGCTTGACTTTAGATTGCCAGCTAGTTAATTTCATATTTTTAGTATCGAACTTGCTTGATGTGTAGAATGCTAATTCTTCCATATGTGCCTCACGTTCCATATAGCCATTTAGCATATTTACGAATTGGTAGTAAGTTAGGTTTTCAATCACGTCTGCTGTCATAAATGAGCCAGTTGAGATTTGTAAAATCAATATTTTATCTCCGAACTCACCGCCATTATCATTCTGTTGTTTCTGCAAACGACCAGCGTAAACTTTCTTCCATATATCAAGTTTCCTATCATTGCTTGCTACATTCTTAGGAGCAATCAAATCTGGGTTCTCTTGATAAAGAGTTATAACCTTGATGTAGTCAGCGAACTTTTCATATTCTTCTACATCTATAATCCAATCTAACTTCTCACTAACTATCTTTTTACTAGCTGGTAAGAGTTGGAAATCTTCTGGGTCACATTCTACCCAATAAGCTAAGCTCTCAATTATATAATCACTAAGCAAAATCTTGTTACCAGTAAGCAATTCGCCTACTTCATTATTTGCCTCTTCATCAAATGCCAGTAGTAATAGTGATGGAAATTGTTTCTCCATTTCATCTACGATTTCTGGCATACCAGAGAATATCTTTCGTACTGAGTCTGTGAAAGGTCTAGCCTTCATCATAAACTCGCTTTCGCCATTCTCTATAATTTCCTTAATCTTTGGTACGTGTATCTTGAACTTATCCTCATACTCAACATCTCGACCTAAAATCAACTTTGTATAGTTAATCCCCATAGTCATTACCTCATCAAGTCAATAACTTTCATCTGTAATACATAACCACCGAATTTATTGTTTTGGTCGAATAGTTCTGTTAAGTTACCTTCTTTAATATGTCCCATACCATAATCATCAGAGTCTTGGAACAAGTCATATACACGCATTAGTAATAGGTCACGTCTATCGCCATAATCAGTATTCATAATGGATATATCATTCAAAATATAAAACCAAATGTAACCCATTGTGAATTGTTGTGAGAATTGTCGCCATGACTCTTGTGGGATAAAACCAGATATACCCAAACTGATAAATGCTTTTTGTGTTTCTACTGTTTGTGGAATATATCTATAACTAAAGATGTTTTGATTGATTAAATCGTAACTTTCATCTTCGGTTAAGTCTGGTCTATCCAATGCGTCTGGTGTACTATATTTCAACAACTTACCGATTTGCTTATCTAAACACAACGTTTCTATAATCTTTTGTCGCCAATCAACTATCTTCATAATTGAATTTTGATGTTGAAATGGATAACGTCTGTCCATTGTCATACCAGAGTCACCAAGTTGTTTTACACGTTTTTCATCTGGTACTGTGCTAGGGTCAACAATCATAGGATTGTAGTTTTCTTCTGACCTAGCACGTACATCTTTCATTCTGTCTTCTCTAGTATCAATACCTATGTTTGTCAAAATTTACCCCTCCTATCCCTTGTTTTTATTGTGGGAAAATTTTCAAATAATCATCTTTGCTAAATTGGTTTACATCTATCAATAACTGAATATCTTCTTTTGTGAATAGCCCTAAATCATAGAACTCTTTTACGAACTCATAACCGTATTGCATTTTACTTGTCCCCCTTAGCATTCATTGCATTTTGCATTACCAATGTTTTAACTGCACCTTGTAGCGTTTTAACATCTTTAGCTAAACCAGCAATTAATACCGTTTGCTTAGCTTGTAACTTTTGTTCTAGGGACGGTTCTTCAACCACACCATGCTTCTTTAACCATTCACTTTCGGAAATACCAGTCCATGTTTGTGTTTCTGTATTCCATACTGGGTCATACAATCCAACACCATTTTCATCAACAGGTTCAACTAAAGTTGCATTAGCTGACACTTGAGTGTCATCAGCAATGGTATCTGCACCAATGTATTTAAATGTCTCTTTATTATAAAAGAATATATATCTCATTAATTACCAGCCTTTCTAACTGCACCAAGTTCTTCAACGATTTCGTCGCTCCATATACCCAACTCATAGATTGTTCGAGCAAATATAGCGCGATTTTTGGCACTGGTACCATCTTTTTTTATTTTAGTCCCATCCCAGTTGTATTTATCTCCATTATTAATTGGATTTTCGACTGTTGTGCCACCAAAAAAGCCACCTTCCCAGTTAGAATTTTTAAATTCCGAATATAAAATCAATCCTTCTAGTACATTCATAATTGTATCTGGAATTGAATATATTGGAAAACCACATTTCCTAAGTTGATTTGGTGAGTCTGGTCTAAATATTGCGTCGTTATTCCAATACAAAGAATTATATACAATACAACCATTATCAAATAGAAGTTTCCATGGTTTAGTGCTTGTGTCTAGCACATACCCAGTTGGTGCGTGTCTTTCGACTTTTGCCTTTAATGAATTGATGAAATCTTGTTCTGAACCAGAATTGCCTAAATCTAACCAAATTTGGTAAGCTGATTTACCATCTTGTCCATTCTTTCCATCAACCCCATCACGACCATTAGTGCCATTTATACCATCTTTACCGTTGACACCGTCTTTGCCATCAGCACCACGTTCACCAGTATCGCCCTTGTCGCCTTTTTCGCCCTTATCACCTTTTTCACCCTTGATTTGCTCTATACTCTCAACCTTTTTAAGAGCCTCATCAATGCGTTTGTTAAATTCTTCGATTGTGATAACAGGAATGGTTTTACCGTCAACTTCAGCTACGTTCTTATCAATCTTGAATGTGCCATAGTCTTCATCTGGGTAGATACTGTCTTTATCTTTGTAACTATCCCAAACTTCAACCTCGTAATCATCTGGTGTAAAGTCTTTTAATTTATCTGTTGTTAGGACTAACTGATTACCCTTAATTTCTAAGTCGTATTCAGTTAAATATCCTGTATTGTTTTTGATTTTTAATTTATAACTATGTTCTGGGTTTAACTGAACTTCTTTAATACCACTAATCAAATTGATGGTTAGTTCCGTATTGCTATCTAAATGTTTAAATACTTGTGGTTTAATCTTTAAACTTTTCACTTAAACTTCCTCCTAGAACATGTTTACAATAGTTATTGCTAAATTCTTAACTACACCATTAGCGTCTTTTGCCATGATATTTGATTTTTGACCTACCAATCTTCTATCTTTCTTAACCCTAATTGCTAAGGTGTTTTCTGTTCTGTCTTGGATAGTAAATGGTAAATCTTCAATATCAGCAGCTACCCATTCTGTTACGTTATAAGGTTGTTCCACACCTTGTTCATCAGTGTAAACAGTCTTGTATACATAACTTCTACCTAACTTAGCCCTATCTTCACCGACTATCTTCCAGTCAATTTGTGGTTGGTTAGGTTCTTCTGGTGTATCGCCCGTATTGTCATGATTTTCATCATCTTTAGGCTTATCATCCGTATCTGGATTTGTAGGTGTCGTATCTTCTCCACCCTTATCTTTATCTTTGTAATCATCAGCTTGCCAATAATTAGCTATCCCTAGTTCATAGTTATCTATTTCTGGGTTCTTTGTATCTTCATCAAGTAAGAAGTTAATCAACCCTACACGAGAGATATTATCGGCAAATTCAATCTTATAAACATTACTACCGATAAATAATCTAGTCCCGATACCCAATTTTCTTGTTTCTTCATTATCTTGCAGATATAACATCATCTTGGCATTAACCAATGAAGTATAGTTACCAGCAAAGCTAACACCCAGTGTATACAATGTCTGGTTTTGTACGTATGCTCCCCAGCCTTCACCGTTGTTACATACCTTGTGACCGTCATAATCTACAATCCATTTCAATTTTTGGTTTACTTCTTTAATCTTTAACTGTTGATGAGTTGGAATTGTTTTGTGTTCTTCTGTAAATACAAGCCATTCAGACTCACCCCACTGTGGTACGTCCCATTGAAGATAACTACCAACGTTACATTCAACATCATTGTCTAAGATAAGATACTTATCATCTGACAAGTCTTTGTTGTTAGCTTGTGAATGGTCTTGGAATATAGCATATTCTTTACGACCGTCAATGTAACAAGGAAATCTATTCAATGTGTTTTCTGAATAAATCTTATATTCGTGTGCTTTACGTCTGTAATTACGCTCATAAGTATTATCACCTAGAGCTTTCATTCTTCTAAGATATGCGTCTGAATATCCCATTAAGCCATTTCCCCTAACACTTCTGGATTTCCAAACTCAACTCGTTGCACCATGATTTGAATTTCTTTGTTTAATTTGTCTTCCATAGATTGTAATTGCTCTAAATACTTATAACCTTGTTGTGCTGCATAATCTCTATCACCGATAGCCTTAACCATTAATTCTTCTGAGTACTTTTTATTACGCACCCATTCTAATTTCATAGCTTTAGCCAGCATGATTTCTTCATATCTCGTAAGCTCAACATTGAATTGACCTTTTTCATAATCAACATCAAGTAGGTCTTTGGCAATATAGTTTACAAAGCCACCTAAAGCATTGCTTAGAAAGCCTTGTAACACTTCGTCTAATTCGCCATCATCATTTTTAGCAATCGCAGCTATTTCATAACTGTCTATGGAATTTAGAAACAACTTAAACACTTCTTCAAAACTTGTATGTGGCTTTTCTTCCTCAACCACCGTTTCATTCTCATCAGTTGTTACTTCTTCATTTGTAGTAGGTTGTTCATCTACTACTTTTTCTTCTTCGTTATCCAAATGCTAACACTTCCTTTCCAATGGAAGATTAGCCTTTAACATAGTCCAAGAATGTTTCTCGTTCATCTACTGGTCTTGTTGCTTTCAATGCTTGTAGCTTACTATAATCGTTTAATTCACCTTCACGATATAGTGCAACAGAACGTTCAATGATAGTTTTCTTGATACGACCTTCTAGTTGCACCTTGTATTCTTCCAAAGTGCTATCTTTGATAAAGTCGTCAAGTTCTTCTAGGTCAATGTCATATTCTTCTTCCATTTCTTCATCTGAAAGTCCAAGAATAGACTTAAAATATTCTTCATAACTACGGTTTACACGTAAGCTACGTGCAATATCAATAACTGAATACTCATCAGAATTTACGTCCACAATGACTAATGAAAAGTCTTCTAAATACCTCTTTAACTGACGTAAATCTTCAAAATTTACAAATTCTTCATCACCATATTTTTCCATGCTCAAGGTTAAAACCTTGTTAGGTGATTGGTATTCAAACATTCCATCTGTGTTATTTGCCACAGTGACTTCTACGTCTGCTGGAATTTGTTTTCTTACTCTCTTTTTTCTTTCATGATTTCTAGCCAACCTACTCACGCTCCAATCTCTTAGTTTGCTAAAATCTCTAAACATGACAAAGGAGTCGAACCTTTATCATGTAATCACTTACAGTAATTAAGCTAATTTAGCCATACCGTAAACACGCATTTGCAATACTCCAACACCGAGTTTTCTACGTGTTGCAAATCCTAATTGCATAGATGTGTTAGATGTTTGGTCTGCTTCGTACACTTCTGTTGTACCTTCTGTAACAACACCAACAATCTTTTCGCCAGCTGGTAATACAATAACTTTGTCATCACCAATAGCAAATTCATCTGAGTTTGTCTTAAATGCTTGTGGAATTTCAATTAATTTCAAGCCACGAACCATTCCCAAGTAACCTTTTTGGTTAAGTTCGTTCTTCATATCGCCACTGTATAATTGAACATTGTCTAAAGCAGCGATTTTAGCTAATGCAGAAGCTGTACCATAGATAGCAACTTCTTTACCACCAGACTTAATCTTGATACGTTGTGCTAACTTAACAAGACCATCAAGTGTTAAGCTACCTTCAATTTTGTCGTTTGCACCTAATAGTGTGTATGATTGTTCCAAACCTTCTGCAATACGTTCTTCGATAAATGATACGAAACCGTCAGCAACACGATTTACAAGGTCTGTCCAATCAATATCTCCAGCCATGAATTGTTCAAATTCAGCATATACAGCTGCTCCATACCATTCTGTTTCGATTGTGAATGAACGACCTGTAATTGTTTGTCTACGCATGTCGTTTGCACCACCAGCGATACGTCCTACACGAACTGCTTTAGGGTCATTGTATGTGAACAATGGTTTGTCGCCTAAGTTAGCTGTACGGTAGTCTGCAAAACCGTCTAATTGGTTCTTCAAACGTTCTGGGATAACAACATCTAAAGCTGTTTGTAAGATACTAAATACTTCCCACTTGTTCTTTCCCCAAGATACTGATGTAAATTCGCCACCCAAAGCGTCTTTAACAGCGTTACGCATTGCGTCAGAAGCAGAAACGTTGTTAAATTCAAGGTTGCGATTATGATAAGCGTCTTTAGCTAATTTTGCTAAATCTTTCATTTCGATTGCCATAATAATCTAATTCCTACCTTTCGTTAACCAAATGCGATAACGAATACTTCGCCATCTAAACCATGATTTTCTTTGCCGATTACTAAACCAACACCGTTACCAGATGAAGCCTTCTTGAAACCTAAACCAGCGTCACCAACGTCAACATGGTCGCCAACTGCTGCACCAGATACCAAATCTTTTGTTACAGAAATGATTGTACCTTCATCTTTGTGGTATGCACGTCCTGTATCTCCGTCTTTCAATGTAACGTTTGCTACGTCAAAGTGTGGGTCACCATAGCTAATTACTTCTGGTGCTAAGAATACATTTGCGTCTGCATTTCCTGTTGCCTTTTCTACCAAGCGGCGTTCTCCATCAGCGTCTAATACACCTAATTTGAAGAATTGTCCTGGCTTAACTTCTTCTTTGATTGCGATAGATTCTACGTGAGCTGTTGCAGCTACTCTATCTAAAAATACTTGTGCCATATTTAATAACTGTCCTTTCTAATTATGGAATAAAGCGTTTGCAGCACCGTAACCAAAATCTTCACTAAAGTTATGGGCTTGTACTGCTACCTTTTTGTTGTTTTCTTTATTTGCACTAAAGTTCGCTCCAGACTTGTAAAGAGTAAGAGCAATTTCCTTTTGTACGTCTTCAAATGACATAGCAGAGAAGTTGTTTTGAATACTTTCGTATGCTTCCTTGCTCATCAATGACTTGGATTTATCCAATTCTTTTTGTTTTTTATCTTTTTCATTGTCAGCTTGATATTGTTCAAGTTCTGCCAAGCGTGCTTGCAATGCTGCTACTTCTTGACGTTGAGCTTCTACTTTTGCCACTTCTTCAAGTGTTAAGTAAGTTGGAACTACTTCTGTGTATTCACCCAATTTAACTGAACCATCAGCATTCAATGAGTAGTTATAGTCGTAGTATTTGTCATCTTCGCCCCATGAACGAATGATTGCATGTGTATCAAATACATCAACTACAGACGCACAATAATCTGTTGCAGCGTCCACAGCACTTTCAACAGCACCAATTTTATTTCTAAGAGATAATTCAAATTCTGACTTGCCTTTTTCTTTTTCATCATCTTCGCTACCCTCATCTTCTGTGTCTTCTGGGTCTTTTTCATCATCTGCAAAGTCTTTCTTTTTCTTACTCTTTGAACCACCACATGAAAAATCCTCATCATCTTCATCAGTAACGTCTTCTTTTTCATCTTTGTCGTCATCTGATTTAGGTTCTTCTGTGGACATTTCTGCGTGGTCGTCTGTACCAGCGTCAGAATCAGCTTTTTCTTCGCCTTCATCTTTGGATTGTGGTTCGGACTTGCCACTAACAGTTGCTTTTGCTGGTTCTTTTTCAGCCGTTTTTTCTTCGTGCTTTTCTGTGTCTTCAACAACTTCTTCGTTGTTTTTATTCTTGTTGCTTTCAGCCAAGACCATTTCTCCTTTCTGGGCTGCAAATTCAGCCATCATGGTTTTGATTGTTTCTTTAATTTCATTTCTTTCAAACTCTGTTGAGATTGTTGAACCTGTCATAGCTGGTGGAACATCATCACCCAAGATACATAAGCCAGCAAACTTGCCATCTTCAAAAACTACACGTCCTTGATTGTCTATATATCCGTCAGTGTCAATGATTTCCATAGATTGACCTTTAGAACCATTTGAGTTTTCAAACAATTCCATAACTTCATCAAATCTAGTCCATAGATAACCATCTGCTACCAACCATTCCTTACCACCTGTTGTTTCAAAGTGAGCATTGTGGTCTTCGCCGATAAAACCATAAGCATTGGTCTTAAAATTGATTTCTATGTCATGACCGTTCCATGTAATCTCTTTGCCATGTCCTCTAAAATCATCTTCATCATTACCGTTTTTGCCGATAACACCTAAGATAGGAACATGAGCTAGAGTAGGGCTCATCTTTTCTAATACTTCTTTTGAAAAGACTGAATTATTAAGGTTCTCCCCTGTATGAGCGATATAGATTTTAACCTTTTGAAATCTGGTATCGGGCTCAACCTCACCAATTTCAAAGTGAGTGGGAAGGTTAATGTTTTTTAATCTAATCATTTCTAACTTTCCTTTTCTCCACTATCATTTCTCGCCATCTAACCTATCAGTATCATCAGTCGGATTATCCGTTTCTGGTCTACCTCGACCCTGCTCACTCACTTCATTAGCCGAGATTGTGTTAGATGTTGGTTTTACAATCATCAAATCGTCAATACCTAATGCTTGTTGTTCAAAACTTAATTGGGAAACTATTTCAGAAGGTGAGAAACCATTAGCAGCAAGGTAATTCAAGCGTGAACCACCATAAGACAACTGGTCTTTTTGTAATGCCACATCATCTTTTAAGGTAAAAGTTGTTTGTCTTACGAACTTAATAGCCCACTTAACCTTACCTTTTGTCTTAACTTGTGCTATTTCACTGTTGTAATAGTTCTCTAATAATGGGAATAGGTTTGTATAAACCCAATTTGCGTCTTTTTGAATGGAAGTTTTGACAATGTTGGCACTTGTTGTATCGCCACCGAATAATGGGGCTGGTGTACCAACATCAAAGAATAGTTGCTCGGTTGATTTTTTAACTGTATCAAGAGCATTTGTATTACCAGAATTGGTTAAAGGAACGTTTTCCAATTTAGTAGGGGTTGTAACATTGACTACACCCTTTGGAAGTCTTGAACGAATTGCACTGTCGTAAACTTTAGCTTCCTTAGCTGTCATAAGAATACGACCGTCATTATCGACTGGAATTTTAGAATGTAAAATACGAGTGGTGTCAATACCATCTTTAATATCAACATTGTTTTTAGCTTGTGCCACAGACATAATATCTAGTAATACACCAGCAAACGGTGAAACTGCTAAGCCACCATAATCTAATGCACTAGAGTCAAATGTAAATGCCACGCCTTTTTCTGATACAAAGTAATATCTGTTGTTGTACCAAGAGTTTTCATCAGTTGCATTACCGTTTTGATATTGCTCATAAGCTGTTTGTAATTCTTCTGGTAATGTTGTTAAAAAGTCTTGTTTGAATTTTGTGACGTCTATCATAAAGCGATAAACACCATTTTCAATACCACGAATTTTGCACCATTCAATAGGAAACTTCATAAATGATATTCCGTCTGAGTCTTCTATTTTGTAGTAGAAAGTAACTCCTTCTATAAGTGTGTCCCTAAAGAATATTGGTGCGTAATACTTGATATTGTATTGTTCTAATGCGTATGCAATATCTATATAATCATTACGCATGTTCACTGTGTCTATGTCATAGACTTTATTACCTAAGATAGGTTTAATTGCGAAATTGTATGTGGGTAATGATTGATAGTAATCAATTACTTTAGCCAAAACACCATACTTATTAACACTATCTCGGATAGTCGCAGCTATCTGTGGTGCATTATCATATGGTCGTTGCAGATAAGTAGCAACGTTACTCTTTTCAGTAGCTCCAGTGGTTGTAGGTTTTAACCCAGCTTTAGGGTCAGCTACAATATTTGCAAATTCTTCACGTTTTGCTTGGTTAGCTCTAAAATTACGTCTTGGCTTTTTTCTTTGTCCTCTCACATCTTCACCTACCTTATACAAATATAAAATCCAATAAATTACGACTAGCTTCTTCTGCTCTCAAATCTTTTTCCAACTCATTAGCATAGAAGTTACCGTATGCGATAGAACTATATCTATCTTTTGTTGTTGTACCTACTTCTTTGATACGGATTTTACCTTCACGCACCTCGTATTCTAGGTTAACCAACTCATTAACTAGAGCTGTTGCTTGGTTAAATGAATACAATTCTTTTTGTTGCTCCTCTACTGATTTCTTTAAGAAACCACCAGAGTTAACTAAATCTTCACGCTTTTCAATATGGTTAATTGGTAATCTTAATTTTCCACTTTCAATAGCTGAATTTAGTGATTGAGCAATTTCATTGTTAAATGCTGCGGAAGCCTTAACCGTATATACAATAGGTAAACCATGTGTTTTTGTACGTTCATTAGTTGCCTCATCGTTCATACTTGCCCAAGCTGGATAATCTTCATCACGTTCTTGGTCGTGTAAAACTGTTGCACATGCGTCAAAAACACCTAAACCATTTCCGTTTGCGTCCATTACTACATAATCGGCTTGGAAGTCGTTATATAGTTGTTTCAATCTAATAGCTAAATTCTGACTGGAGATACTATCGTTAATACTTTCAAGGTAAACAACCTCTCTACGATAACTATCACCATCTCTTATTAATCTGAAACATGTAAATGCGGAAGTATCGTTTTTAACGTGTTTATTACCACCCATAAGAGCAATATCCAGTGATATAATTCTTATTTCATCAATATCCCTACGTTTAGGCATATTTGACAACTTTTTAGGTTGTGATAAGTTCTTATTCTCTAAATATTCACGATTTGTAGGTGGAATAAACGTCTTATTTAATGTTCTAATCTTGTTTAATTTATCTAATTTGAAGTAAGCCTTGTCATTTTCACCGACAAATATAGCTTCATATTCCATATCAAAACCGTTTTGGTCGAAACTATCACTGGTTCTTTCATCATTAACAATCTGTTTTGTTAACAAACCATGATGTATTGATAACTGATATGGTAAATCTGCTACAAAATATTTGTCTCCTTTGAGCATTTTCTTTAGATATGCTTGAAACTCGTCCCAAGACCAATGTGATTTCCACCATGCAGATGAAATATAAATCTGCTTGTTTTCTTCTTTTGGATAATCTTTATATTCTGGTAAAGTCAAATATCTTGGTTGTCTTACTACGTTCAAGAATGGCTTTAAAACCTTATCTAATACTGTTTTGTTAACCATACGGAACTCGTCAACGATTAAGATATTGGCACGAATACCACGTGAATTATCGTTAGAAGTTACAGCTTGTATCTTAGAACCGTTTTTAAACTTAACGTAGGCTTCATTGTAACTTGTTTTGATATTATCTCGTCTATTTCCTATTTCAAATCGCAACGCTGCATTTTCGTCATAGAATTTGTCAATCTTTTCGGATATGATTTTTGCAGCCTGTCCTTTTGTACCAGCGGCAAGTGCAATGTTTGTTCCTGGATATAAAACACAGCGAACAATGCAATACCACGCAATCAAAAAGCTCTTTCCTTGTCCACGTGCTGCGATATACATAAATTTATCGTCCTTATTCATCATATAGAATAAGAAACGTTGGAATGGATGCAGATGAGTACCAAAATAGTCTTCCATGAAACGATGTGGGTTTTGTCTATAAAAACCTATCCATTCAGCGAAATTTTCGGCTTTCTTTTGGAGATAACTACTCTGTTCCCTCATACAATTCATTCACCTCTTCTTCACTTGCCATACCAAAGTTGCGTTTGAGTGGGGTGATATACCACTTAGTTAAGTATTCGGCATATCCATCTACGTCTTCATACTCCTTACGAGTAGGAACAGGCTTTGTTGCTTCCCAGTGTCTAATGCTTTCGCCCACGCTTTCGATTTTATCTTCTTTGGTGTTTAGTACAGCTTCTAATCCCAATGTCTTACAATCATCTTCGTATGCTTTACGTAACGCTGGGATAGCCTTCACATCATTTTCTTCAAACGCTCTATCTAAAGCAATCTTTAACTTAACATTGGAGATGTATTTTTCAACCTCAAACTTGGTTGCTGGTTCTTTAATTGCATAAAGGTTTCGTAGTGATAATTCCAAAACTTCAATTTCACTAGCTTCATAACCTGTACCCCAACGGGCTTTCATTTCATCGGTTATTACGAATCCTTCTTGTTTATCTTGGTCTTCGTATTCAAAAACGGAACTAGCAAATCCATCCGTCCAAACCTTGCTAATGCGTGATTTGTAAGTAGACCATGCTACATTTTTCTTTCCGCTTTCTACCGTATTTTCGTATTTGTCAATCAAGAAAGGCATGTTGAGTAGAAGACACATATCAATAAATGATTGTTTGTTTTCTAGTTCAACATTTCGATTTGAACAACTTCGACAAACTCCGAAACCATTTTCAGATAAAAGAGTATTGTTGCTATCAATCAAACTCTTTTTATTGTGGCAGAATACGCATATACCTTCTCTATTCGCCATCTAAACCACTCTTCTCTCTCATTTCTAGTGTATGTAGTGCATTTACTAGGTTATTCAAAGTTTTTGCGTATCGTTCTAGGTCTGCCATATCATGAATGTCTAAATCAGTCTTATTTGCTAAAATTGATATTTTATTCATGATTTTCTTAATGTCGCAACGGAGCTGAATAATTTCTTTCAAATATCTTCATTCTCCTTTCTTCTACGATTTCAAAAACATAGAAGCCAGTTAATTGCTAAGCTGTTTTTATTTAAAAGGAGGTGTCTTCAACTACTGGTCTATGCTCATGAAATCGCAGAAGGACTGCGATATATTAAATATGGCTATGATTTGAACCCTAAACCCTCTCACAGCTCTCACGTTGGTTTTCTTATCTCATGCTATGCTGTAGCCACAAGATAAAGGAGTATTTTCAAGTATTCTTATTTCTTCAACTTTTCAGCTAACTTAACTTTATGACGATAACCAGCTGGTACTGTAACAGTTTCACCTGTGAAGCCTAACTTACGTTCATGTTCTTCTTGGTATACTGTTTCAAAAGTTGCAAAACCTGTTAAGCGTAATGTCTTGTTTTCCGCTAAAACATCTTTAACACCAGAAATAACGATTTCTAATGCTTCTGCTGCAACTTTCTTTGTAATTTGGTTATCTGCTGCGATTTTTGCTACAAAATCTGCTTTGTTTAATGTTTCTACTGCCATAAAATGAACCTCTTTCTCGCTCTCACACTCTCTCGTGAGGCACTTTAATTATTATTGGAAACGCTTACATTATTGAAAGTAAACGTACCCTCCTTCTATATACTTTGCAAAGTTATGTGTAATATATACACTTTTTTGGGACATTTTTGACAAATTTTTTCAAAAAAATAGAACAATCACGAAAAATCATGACTATTCTAGGGTTACTATTCCATGTCTGCCTTATATCTTGTCCAAATGACTTGACCGTTTAGAATAAGTTTCTGGATATCATTAATATTAATCTCATTTTTCCATAGTTTATCTGCTTTGTCAGCTGGTAGGGTGCGAACATTATAGTTTACTAAATCTGACAACCGTTTTGTTTCAAAATATTGTTGGAAAATTTCTGGGTTGATATTGTTTAAAATCTCCTCTGTGCCTTTATTATTTACGTAGATTATATCCAGCATTGAGCTTTTCTTTATTTCATTGCGCTTCAACTTGGAATTAATCTCAGAAAACATATTCAAATTTCTCTCAGAGTCAAAACTCAATACGAAATTATCCTTCAAATCTTGATATATCTTTTCTTTTAGTTCTTCTATCACGAAACTTGTGTTTTCGTCCAATAATCTATCAACATAATTGTCGACATAGTCTTCATTAACACTCGCAAGCGCTAAAAGTCTATCAGATGGCTGATAACATTCGCCGAAATACTGCCTAAAAGCGTTATGGCTTTGTTCCATTTCACCATGAACTATTTCGGCAACAGTTCTATCCATGATTATTTTCTCAACTTTTTTCTTGTTTTTATAATCCTCTTTCCACTTACCAGCTTTAAACATATCAGCGGCACGCTCTACCGCTTTTCTTTTAAGCTCGAAGTCGAATTTTCGTGAAATTTCATTTGTCCATTTTACCCAAAAATCATTACTCGTAAATATATCTAATGGTTTAAATACAGTTCTATAATATTCCATATATAATACATCTTTTTGGACATTATAGATACCAGCAAAACGCATATTAAGGTTTGTTTTGAGATTGCTAAGATATTCTACGGTAAGAATAGTGTAAACGCCATCTACAATTTTTCCTTCATCATCAAGCACTTGCATTTTTAATAATGCCAATATTTCCTCATCATAATCACCTTCATCGAATACAAATGACCTAATCATCTCGTCACTTTTTAGGAAATCATGTATACTCTCAGCCATCTTTGCTTCTTTTGCACGTTGTTTTTCAGCTATTTCGTTGCTCATCACTTATACTCCTTCTATTTTCTTTAGTTTTCGACTTTGTCGCATATTCTATAATTTCCCAAGAACCTAACTATTAACTTTCAAAAATCAGACTTAAATAGTTTTGAGTATAATTATACCTAATAGGTAGGTTACGTTATTTTAACAAAGTCTAGCCTTAGTCTCTTTAGAAATTAGAACAAATTATAACTTGTTTTCTTCTCGTAATTTTTTCATTCTTTCAGAAATTACTTTTCTTTCTTTATCACTCATTTTCTTTCTTATTCCAACATTGCCAACAACATAACCATCTATCATTGCTAATTGACCGCCATTAACGCTGTAGCCTTTTCTATGGTTCTTACTTTCATCAATGTATTTTTCATACTTTCTAGCATGTTTCGGAACATCGGTGTAAATATGCCATTGGTCGACCTCTTCTTCATAGATTAAAATCGTTTCACGTTCTTCTCTACTTGGAACTTTCCAATCTTTGATGATTTGTTCTGTCATTTACCACTTATCACCTACCCTACTTACTGTTTTTCTTGTAGATTTTTCTTAATTTTGTCACATACTCTAGTCAGCTTATTGCTTACTGCTTGTGATGATACATTTAATTCTTTTGAAATATCAGCTATCTTATCGTATTTTTTGAATAGAGAAACGAAATCCAAGTCTTTTTCACTAAGACTATCTTTCAAAACATCTTCAAACCATTCAAATGCTGATAGTAGTTCTTTACTTGTAACCTTTTCAATTTTACCTATGTTCATTATGATTTTTCTGATTTCCATTCTGTCAAGATTATCTGTGTTGAATAATCTATTTAGATAACCATTGATACTGGAGTAATCATCTAACACACTGTCCTCAATGGTTTGTTCATTCATCTTCCATTCAGTCAAATCTGTATCAACAGCTGTGTTTTTCCCCATTGCATATGAACTCTTATAATGTTTTTCATTGCGGTAGAATGTATCTTCAATTTTTCTACCCGAGTCAATGTCTTTGCTTTCCAAAAGGTAGTTGGCTACATCATCTAAGAAGTTCCCAAAACTTGTGTCAGATATGTTTTCTCCACCTTTAACTTTATTAGTTACCACTTTATTCAATTTATTTACATCAAATGTATCTTCTATGTACTTAGCTTTATCAGCGTAAGACTTTAAATCATTATCAAACTTAAAAATACTAGGAACTACCCACCTTATTATTTATTCAGACCAACTAAAAAAGGACACACTACCGCTATTAGTAATGTGTCCTTACGCATTTAACACCTTAATTATATCATTATGTGTCGATAAAGTCAAGGCATATTCATTGTTTCGGTATTAAGTTTTAGTTTTTTTGAGAAATTCCACAAATAAAATCTTATATAATATATAGGTAATTATTTGTGGAATTTGAATTACCGTCTAATATACATTCTAAGACGTCTTAACCGTTTTTAATATAATTATACTTGAAATGATTTAAAACGTCTTAGAAATGATTTTAGGACTACTCTCGAACGTGTTATAGCGTTTATACTCTAGACTCTTAGATTGTTATCTTGGTTGCACACTATCTGACATCTGCTGGCAATACTCTTCTGTTATGATATTCTTTGGTTCTTTATTGGGATAGAACCTTAAAGCGTCTATTTCATTTAGCTTTGCATACTGATTATATTCTGAATAGATGTAAGTCTCATAAAAGTGCATAAGCCCATCTATATTCCTTAACGCTGTATAGAATACAACTTCTTCATATCTTTGAGTAGAAACATGCTGGTAGTCATAGATATGAATAGTGGCTATGAGCCTGTTCTCTTCAAGCCAATCGAGAGCTTTATTTATCTTTTGATTTGAATATTCTGTAATATTTTTATCGTCATCTGGTTTGTTTGGTGGAATTGATTTGATAGTTGTGATTGTGGCAGCTGATAATGAACGAATTGAACGTGGTGCAATGACAATACCGTTTGTACTGCCATTGAATTTCTTAGTATTTTCAGAATAGTTAGTAGAAATCATTAGCATGTAAGTGCCTAGAGCCTCAATATATTTATTATGTCTAGTCTTTCTCATAATCATGGTGGCTGTTATTCTTTCCATGTCTATGTGAGCGATATAGGCATACCTTTCTTCAACAAATGGTATCTTAACCTTGTTTGATACGAATTTGATTAAACCTTCTTTTTCTAAATTGTCAATACTGTTATCTATTTTGGTGGATATTCTTAAATCAGAAGGTGATTTTCTAAACACATGCTTTAGTCGTGTTGCTAAATCTTTTTTAGTTGTTATGTCAATCCAGTTAGTATTCATACTGGTTCTATTAACAATACTATTGATTAAGACATAAACCCCTAAGTCAAATAGGGTTATGTCATAATTACTGTATTGTAATTTAGGTACTTTAAAGTAACTACCTTTACCTTCATAACTCTCTTCAAAATTCAAATTGTCGAAGAGAGTTTTATATTTATTCTTTACTAATTGAGTGGAGTATTCCTTATACCCTGGAGTATTAGGAGTAATAGTAATAGTATTATATATATTATTATTCATATAGTATAACTACCCTCTCTCTTAATCTAATAATAGGCAACCTTTAGGTTCTTATATCTAGTATTTATTCTATTACTTTCTCTATCGGCTTTAAAAACCCAGTGTTTTCAACGGTTCTAGCGATTTTACGCTATAAAGATGTGCAATTTTTTGGACATTTCACTATAACATAGCGAGCGAAATAAAATAAATGTACCTTTTATTTCCTACAAAATTTTCAAAAATTAAAAACATGCCCCTATATTGAACCAACTATTTTTAATATAAATGTCGGATTACAGTTTTGAGTTGTCCAAAATTTCTTGGGAAGGTATATATGATAAATTTAATTCCATTCTCTCGAATTGGTGTTGATACAATTACACCTAATTCCTCTAAGATGTCCATGTATTCTTGAATACCTTTCTTTCTAACGCTACCTGTTAGTTTTAAGCCAAATGTAAAGTCAATTCTGTTAGCATATCTTGTACTTGCCATAGTTGATACTGTAACAATACCGTTTTTTAGTGGAATTTCACTCTTGTCAGTCTTTGAGTCGTACTCTTTGTAAAAGGTCAGACAAGCTACAGTATAAACTCCTAACAGTTCCAAAAACTCTTTAACACCGAATTTTCTGTCACCATTTTTGATATTAGTTAACAAAGTGTGCATGTCAAAGTTAGGAAACTTGAAAAATCCGTCTCTGCTATTGAGTTGGTCGTTTTTAAATGGGATAGTTATATCTTCATAAAACGTAGTTCTGGCAGTTTGTCTAATATTGCATTTAATTAAACCAAGTTTTTCAAGTCTGTAAAACGATTCCTTGATACGATTTGAGCTAGTAGAGTCAGTTCTAGTCTTGTTTAACAGCTCTTTAATCAACATTTTAATATGCTCACTGTTTAATATTGCAATCTTAGCACCATCATTTGGTGAAATATCTTCTGCCATGAAGTTTAGAAGTAAATACAGCCCAACATCAGCCATTTTTAAAATGATTCCATCTTCACCTATTGGTGTTCTATCTGCGTCTAAGATAAAACGATACAACCTAAAGAATGAATGTTTTGTATATTTTGTACGCAATCCACCCTTTTCACCAACATGATATTTGCTTTCGAGAGCTTTGATTTTTTTATCTGCCCTAGACATGTTTTTATTTTCCAAATACATACCTACTTTCAATAAAATTCTCAGTATTTAGGTGTAAAACATCAATTTTAATGTATAAAAAATTGACACTTTTGAAAAAATATGTAGGAAAAAAGTCCTACTTTTATTTTCACACTTAAACATCTGTTATAACTAAATTATATCAAATTTTAGAGTAAGGTCAATATATATTCATTCTGTTGGTATAAAGTTTTAGTGTTTTTTAAGCTACAAGTGCTGCTGGTGTTTTAAAATTCATGAGCATATTTAATTCAATTTCATCATCTTCTACGAGTTCGTAGTTGTCTTTGATGTAGTTTCTTACAGCACTAGCCATGAAGTTACGGATATAAACATAGATAAAGCTGCTGGCATTTCTGATAGTTTCCTTGCCACGATATACATGTTCAGCGATTTGCAATAATGCAGATTCCAACCCTTTAGACAATAATTCATTAGTTTCAAAACGTGTAGCCTCACTACTTACTGGAGAATACAACCATGTGTCACTAGATAATAACTTGCTTTCAACTTGGCTCTTTGCTTTGAAGATAGTGTCTACAAACCACTTAGCTTTACTGTAACTACCTTGTGATAGTGTCTTAATACGTCCAAATGTAGATTTTGTTAATACAGGAGCTACCTTATCTTCCAATGATTTAATTGCCATACCGTCTAAATCTTGTTCAGTGGGTTGAGAAACAGGTTGCACACCATATTTTTGTGCGGGAGTGTCTGTTTCATTTGTTTCTCTTGTAATATTAGATTTAGATTGATTATTGTTAGATTGATTTATTGGCATATTTTGCGAGTAGTCACTAGCATTATTTGCTACTAGCGTAGTATCAACGTTTTGAGCCATTTCTTTCTTTTCAAAACTAAAGTTAGACCATTTCATTTTTAGTTCAACATCATCTGGTGTAAGTTCTGGTTGATTTACATAAATCTTGAAGTTTCTTAAACCATGACGAACTACTTTAATAAGACCACATTCGATAAGTTGCTTGCGTAGTTGTGTTAATTTACGCAAAGAAACACCTAAGATATCTGCAGCCTCTTCATTGGAGAAGTAGATAAATGCACCATTGTTGTCTGTAAATGTCTTATCCCCGTTCAAACTATGATATTGTGATACTTGTTGACGTTGTTCATACAAGGAATATAAAAACCATCCTGTTGTTCCTAAACTTCTATACTTTGGATTGTTAACTAAATCTGTGTTTATAGAAACGAATGCACGTCCCATTGTATCTTCGCCTTTTAATTTCATCATAATTATTTTCCTTCTTCCGTACTAAGTATTTTTATGATGAAAACCAAAAAGCAATGTGCTATAATATAGGTAACGCAATAAAGAAGCGTTAATCACATTTGAATACTTTTTGATTTCCACCTAATTGATTTCGTTTGATTTCATCTGGTTGTTTTTACTAGGTGTTAGTCATATAAGAATACCCTTCTGTTTTTTGTTTAAGGTTTTCTTTATGATTTTCGTTCTGTGGTTAATGATTTTAATATCACCTTCGTTTCTTTTTTGTTGTATTGCTTGCGTTCGCCAAAACGTAAGCTATTTGATAATTTAATAGATTTATTTAATTTGTTTATCAACCGTAGTTCGCCAAAACTGACGGTTATTTTTTTGTCTAAATTTTATATCAATTTATTTTAATGTATACCCACGTACTTATCTAAGGTGCTTACGTGAGTTATTTCTTTAGCATAATATATCTTACCAGGAAAATGAAGACATGTTAAGTTTTTTCATGTTTTAAATCGTTTTGAGCACTTTACACGAAGTCTGGCTAATTACACTCATGTACTTCTAAAGTTGCTCATATGTGACTATATGAAGTCTGGTGGAAAGTTATGTAGTGTGAGATATGTACGCTGCGTACGTAGTATATGCAACCGCCCTACCCTACTTCTATAAGGCTAGGATAACACAAAAGAAAGCTGAATAGTAGGGTTAAATGTTGATGTTTCACTGGTATATGGAGGCGCAGTTCCACATGTACAACCGTACACATGTACACATGTACAACTATGTACAAACACGATACTTTATTTTTAAATATAAAAATAGTGATTTATTATCGAATTATATACTGTACAAGTACACATGTGGAACTGTACAAATGTACACAATAATTATTATAAAAACATGATTATATAAGCATTTATTAAACATCTGTTGTACATTACCACATATATACAAGTACAAAATCACACATTTTATATTATGCTTATTTTTTATTTAGTTAAAATAATATAACAAATACAAAGATGTTCTACATTTATACATGTATATATGTGGTAATGTGTACAATGGGGTTGATAAATTATTTTTTTAAGAATATACTAAAAGCATAATATTGGAGGTGCTTATCATGCGTTATACTAAGAAGACTTTTGCTGAATTAAAAGATGTTATAGAAAAACGTGGTAAGGGTATCACAGTTGTTATTGGTAATCAAAAAGGTGGAGTTGGTAAGACTGCCAATGCTACTATCATGTCATATATACTAGCCAAGCATGGTATCAAGACACTTGTAGTTGATTTAGACCCACAAGCTAATGCTAGTGAAACTCTAGTCCATACTATGTCACGAAATTCAGAAGATGGGAGAATACCAGCTATTAAGAAGACAATCTTATTAGGTATATCCGAAGGTGATTTAACTGACCTACCTGTTAAAATTATGGATAATTTATATCTTCTACCTAGTTATATAGATTTTGAAGGCTTCACAGAATATTTATATGAACATACTAATAATGAATATGAAAGAAACCATTTCCTAAAACCATTATTAGACCCATTGAAAGAAGATTATGATGTAATCATCTTAGATATGCCACCATTGATGAGAGAAATTAGAGATAATGCTGTTGTATTATCAGATTATGTATTAATCGTATTACAAACGCAAGAACATGCTTTAGTTGGTGCTAAGAGATACATTAAGAAGTTGATTGAACTTAGACATAAATACGATTTGCCAGTAGACCTACTCGGTGTTATTGGAGTATTAAACAATAGACGTGGACGTGTAGATAAGATTGTTTTAGATGAGGCTAAAAGAGATATTGGTGAAGACCTTGTTTTTGAAACAGTAGTACCTAATATGGAAAGAATAAAGAGATTCCCTATTCAAGGTGTTGGAGAAGATGATAGATTCGACACTCAAGTATTAGATGTTTATCGTAAGATTACTACTGAATTTGCTAAGAGATTAACAGAGGCTGAAACGAGAGAGTAAAAAAAGATATATTATGTTAGAAAGTGTAAAAATATGGAGCAAACTTAAAATATCTTCACAAAAAAATGAATATATCTTGACTTTTATTATAAGCAACCATATAATAAATAATGTAAGATATGGAGGAAAGGAGATAATAGCTCTTTCTAGTTAAGTATTCATATACTTAATTCCATATTGTTATAGTAATGTGATATGTCATCAATCAAAAGAACAAGTAATTTAGAAGACTTGGCTAGTAAGGATAACTTTAAGCCAGAAAATACTTACGATACAGTTAAAAGCGAAGGCAAGACTGAGAAAAGAAGAACACGTAAAGATAAAAGATACAGTTCTATGCGACTTAAAACTGGAACACGTAAAGAATTTGACGCTTATAAACTTGCTACCAAACTTAAATATGATGATGATGGTTTAGTTAGACTAATGGACTTCTGGAAAGCAAATGCGAAGATGTCACAACGTAAAAGATTTGATATGTATCTAATGGGTGCTGAGGAAGAAGACGAAGATTAGTTATCAATCTAAACTATTATATAAATGGACAAAAAGTAACAGATATTAGACGCTGTTGTACCAGCGTTTATATTTGTGGCTAAAATTTGTACACATTTGTACATGTACACATTTACACAAAAATTAGATAGGAGTGATTTTATAGTGTACTGTCAAACATGCGGTGCGATTAATCGTGAGGACGCTAAGTTCTGTTTTAAATGTGGAGATAAACTTGAAAAAGGTATCGAACCAAATAGAATTGTGATTCCAGCAGACGTACAACCACAACATGGTGATGACGAAGATATTGAAGCTATCGAATTGGAATACATCAAAAAGTCATTAAATAGTGGTAGTGGGACTAAGAACCAACAATGTGGTTTTAGAATTAATAAAGATATTAGAGAAAGAATGGACACTCTAAAGAATATCACGAGATTGAAGTTCGATTATCAAGTCGCTGATTATCTTTTAGATTTCCATAGACGTCATGCGACACCAAGACAATTAGGTCTATATGCAGCCTACGATAGTATTAAAAGTAATGACGTAGCAACGGATAATGAATAGACAAGTATACATGTAGAAGTGTACAAAGTTCCACAAATAAAGATGTAAGAATACTTATATATAGGTGTTTTAAGAACTTCATGTACATATGTAGAAATGTAGAACTGTACAAATGTACACAAATATAGTAAATTATGGAGGTAAATAATATGATTTGTCCTAAATGTAATAATGAAAATTCTGATAAGGCTATGTACTGCATGTACTGTGCTAATAAGATTGGTAGAACTTATAATGTGGAAGATAATGTAGAGAAAATCGAAAGCATTGTTGCTGCCAATAATGATAAACCCAAGAGCAAAGGTAAGAAAGCTAAGAATCCAAACCAAGCTGTTAACATTAAGATGAGTGAAGATCTTAAATATGACCTTGAAATATTTAAAGCAATGATGTCTATTAAGTTTGATTACGCAGCTATTAGTTACTTATTGCAAGATTGGGCTGAACGTTTAGACCCATCTGAAAGAGCTGTATATGACGCATTGAGAGCAAGACAGTGAGAGTAGTTAATATGAAACTTTGTAAAGAATGTAGAACAGAAAACCCAGATTATGCGAATATGTGCTGTGTATGTGGTAGTAAAAACCTAGTTCGTTTCGATGAAGTGATTGATACGTATATGGAATTAGACGCAAACAAGAGCAAGAAGAGTACTAAGTTTAATGATTTATGCGAATACATTGACGACCCATTAGTATTAGATGACAAGAGATACACATCAGCAAGGTTAAAAGACCTTACAAGAAGAGTATTTGACGGATATAAGATTGTAGAGAATATCAAATACGATAACGAGGCTACATTTTCATTGGTGAATTATTGGACTACACATCCCGACACTAAGGCATATAAAATCGACAAGTTAGATGATATTGTCAGAATGTATTTTGATAGAGATAAGAGCTTAAGAACTATCTAACCAAGCTAAATAGTGATATAATAAAAGGCGATACAGGGGCTTTCTCCTTTTGCCCGCCTGTGTCACCAATGTGATATTTTTCCGACTAACCCTTCTGCCTATAGAGTTAGTCTTAAAATACTAGCAACATCACACTCCATAGTTTGTTGCTAAATTGAGTTCCAGACCGTTGTATCCTTCTGCAGCGGTCTTTTTATTTAGATAGCTTTCTATGAATTATATAGGAATATTTTAGACCGTTACATTAGCTTGTATCGGTCTTTTATTTTGCCTTAATATCATAGTTGTATCATGAACTACACTATAATAAGCAGCATTATAGATTTACATACGGTATTTTAACGCATGATAAGGTAGTGATTGTCATGTAAGTCTTAAAAACCATATAAACAAGGTCTGTTTAGCATTTGTGGGAGTTTTATTTTTAGAATTTCGTTTTGAAAACTCAATGTAAGCGTGATAATAAGGGGCTAATATGACAACTTCTGAAATGAGTGATTTTAGGGGTAAAAACATAAGGTTTACCACCTTGTAAAGCCAGATGTAGATGTGTCGCTTATTAAGGATAATTTTAGAGGCATGAATATAAAATCTAAATAAAAACTAGGTAATAATGTCATAAAGATAAGATAAAGTTATAGTAAAGTATGGAGAAAAGTAAATTGGAGTGAGTGAAAAATTCACTGTTTACATGGGCATATTAAGGTAGATTTTTTGAAAGAATGAAAGAGAAATCGAAACTTTCCATTTTTGTACCAGTGGAGTAGCTGCGAGTGTATTGTTTCAAGGTTGTAGCTCACAGGGACTTTTGTCAATGATTTATAGACAAAACTTGATGTGTCTTAGCTTGTATTTTGAGTGATTTTTGAGTGCAATTATAGTGAGCTAAAAAGGTCGGAATCTATGAAAATACGAAATATTTTATAAAAGCGGAGTGAATTTGCAGCTGGAAATTGTGAAGATTTTGTGAAGATTATAATTGGAGTGATTGTACTGGCTGGAATTGAGTTTGTTAATTATAAGATTATTGTTATGTAATTAGTTAGATTTAATGTATAAGTGATATGTACATATACAGGCAATATTATAGTGTTTTTGAGCTTGATAAGGGGTGTTAGTATCATTTTATGTAAGAAGGGGAGGGTGAATAGCCTTTTAAGGCTGCTAACACAGCTAAATTAGGAGTAAAAGCGCAATGTAAGACAGTTAGAATGGGGTGGAATGGGGAGGAATTTGGTAGGAATTTGGTAGGAATTTGTGGTGTGTGGGGAGAGCTACTGTATCTGAAAGGTTGTGCAAAATTTAAAAGATTTGAGATAAATAGGGGGCTTCCTCTATGTAAAATAATTCTAGTTATTTTTTGAATGCTAAAAAAGTATATATTTTGGTCCTTAAAAAAGATTAAAAATGAAAACGCTTTCAGAATAAAATCAAGTGTATTTATATAAATTAATATATGAAGATGTATCTATAAATTTTATTTATAGTATTATAAGAATAACTTATATTTTGCGCTATTAATAAAATTTGATACACCAAACCCTCTATTATACCACACTCCACACAATAACACAATACTATATTTAAAATAATATGTTTCACGTGAAACATCTATAATTTATAACAATTCTAAACTAATAAAGATTACAGCTTAACAAAATTTACCACCTTGTAAAAATTCTAAATTAACAAAAACTCTAACTTTATAATCATTCTAAATTAACACAAATTCTAATATTAGAAACATTCTAAATTAATAACGATTATAAGTTAATAACATTCACAAAATACTATATTTTATTAGTTTATAACTATTCTAAACTAGCTAACATCTACTGCATGCAGCTGCCACTTATTTACTTACAATAAGTTAGCGTATTAACTAGATGTAACAACATTGCAAGCCGTCAAGGCTTTAACCTAATTACATAAATGTATATTATAGTAGATACATACATATAAGCACTATATACCATAAGCATAACATTATATTAACATCTACACTCATTACACCTTATTGCATACGCTCAAACCCTTGATATATCAACGTTTATCACGCTTACATTATATAGATTATACATACTAACTGCATATATATACACGTATAAGACACCTATAATACTAATCATATATAACACTATGAAAAGCCTTATATAATAGCATTTATAGCACCATACCACCATAAGATTATAATAAAATACTTATAACAATAAAATAAGCATAAAATAAAGCTCCACAAAATACCACAAACAAAAAGCCTTATCTTATAAGTTTTCACAATGTTTTCATAAAGTAAATGAAAGCGATTAAAGCCTTATTAAATAAGGGTTTAATAGTGCTTGAATAATACCATCTTATAATTTACTTGCTAGAGGTTAGCCCTTGTAAAAATGCTTTCAATGCTATTATATCGGTATCTGTAAGCGTTTTGCCATTGTATGAAATACCAGTTTTCAAAATGGTATCTAATTCATTAGCATTGATAAGATTTTTATTATCTTTTTTATTAGATAAACCGTATAAATAATCTAAACTTACATTATACAAGTTAGCTAATTTAAAGGCTTTATCAAGTGGAAGGTTACTTCTTCCATATTCATAACTAGAATAAGACCGTCTATCAAACATATCTAATTTTTTAGCAATATCTTCCATTGTGTAAGAGTGGATTTCTCTTAACTCTTTCAAACGGGAGGCGGTCAATTTTTTATCGTACAACATATAAATTATTTTAACCTTTCATTTTTTTATTATAATAGAAGAAACCATTTGAAATCTACTTTAATTATACCGTATAAAGCCCGTTATATCAAGGTTTATAAAGGATTTTAAAGGTGTAATTGTAAGCGTTTTCAATAGGTATTCTATATCAATTTAAAAAAATATAAGTCTTATAAACCTTGATATAATAGGATTTGTAAAGGGTCACAAAATCTTTTTTGAAAAAATAATAAAAAACTGTTGACGGTGTAAAAATAATGTATTATGATATGTTTGTCGTTAAGATACAACGACAAAAAAAGCCCGAGGCTTGCGGGAGGTATTCAAGTTATACTTAATTTAATAAAATCTTCCAATTTTGGAAGTCAAAAAAGATTTTGATTTTTTTCAAAAAAAAGACTTGACAACATGGAAGATACATGATAAATTGAGTTTGTCGTTAAGTTGTAACGATAAACATATCATAATTTTAGGAAGTAAAAATCTTCCTAAACCTTGAAAAATCAAGGGTTTAAAAAGATTTTGAAAAAAAACAAAAAAACTCTTGACACAATTCAAGAAAGAAGTTATGATATGTTTGTCGTTAAGATACAACGACAAAAAATAAAGCCTCTGAGTTGAGGCTTCCGACAATATCAACTCAATAAGTCAATTTTTAAATATGTTAGTTAGTACGCCCCGTACGTGGGGCGGGGGTATAAATAGCGTACAAAACACTTCCCCTCGGGTGTGGGAGGTGGGTAAACAAAACTTACACTCAATCCCTGGGTAGCCCTGGGCGTTCTTTGGACAATTTCATAAAATTTCGGGAGTAGCTTCCTGAGAGTGTACGCCGTCTACACTATAAATAATACGGAAGAGCCACGGCAAGCATAGCCGTGACACTCGGTCAAAAGCGGGCTTTCAAGGTGGAGTGCATCCTCCCTCGCTTTCACTAGCAATAGTAAAAGCGGTACTGAGTACGTCAATAAAATTGAGGGCCTGGCGTGATTTGCTTAATAACCCGCATACGGTAGGGGTATCAGAACGGACGTGGAAACACGCATGCTACCAGACTATATATAAATATAGTTTAATGTTTGACAAAACTTGTATAGTTTCATACAACCTCTTAATATACCTCAACAAAATCAATTAATTTTGATTTTGTTTTAAAGCACTGTTACAAATAGTGTTTTAAATAAAAATCAAAAAAACGAGGTATAAAATTATGAAAAAGTTTGTTAAGAGTTTCAATGAAAAAGGCTACGGTTATGTTATAACCATCGAAGAAGAAAACGGCTGGTATTATCCAACTATTAACTTTGGTGATGGTTACATTTGTAAACCTAATATAAAAGGTCGCGATATATCATGGCTTCGCATGTTTGCAAGGTTTCATGATATTGAACTAGACTTTTTAACAGTATCCAAAGAGTACAAGATTGACTACGCTTTAAAGTTTTTCAACAAACATATTAATGTAGAAGAAGAGTTGAAAGACTTTTACATTGAAATGTATTAACCTAATAAAATCTAAGGAGGTAACAGACAATGAAAGATGTTTCAGAATTAGTACCACGCTACATTGTGGACTTAGATATTCAACACAAGAAGTTATTTGTCAAATACGATGACGGTATTGTGATTGAGGTTAAGGGTATCAAGTGGACTAAAAAGACTAGCTATCAAAGTCTATTAAGACTAGGTGCTCAACAAGGTGTAAGACTTTACCTTAAAGAAATAGGTCAACTCTAACCACGCATAGACAAACTCAATAGAGTTGCCACCGTGCGAGTCGGTGGGTGGTTTTACCACTTGAAAAAGTGGATAATAAATTAAGAGGAGGTATTCAAAATGAATACACAATTTCAATTATTACACGAACGTAGTTTCAATAAAGGGCTAGACTTTATAACGATAGACCCTTGCGAGGTAGAAGATTACGAGGAGGTAGAAACTGAAAACGGTGTCATGTATGGAATACTTGATGACCTAGACACGTTTGATTATCTAACTGAAAAGTTAGTAATAGATAGCAACGATGACTATTACTTGCTATTCAGTAATAACGGCTGGTTATTCTTAAATAGTGCAATCAACGTAAAAGATGGTACCATTGGATATTTCAACTATGTTGACGACTCAGACACTGAGTGTGAATATGAACCAGTTACAACAATATCAAGCCATGATATTAGATTGCTAACTGATACGATAGATAGATATTATCTATCCGAAGGGTGCGATATTGTAAAAGTAACTGAAATTAAATAAACTCAAAATTGGTTAGTCAAAAAATAAATTTTAGAGGTGTATCTATTATGAAGAAAAAAGAATTTAAAGCAACATTAGATAGTTTGTTGACTGGTAAAGGTGTAAAAGAATTTAAGCACGGTATAAAAACAATTAAAATTGTGTTTAACAATTCAACTGATTATAACGACTTTGCAAACTATATCATGAAAAACTACTATTCACTAAGTGAAGGGCTTGTTGTGAGTGGCAGCTATTACAACGATAGACAAACAATTATATTAGATTACAAGTAAAAGAATTTTTTAGTAGTAACTCAATCAAGAAAAATAAATTTTAGGAGTGTATTAATTATGATTATGAATAAAAGAATTTTTAACGAAGCAAAGGATTTAGACTTGACAAGTGAAAAATATGATGACCTATATTTCACAATAAAAGAAAAATTAGATGTATATGATATTCTAGGTATTTTTAGAGTTGATAAAGAGGGCTTGCTATATCAAGCATTGATGAAATGGTACGAACATAAAAAAATTAATCCAGTAGACTATGAAGACAATGATTATATCTACTTTACTCATGGTTATGGTTATGCTTTATACGATGATATTGTAGGTGGTAACGGTAGCACTGAGAAACAAAAAGAATTTTTAGACTATATCAATTCTATTGATTAAGAGTCTAGAGAAGAAACTAAGGGTAGGTAGTTAGTACATAGAAAAATTCTATCAAGGTGCAAATCCTTGCTACCCTGTATCTACCATATAATACGGTAGAAAAAATAATTTTTAGGAGGTAGTCAAAATGCTACTAATAAAAGAAGAATATAAACTCAACTACGAAACTAATAAGTGGGAATTAGTTAAAAGTTCAGTAATGAAGAAAAATTATTCAGTTAAAGAGTTTCATAAGGTAGTGAATGGTAACGCTTTTAAAAATCAAGAATTAATTGGTTGGTATAGAGTACTTAATGAAAGAAAAAACGAGTACTATGTATTCAATCAAATTAAATCAACTGTAATAAAGTTAGTTGATGAAAAAAAGAATTTTTAGGAGGTACATTACTATGATACAAGAAAAAATTATTGAATTAGACCAAGAAGAAATTAACGAATTATTGACAAGTGATTGTCTAGTAGAAACTATAGAGGGTTGCTTATTGGATAACTACCTATTTCAATTAGACCAAGAAAAATATCTAATTGTGATAGAGGAGTATAGAAACTGTTGGTCAAGTGCTAACGTGGGTTTACTCACTACAGATACAAGCAAAGTAAATAAATTTATTGAACTAGCTTTGCAAAATGAAGATGAAGATACTTGCTTGAATTTAGACGGTGTATTTTTTGACGACAGGAAAACTAGACTAGAAAAATTTTATAACGATTTTGAAACACTGGCAAAAGTTGTAAATGAGTTAAGACAATAAAGAATTTTTAGGTAGTAATTTCAGTCAAGAAAAGAATTAATAAGAATAGAGGTAAATAATTATGATAGACAATAACAATGTATATGTAGATGACAAAAACAATTTTTATGTAGTGCTAAACGATGAAGATTACGGATATTTTGAAATAGAAAACTTAAAAGCTGAGGGCTTTCATTTTGTGAGTGATTGCATGACAAAAGAAGATGAAGAAAGTTTGTTAGAAGAAATAAAAACTTTACCTATTGATAAGCAAATAGAATTACTGGAATTAGTAGAAGAAAAAGCTAGAGTAATGAAAGAGTTTAGGTTTGACCTTGAAAGCCACCAAGAAGAATTTATAGAATAGTACGGTTATTTTGACCAAGAAGAATTTAATGAATGGTTACAAGAAGAAGTTATACCAGAAAGATTAGACCTAGATTGGCATGATATAGAAACAGTTTGTGAGTATCTAATGCAATACAAAAAAGAATTTTTATTCTATGAATTAAGAGGTTACAGTCAAGGCGATATAGCGTACGTATGGAATACTGATACAACATTAAAACTCACTAAAGAATATTTGGAAAGTGTATGTTTTGATAGTTGGATAAAAATTTACACTAGCAACGAAGAAGGCGATATATTAGACAATTTAGAAGACTTGCCAGGGTACTATATCAGTAACGAAGGTGCGGATGTATATTTAAATGAATATATGAAAGAAAAATATAACGCTTGGCTTGCTGATTATGAAGTGACTTATAAACAATAAAAAGAATTTTTAGGAGGGCTTTATTATGATTAAAAATATTGAATATGTAGGATTTGCTTACAACTTAGATGATATAGAAGTTGAATTTATTGTTAATGGTGTGAAAAAGAATTTATATATCTACAGTAAAGGTGTAGAAGATATTCTAACTTTTATGGATTATCAAGAATTCGAAGATGTAGATACGATACTAGAAACATATTTTGAGAAATTCAAAGAAGAAATATTTGCATAACAAAAAAGTAATTTTAGTGAGGTAATTAAAATGAATAAAATAAATATTTTAAAAATAACTAATGTTGTAACAATAGTTGGTGTAGTTTGTTTAGGTGTATCTAATCATGAATACATTAAACAAAATAAGCAACTCAGAAAAGAGAATTTACATCAAGAAACAATTATTAAAAAGCAACGTCAAGAATTGACTTATAACGTTAAAAACCTTGACTTGCAAAGTGGAAATATCATTAAAACAAATAAATTTACTTTAGAATACTATGATGATAATCAGAAAGATTTTCACATGGTTATCTATCCTAATAATAAGAATTTAAGGGTAGTTAGTGAACAAGGTCAAGGAGCAAAAGGTATTGAAGTAGAAAGTGTACCAAGTGATTTTAAAGGTACTACTACAATAATAAAATAAATTTTAGTGTTGACAAGTAAGAATTAAGAAGTTATAATTCAGTTATCAAGTTAAAGGTTTAAAGAATAACTTGATAACAAAAAATAATTTAAGAATAGAGGTAATTAAAATGACAGATACAGAAAAAATTTTTGGAATTATGGATGACGTGGTTAATGTGTGGGGTTTATATATCGAAGATATAAATGTATATACCAATGACCTAGAGGCTACTATTGTAGGTCAATACGACAGTAGAATTTACTACACTTACAACGATATAGATGAATTAGAAGGTAAGTCAGAAAAAGAAATTTTTGCAAGTTTAGAAGTCGTGCTTATTGAAACACTAGAAGATTTTGACGCCGAAGAAGAGTTCGAAAATCTAGACTGGAACGACACAAGCATTTTAGAAAACATGAAACTTGATGAAAAAGATTTTAAAGAAACCGTATGGATGTACGAACAAAAACAAAAAGGTAAAAAAGTATCAAGTTTTGAACTGGCTTTGACACACGAATTACAAAAACTAGGTCAACTTATGAATGATGAAGTTTATCCTGGTATGGTAGCTAGTTATGCTGTGGATATTTCAAGAGTTAGATGGTCAAATGAAATTTATGAGTATATGAAAGAAAAAAATATTGATATGAGTAATGTAGATTATTATGACGTTAATTTCTTTAGCATTGTAAAAAGAGATAGTTTAATAACTGAGTTGTGGACTCAAGGTAAGAAGGATGAGGCGGTAAAACAATTTCAAACACACGTATTTTAAATGAATATATATATTTAGAGTCTAGAGAATAAATAAAAAAGGTAGCTAGTTGGTAGCTTACATAATGTAAGTAAGGTTCGAGTCCTTACTACCTTATATATCCTAATCAGGATAGAAAAATAATTTTATATAGGAGGTATCTATTATGAAAAAGTTTATAGATACAGTAAATAAAAAAGAATTGTTGGTAAGTGAAAGTGAATGGCATGTAGACAACTACATTGATGAGTTGAAAAGCAATGGTATTCATGTAGTAAGTAATGTAGATTTTCTTGATTATACAGAGGCTTTAGAAGATATTACTGAGGCTTTCCTAGATATAGTTGACGATTTAGAAAAAGAAGACAACTATTTTAGACTACCAACTCAAGAAGAATTAATGCAAAAGTGGGTAGATAGTGGGTGGAAAGATTTAAACGAGCCATTCAATAAAGAGTTAGCAACTAGCTTTTATTATAGTGATTGTATACGTGACGTTTTGAGTGAGGAGCCTTGCGAGTTTCTAAGTTGGTTAGATAGTGAAAGTAGATTTTTTACTTATGAAACAGTAAGTGAAGGTATGGATTTCTATGACTTAATAGAATACCATCCACTAACCAATGTAGAAAGCGATATGTTGCTAACTTATGATGATGAATTAAGAAAAAATTTATTTGATGATTGGTTTTTTGTAGAAGATGAAGAAGGAAATCAAGAAGAATTTAGTTTAGAAAGTTTTCAATCATTAGATAGATACATGTTTGAAAAATACAATGCAATAGAAGTAACTAAGTAAAGAAAATTTTCTAAGAATTTCAATAACAAAAAATAATTCAAGTAAAAAGGGTGGTAATCAATATGTACAATCAGGAATTTTACGGTGGTTTATTTATGATGAGTTTTGTTGCGTTGACAGTGATTTTAATGGGTAGCTATCATGCTATACGTTGGTTATTCAAGAAAAGAAGATTTATTTTCAAGTTAATGTTATTCATACCATACACAATATTAACTTTATTGTTAGTCGGTATTAAAGCATTGAATAGTAGAATATAAAAAAATAATTATTAAAGGTGGAAATTAAAATGACAAAAACAGAAATTAAAGTAAATGCAAAAGAATTAGTTAGAAGTTATAAAGAAATTTTAGTACATGTTTCAAAATCAAGTTTCAGACCTATATTAGCAACACTTAATCATGTAGTAGAAAACAATAAATTAACTTTAGTTGCTACTGATACACATTCACTAGGTAAATTAACGCTTGATTGTGAAAATAACAATGATGTTGAGTTTGCAGTACCTAGAAAAGCAATTCAAGCAGTAGCAAAGTTAAAAAATAAAGAATTAGTTGATAAAGAAATTATCCTTGAATTTTCTGATAACAAAATCGATTACATTGTGAATGGTAAAGAATTTATTAGCTCAATGACAGAAGGTAATTATCCAAGTGTTGAAAGAATTTTACCAGTGGTAAACGAAGATAGAAATATTACGTTCAATATTCGTGAATTAAAAGAATTTATCAAACATATTAAAGAAACTGGTTACCACAGAAAGAATTGGAATAACAAAACAATTCAATCAAATATTAAATTTATCAAAGGTCAATTCGTGTTTAGTTATGAATACGAAGATGAAGAAGGTAGTGTCTACTACAAAAAAGAAAATATTAACTGTGATGTAACTGAAGGGTTTACTGATGATTATGATATTAATCTCAATATCTATGAATTAGAAAAACATGTGAATAAATTCTTAGTTGGTAACAAAACAATTACATTAGCTTTTGTTGAAAAAGAATTTATGAATAGTCAAAACGTCAGACCAATTCAAGTAACATACAACGGTTTAGATAATTACGTTGGTGTGTTAGCACCAATGAGGGCTTTTAGATAGTAGAAAAATAAAGAAAAATTAGTTAGAAAATCGAAAACAAAAATAATTTAAAAATTAAAGGGTGGTTAATTATGATGGAAAATAACTTATTTGTAGCAACAATGTTGGGCTGTGGCACTAATGACTTGGATGTATTTTTTGGTAGATTAGATAAATATGAAGATACGGTATTTTTGGATGACGAAGAATTTTCATATGAAAAATTAATCGAAGAAACAAAATTTAGGGCTGGTAATGACTATGGTCTTAACGATTTAATGGAAACTTTAGACTGCATGGCTGTTGATAGTGCATTAGGTCAAGTAACACAATCAGAAAAATTTGATGAGTTCAATGATTTAGTATTTGAAAATTTAAGATGGAGTTACAACTACTCGTATATTGAATTTTATTTTGATGATAAAGAAGAATTAAAAAAGTTTGATGAATGGAAAGAATTTTCAGAATTATTAGGTTTATAAAGGGTGGTAACAAAAATGAAAAACACAATTCAAGTAAACAATGTAGGTAATAAGATTTTAGAAATGTTGGTAGATGATTTTGAAAATAAGTATTCTTTTGATACCAGTTATTTTGTAGACTTCATCTTCTATGGAGTAAAAGAAAAAATTCTAGGTATGAAACCAATGAAATACATTATTGTTTTGAGTAATGCAAACAAAATAATTTTAACTGATGACAATCAACTATACGAAGATATGTACAAAAATAATTTTAAAGAATATATGGAAAACTAGAGGAGGAGTTAATTATGAAAGTAAGAAATTTTAAAGAATTAAACAGTGAATATCCAATGGTTGTTGAGTTGGTAGTATATAAACCAACTTTTAGAAAGCGTGTAGATATTGTTGTAAATCAAGAAATAACTTTAGCTTTAGCAAGTAATATTGTTGCTTATGTAATACCAAGAAGTCTAAACGATAGAGTGAGAAAAGTCTGGGATATGGATTATATAGACAATCAGACAATCATTACAGTTGACTATGAATAAAAGAATTTTTAACAAAGGGTGGTAATTGAAATGAAAGAAAGAAAATTTAATGTGTACGTGAAAGATAGATTAGTAGGTCAAATAACATATGATAACTGGGTTTACTTTGATGATTATCGTACCAATGAATATGATATTGACCTAGATATAAAAGAATTGGACGTGGCAATGGAAACTTTGATTGATTACTACATTAAAGATATACCTTGCAATTACGAAGATGTTGGTTTTGTTGAGTTAGTTAATAAAGAAAAATTAGTTGAAATTTAGTGTTCGGATAAAATAACGATTTTATAAACGTTATAAACGTTGGTATGTAAGGTAATTGGTATAATACAATAAAATAATTTATTGCATTTTAAGGTTCGATTCCTTTTTACCTTGTCAGTTTGAAACACAATTCAAACTAAAAAAATAATTTTAGGAGTGATTATATGCAAGCTATACGATATGGCGAAGCCTTGAATTATCTGTTTGAGTTTTGCTTGTCTACTGGTAAAGAATTTCCGAAAGACTGGCGAAAGATAGACAATAGATTTTTCAATGGCATAAAGGATAACAAATTAAAAGATGAAGTGAAGATGTGTGTTGAGGTTATAAGCAACCATTCAGTTAGTAAGAATGGAAAAATTATACCTAAATCAAAACGTGAAAGAAAAATTAATAGAGTGTTTAGACTGCAAAAAATACTCGAACATGATATTAACTTTCATTACGGTAGACATACAAAAAGTATTTTAGAAAGCGAAGGATTGTGTTTAAGCAATATGTACTCAGCATTAGATAACCATGATGATTATCTGGCACAAAGAGAAAATGGCAAAAGAATTTTCTTGATTGATAGAGAAATGATTATCCACAAAACATATGATGATGTACACGTTGCCAGCAAAGAATATGGTGTCCAACCTTACAATATTTACGATTGGTGCAATCGAGGTGCTTATCGTTTTGATGGAAAAAGAATGATTAAAGCACATACGTACAGTAACTTAGTTTGCACCAATAAAGAATTTCATTATCAATTTAGGTAGCAAAAACAATTTGAATTTGAAAGGGTGTCTTAAATATGGAAAACAAAGAAGAATTAGCAACAAAATTATTAAACGTATCATTAAAAGCAATTAACGATAAAGATTTGAATTTAGAAGAAAAGAGTGTTGTATACATTCTGGTAAACAAAATTTTAACTATTGGATATGAAAATACAATGGGCGAGTTATTGCATGAAGAAAAATTTTATGAAGGATTCGGCTTTACATACAACTATCCAACGTTAGTAACTAAGTTTCTGATGAGTAATTACTTTAATGAAATTCGTGAAATTTTAGATGGTGGTGAAAAATAATGGAAAAAGAAAAAATTCTGGTAGAAGTTAAACAGTTTGAACGTGAGCTACAAATGCAAAATAAGGTGCTTGCAGCTTTAAATACAGTAGATGATGTTAAGTTAGTTGTTATTGAAAATGAATTGTTGGATATGTTTAAGAAGAAATTAAACATGAAATTGAAAGCATGGGGTATTCGTGAAGGTGTGGCAGATAGCTATATCAACATTAATTGGTCTGAAAAAGTTTTGAGCATGTCGTTAGATACGAAGAAAATTAAGAAAAGAATAGGTATTGGCAAGAAGAAACGTTTTGATTTTGACGCTTATAGTTTAGATGAAGTGATGATGATTGTTAAAAAAGAAATCATCCGTCAAGGTATCGAAGATAATCCATCACAAATGCTATATTACAAGAATTTAGAAGTCGGTTCAGCACCAACTCCACCAGCTATTCAACGCAAATACGGTATGAATTGGACAGATGTGCTAGATTATATCGGCATTGAACCAAGTTCATTAAAAACATATGAAGATACAGAAGAAATATTACGTGAATTAAAGGCGGAAATTGAAAGATTGAATATGAAATATCCCTTTAGAAAAAATGAATACGAAGAAAAAAGAAATAGAAAAACTAGCCCTTCATCAACAACAGTAATAGTTCGTACTGGTAAGGGTTGGAGAGAAATTATCAATGAAATTATGAACTAGAAAATAGTTTGAATTTAAAAGGGTGTCATCACTTTAAGGAGGTGGTTAAATTGATTGTTTGAGGTGCGTAGTTATAACTACGGTGGTAAATCATAAACGTTTAAATATAGTATTCATAATTAATTAATTATAAATAAAAATAAATTTTAAATATACAGGAGGGCATATATATGTCAAATGAATTACAAAATTTTAGTTTTGAAGGTAAAAATGTACAAGTAATTATGGTGGAAAACGAACCATATTTCTTTGGAAAAGAAGTTGCGGGAATTTTAGGGTATACAAGAACTGCAAAAGCAATTCAAGACCACGTTGATGAAGAGGACGTCAAAACGTTGACATATAAGGATAGTCCTAAAATGGGACTATCTAAATTATGGAAAAATGGCGATTATAAAGATAAAAAATTTATTAACGAGTCTGGTTTATATGGCTTAATTCTTTCAAGTAAATTACCAAGTGCTAAGAAGTTCAAGCGTTGGGTAACTGGTGAAGTTTTACCATCAATTCGTAAACATGGTGCTTACATGACAGAAGAAACTGTGGAAGAAATTTTAACTAATCCAGATACAATTATTAAATTAGCTACACAATTAAAAGAGGAAAGATTGGCACATCAAAAGACAAAAGAAGAAAAATTAATGGTTGAGCAACAATTAAGCGAAGCCAAACCAAAAGTAACTTACTACGACATTATTTTACAAAATCCATCGCTTGTATCAATTACACAAATTGCTAAGGATTATGGTATGAGTGGTAAAGGTATGAACCAAAAGTTGAAAGAATTAAAAATTCAATACAAGCAAAGCGGAACATGGTTCTTATATTCTAAATACCAAAATAAGGGTTGGACTTCATCAGAAACGAAAATTATTCCAACTAGCTATGGTGACAAGGTAACAATGTACACTAAGTGGACACAAAAAGGTCGTTTAGCATTGTACGACATCTTAAAAGAAAAAGGTATCTTACCTATGATTGAAAGGAACAATCAAGATTAAGATACCAAAATAAAAATAATTTTCTAAATTATCTTTAGTATACCCAACTAAAGATTAACACAAAAAATTATTTTTTCCCAGTGTTCTGGGTTTTTAAATATTCCCTAGAAATAGGGGGTATCTAAAAGTTCAGAACAATGAGCTTTAAAAATAAACAAAAGAAAGTAGGAATTAATCATGGAAAAATTTGAATACAAGGATTTAGAACATATGAAAGAAGTTGTTAGAAATGAAATTATACGATTGGGCATTCAAGATAACCCAAAGGTACAATCTTACAATGACGGGTACATTCGTGGTAAAGCACCAAGTCCAAGTTTTATCTTTTCAAAATCTAAGATGACATGGATTGAATTTATAGAAGAAATTGGTTTTAAGTCAATCTCACGAAAAGAAAGTAGTGAAACAGGTAAACGTAATTTAGGTAAGAAGTATGCAAAAGTAGGTAAACAAGCATGGAAAAGTGATAGCTTTAGAAAAAGAATTATGGACGAAGCGGTAACAGCTATGCACGAAGGTGGTTATGGCATGCAAACTGAATTGAGTAAGTATTTTAAGAATGATATTGGCATTGGTTTTGGAACATTCTTAAATCATGATTTTACTTACGGTGATTTTATTCATGCTTACGTGGAAAAGTACGGTGAACTACCACATGGTGTAAGAAGTACATGGAAATATGCTACAGATAAAGAATTAATTAACGGTATGGAAAATTTATTCAAGAAATATGAATGCACTAGCTTCTGGGATTACATCCAAAAAAATCATGACTCACTTGCACCAGACTCAAAGTTGTTAATGAGGAGATTGGGTAAAAAGAATGTTTACGTATTAGCAAATGGGTTCGCAGCTCAATATGGAAAATTTGGTAAAGCTGGAAGTTTAAATAGAAATAAAGGCATTGGTAAGAGATGGGCATAATCAAGGAGGAATTTAACATGGAATTAACATTCGCAGATAAAAATACAGAAATGATTTACAAGAAAAAGTTTTCTAAGAAGATACCACATCAAATACAAAAAACAGCATATAAGAAGTTAGCATTGTTAGATGAGGCAGATAGCGTAGGTGATTTAAAAGCAATACCTTCTAATCGCTTAGAGTTTCTAAAAGGCAGCATGAAGGGTGGTAAGAAAAATAAATATAGTATTAGAGTAAATAAGCAATACAGAATATTATTTGAATACATCGCAGATATGTTTTGCAATGTTGAGTTAGTAGACTACCACATATAATATGGTTAGGCAAAGAAAAGAATTTTTACCAAAAAATAAAGATTGAAAATAATTTACAAATAAAAGGGTGTCATGAAAATAACAAAAATAACGTTATTTATGTTATTGACAATGGTAGTAAATATGATATAATTCAGTTGTAAAGTTAAAAGCTAAAAGAATAAAGGAGCAACGATGCAATATGAAAAAGAATTTAATAACAGTCATCTCAAGTCAAGGCGAAAACAATGAAGTGAGATTGCATATCAATTACGAAAACAATGTGTACTATAAAGGTACTCCAGCAACAGATGATGATATTTATGTTAACTTTCATGAATATCCAGCTGTTAATGTAATGAATGAAGATGAGTTAAATAATCAAGTAAGTGAATTGAACGCTAATGGTTTTAGAAGTGTTAGCAAAGCAGACTATCAAAGATTAATGAACTAGAAGATAAAAACAAAACAATAATAAAGATTAAGAATTAAAGGGTGGTAATTATGATGGAAATTAGAGATGTATACACAAGTTGGTTGGAAAGCAAATCAGAAAATACAAGAACAAAATATCAAGCAAAGGTAGATAACTTTTCTGAAATGGTCTTTGGTAAAGAGGCTTGGGAACTAACAGAAGAAGATTTGGTTAACTTAACATATCATGATGTTTATGGTAAATATATCAAAACATTCTTAACAGGTAGTAAACCAGCTAAAGAAACAACGATTGTTAACTACCTACGTTCAATCAAATCATATTTCGGTGCTATCAGACGTGCAGATATTTATCCTAACGTTAACTTCGACCATCTGGTTAATGATGTATTATATACGAAAGGCTTATCTGCTAAAGATGGTGGACATAATGAACAGATTTCCAAGTCAGAAGTTAAGAAAATGGAAAGTTGGTTGATTGATAACAAAACAAATGGATATAAGTATGCTACATTGATTGATTTCATGTTTCATACAGCAGTTCGTGTTTCAGCTGCATTCACTATTCGTTGGAGTGACTTTACAGTTTATGAAAGTCCTTATGGTGGTACTTTTGCTAAGTTAAAAGTAATTGATAAGGGACGTAAATTGAATGATAAAGATATTCCAGTAAAACACTTTAATAACTTAAAGGAAACTATGGGGTATGATGGAAATGATAATGAGTTAGTGTTTAAGGGTATGAAACAAACAACCTTGCGTAATTATATGAGGGAATTTAGTGACCTTCATGGACGTAACTGGACTCCGCACTCATTAAAGGTTGGTGCTGCTACTACATTTTATAGCATTACTAAAGATATTGTTGCTACATCAAGACTATTAGACCATGAAAGTTTAGATACAACAATGACTTATATTAGAAATAATCCTAACCCAAATGATAGTGGTACAACAATTTTGTATAGTTCAGATACACACGTTGATTTTAGTAAATTAAAGAAGGAACAATTATTGATGTTGATTAATAATAGACCAGAAGTTGCTGATATGTTATCACGTGACGCACAACGCATGGGAGTTGATTAATTTATACTCTAAACTTTAATTAGTGCCAGCACCTAGACCTGTAATACAAGTCTTTGGTATAATCAATAGGGACAGGTGATGAAAATGGAGAGAACTTTTAATGAAATTAATGTAAGAATGGTGACGCATGAAGAGTATGAAAAACTCATGCGTCTTTGTCATAATCTGACTTATGAAGCAAAGAAAAGAGACGATATTGAATATCTAAATCAAATGTTAGATGAATATTACGCTATTCGTGACTACTTTTATAGTCTACATTCTGACGAATATTGGTATAAAAGATTGGACGGAATGTCAGATGAGGAGTTTTTAAAAGAGGGAATTAAAATTGTGCATTTCCCCAATTACCAAAATATTCCTAGTAAAATGGTACTTGGGAGGGTTGTGCGTAATGTAAAACTCATAGACTATACAGTATATGCGGGTTACAATCTAGCATTTAAAAATTCGTGTGTTTTAAGAGCTAATGACTTAAATATAAAAAAGAGGAAGATAGCTGATAGAATGTCTTGGATAGGGGAGGTGGAAGAAAAAGAAGGTAAACCTTTATCCAAAATACCAGTAGAAGATTTTTGTAAATATTTTTATTCAGAAAAAATAGCAACAGCTGGATTTGAAAGAAGCGAGTTTTTGTGGTGTGTTAAAGGGTTATTGAAACACGATGGCATGACAGAAACAGAAATAGAAGAATACACAGATACTTATATAAAGTATGTTGTAAAAGAAGTGGCAGAACGTTCTAATGCCGAGCTTGAAAGCAGTCAAACTTTATATGGTGAAATAAATAAAGTATTAGGGACAGTATATAGCAGAGGCAAAAGTTTTAAATATAGGTTTACTAATGCAAGAGACCAAGTTATTATCTGCCTTATATTGTTAGGTGTAACAATAGATGAGTTTCAATACCTAGACGAGAAAGATTTTAATTCAAAAGACTTTAAGGACAATGGTGTCCTAACAATCAGAAATCCTAAAATGGGAACTAGAACTATAGAAATACCGTTGAGTTTAAAGTTGAAAATGAACGAGTACTTAGGTATGGTGCATACGAAATCTTCTGATGGTTCTTTGATAGTCGGTGTGAGAGCAGTAAATGATGAGTATGTACGAATCACAGAAAGACAAGTGCGTGTTGCTGTGATGAAATATGATGATAAGATGAAAAAAGCTACCGACCTAACGCAAATAGGTAGAATGTTAAACTTTATGGATGTAGTTCGTGAGTATGAAGAGGAACATGGTGAAAAACCAAAAGGTGATTATTTTGAAGATAAAGAGAATTTAGATTTAATAACAAATAATATGAGACGGTATGGCATGCTCCATGCAAATGGTTTTATTACTGTTGACGACATGAAATTTATACAATTACAGTACCATAAGTTTTATGCAAACTATCTTGGAACTAGGGTTCACTAAACGTGCGATTTCTCGCACGTTTATTTTTTTGCTTATAATTATTGACTTAATATAATTATATGTTATAATAAAATAGTTGAGTTAAGAGTTTAGAGAACAAACAAATAACTCGCAAGAATTTGATAAAGGAGGTTAGATTTATCAATTTCGGAATTATGGCTTCCAGTGGTGGAAGTGGTAAAGATACAGTAGCAGATATATTGTTGGCTCACCTAGCTAGTTATGATAGACATTCTAAGAAATACGCATTAGCAGATGGTATTTATGATGTTTGTTATTCAATTCTAGGTAATGAAGACGATATTAAGCGTAGTCATCTACAAGGTGTAGGTGAGTCATTAAGAAATGTCTTTGGCAAAGATGTTTGGATTAACGATACAGACAAGAGAATTAAATCAGACCAACGATTCCTTGATGATGTCATCGTAACAGACATTCGCAAGCTAAGAGAGTTCTCACATTACTTTGTAGATAAAGGTTTTGTTCCGCTATATATCAAGGTTGACAAGGATATTGCCTTATCACGTTTAAAGGAACGTGATGGTTATGTTCAAACAGAAAACTTTGGTAACAAAATCGAAAAGGAACTTAACTTTATTGAAAGTTTACCTACTATCAAGACTAATATTCCAAATGTTAGCAAGGTAAATGTTCCAGACAATTCAGTGCTTAACAGTATTTATATCATTGATAATAACAGTGATGTAGATGAGTTGAGAGTTACAATTTCAATGTTGGTTGATAATTTAGCACAAGAAGAAGGGTGGAATAAGCTAGAATGGTAGAAGGTAAAAATTACACACATATTCTCAATATCAAGGTTGGTATGAATATTGACGAAGCTATCAGTCCAGAAAATATTCATGGGGTAATGTATATGCTTGGTGTTAATGACCCAGATGATGTTGAGAAAGTATTTCTACAACACAAGTATGATGAAATACAAACTACATTAGGTGCATTACATTTTGATGTGTTGCAAGGTGAAGTAGAACCTTTAAATCAAGGTCAAGCTGTTGATACTAAACCAGAAACAACACAAGAAATGAAACAAGTTGAACCAGAAGAATTACCAGAAGAAAATGGTGAAATCGCTGGTGCAACAGCCACACATATCGAACCTAATGAAAACATGGAAGATGATGGAATGTTCATGACAGAACCTCCAGAAAACTTACATGATGACGACAAAATCGTACAAGATATGACAGATGAAGAACAAGAGTTAATCGGTGATTACTTTGGTTACTTACAAGACCACGAAGCAGATGATGTGGTGACTTTTGTCGTAAATAAATCTTACAAAGATAAGATTAACGAAGGTGTTGTCAAAGCATTTGTTAGTGGCTTAACTGTAGTGCCTTTTATACACGAAGATTTAGGTGAACATGTATTAGCTGGAATTAAATACCTAAATAAAGAAACAAATAAGGTCGAAACGATTAAGTACGACACACTACTGTAGAAAACAATAAGGAGGGATTGCCTTAGTTGGCAGAATTAGAAAAAGAATTGAAAAGAGGTCAAGCACGTTTTGAAGTGTTTGGCGAATTAAGAGTAAATGAAGACTCATGGGGTGAAGTTAGACAATCAGCTTCATCAACATATAAATATCGTAGAGCTGCTTTGTCCGTAGACTTAGGAGAAGGACGCTCAACTTTCGTAGAATTGATGGGTGGGTATGACCCCAACCGTCCTATCTTACGTAGACTTTCTAAAACACAAGGCGAAGGCTTAATGGATATTCCCTGGGCTAACCGCCTTAACGAAAACATTGTAGCTAACGTTTCACCACAAAGTTTGATTTCAGTAGGTAAATTAGACGAAAATGGTAACATCGCTCGCAAAGTTTTTGTATCTGAATTAGACGCTATCGAAGAAATGGAAAAGACCTTTAAGAATGGTGACTCAGTTCACATTTGGGGTGATGTTGAATATCATCGCTACAACGGTCAAATCCAAAGACGTCTAAGTATTCGTGGTATTTCTCAAATCGTACCAGACAGTTCATCAGCTGGTCGCCACGAAGCAACACTTAGACAATCATTCTTATTCTCTAAGAACTCAATTTCCCCAGATTATGAAGATGAATTAGAAGAAAAAGGCAAGACAACTATTACAGTACACGTACCACAATATGTTGGTAAAGAAGAAGGTGTAGAAGTACGTAAAGTCTTACCATTCCCACAAACATTAGTATATAAAGCTAATAATGAAGATGAAATCAAGCGTGCAAAATTTGTTATTGAAAAATTCATGACAGTTGAAGATGACGATTTAGTACGTGAAGTTGTCTTAGTCGTTGATATGTATGACGGTGTTGAAACATCTACTGGCGACTTTGAATTAACAGATGACTTAAAAGATTTATTAGATTTAGGTGTGGTTACAGAAGATGAATTGAAACGTACATCAACTGTAAGTGGCAAGCGTATTCGTGAAAATATTGTATTGAAACCATACATATACAAAGACCCACGTACACAACAAATTACAGTAATGTCTAAAGACCGTTACGATATTTCGGTTTTGAATACATCTGTTAAGGAAGAAGAACCAGAAGAGGCTTCAATCGCAGATATGTTTGGTGAAAGTGATGTTGACACACCAAGCAAAAGTGAATTAGATGAATTAGATTTATTCTAAATTAAATTGTGCAATACAAATAAATAATAAGGTGGGATTTAGGAAAAATAGCATTAAAATTTAGAAAACCAGAAAAGAAGAAAAAAGGTGCAACATTCTTAGTTTACGGAGAAAGTGGTTCTGGCAAGACATTGTTTGCTTTAGGTTTCCCTAAGTCAGCATACATTGACGCAGAAAACGGTACTACTTTCTATGAAGGTACTGATAAAGCAGAACAAGTAGTAGGTTTCTTGGAAACACAATCATTCCAAGATATTACACAACAAACAAAAGAGTTGGTTAAGTTAATGAAGAAAGGTGATAAGACCTTTGAAACATTGGTAATTGACTCAGAAACAAAAATCTACGAAAACTTACAAGAAGCATTGTTAACAGTTGATGAAAAGCGTGCTAGAGAAAAGGGTCAAGACGCATTAGACGCAAATATTTCTATGCGTTCTTGGGGTAAGATTAAACAAAAGGCACGTTCAATGCAAAACATGAAGTTACAATTAGCTTCTACTGGTATGAATATTGTTTCTATTGCACAACCTAAAGACACAATGGAAGATTTAGGTAATGGCAAGCGTATCAAGGTTGGTATTGAACCAGATATGAAGAAACAAGCTAAATTTGATTATGATGTAGTGTTACGTTTCTATACGGAAGATGGCAAGTATTATGCACAAGTTGAAAAAGACCGTACAGAAGCACATTTACGAGATGAAATCATTGAAAACCCTAGCTTTGAAGATTGGGCAGAAGTAATTGCAGACCGTAAAGATTTAAAGGCGGTTGACGTTGATTACAATGTTGATACAGAAAAAGCTAAGGCAAGTTATGAAAAAGAATTAGATAACGAAGACTTGGATAGCTTACCAAAGACAGAACAAATCAAGGTTATGTTGGGTGAGTTATCACAAGATGATAAGAAAGAGTTCGCTGGACGAATTAAAACAGAAATTGGCATTACAGGCACATTAAGTAAAGCTAGTGACGACCAATTAACACAAGCATTAGAACTCCTAAAGACTGATTTTGCTTAATAAAAAGGGACTCACTTTGATAGTGGGTTCTTTTCATATTAATAGATAAGGTGGTTTTATGAAAGATTTCAAGAAGATATAAAAATAGCAAAGGCGAAACAGTTACTGTAAGTGACGAACATCTCGCTGCTGCGATTAAAATCAAGGAAGAACTACAAAAAGCCAGTCCTGGTAGACGTACAAGTTGGAAAGAACACAAAAAGTTGATGATAAAATCAGGATTTTATGATAGCGACTCAAACGAAAGCTATCGCTGTTTAATCAAAGCTGTACAAAAAGAACAAGGTAGTTTACCAAGTGTAGAGAAACACGCTGACATGTTGTCTAGCAACAAGTTACAGGGCTTAAAAGAGAAAATAGGCGAACTACATTATGCTAAGTTTGCTGAACAACAAGAACGTAGAGAACTAAATAAGGTTAAACGTGATATGTCTAAGGGTGCTTTGGTGGCAGATAGTATTAGTAATTTAGTTGCTGATATGAATTTCGCTAAATTACCTAAGAGTAAGATTTACAAAAATCAAGTTAAATCACCTAGCTCATTGATTATCTGCTTATCTGATATTCATTATGGGGCTGATTTTTCAATTCCACAAAATGAATACAACCCAGAAATGTCTGCTAGATTACTAGATGAATACGCTGGGAAATTAATTAGTTTCATTAAAATGCGTAAAGATATTATCCACGTACATGTGGTTAATTTAGGTGACTCCATTGAACATGCTCAAATGCGTCAACAAAATACATTTGAAGTACGTAAGACTGTATCGGAACAAGTTACAGAAATTGCTAGATTGATTTGGAAATTCTTAGCACGATTAAGTGAAGTGGCATATGTAACCTATGAAGGTATTGCTGGTAATCATGACAGATTAAATGGTAACTATAAGAATGCTTTAACTGGTGATACAGCCTCTACATTAATTAATCAAATCATTCGTAGCTTAGCAGAAGTTACTGATGGACGTGTTGAATATATCGAGGCTAAAGATTACTACTTTACTGATATTGATTTGATGGGACATAGCTTTGCTTTTGTACATGGGGACAAACATAAGGTGGATAGTAACAACAGTGTGTTATCTAAGTTAGGTGATATTCATAACAAACATTATGACGCTGTAATTGCTGGACATATCCACCATTACAAGATGACAGAAGTTGGAGAAAATCGTTTCCAAGTTAACTTTGGCTCATTTAAAGGTATTGACCCCTATGCAGTACAACAAGGTTTTGCATCCAGTCGGTCGCAAGGCATAATTGTAGTAAATAAAAAAGGCTACGAAATCAGACGTGTAACTCTTTAGGTAGGTGGAATATGGCAAAGAGAGCTAAAACGTGTTTCTACTGTGGTGGAACTTTTGAAGATGAAATGGATGTTGTAGAGTTTAGAGTTCCTTATACAAGTGGGAAATCAGCTCACAGAAGATTTCATGAGAAGTGTTTGCCAGAATTTAAAAAGGTATTAGAAGAACAGGGTGGGGAAATCGAGTCAGCCTCATATCGTAAGAAGTTGAATGAGAGAAGAACTGCCCAGAAAAAGCCTAATTGTACGTATTGTGGAAGATTATTCGTTGATACAGACGAGTCATTAGTGTTGTATAACCAGTTTGGTAATAGTTATGGCAAGTATCACCCTAATTGTTATATCAAGTACATTAACAACATGCAAAATGCAGACTTGAGAAAGCAAGAAAACAAGGAATGGGAAGAAGTATACGACTACTTTGCTTATGAAATTCTAAATATGCGACCATCGCAAGCAAGAGAGAATAAAGCTATTGTTTACAGGCTCGCAGCGTTACGAATTGGTAAGAAAAGACTTAACCGAGGTGACGTTATTATGGGTGTTGAGGCTGGTTATTCTTATAAGACTATCCTTTACACTATGAAATACGTTAAGACACAAATCACCGAAGAATTTGCAAGTCGTAGATTTCATGATATGAACCATAAGATTAACTATGCAATGGTTATCATCTGGAACAATATTGATTTCATTAACGGTAGAGTAAAAGCGATGGAACGTCAAAAGGAATTGACTGAAATTGAAACTAAGAAACGCTTGGCAGAAAAAGAGAGATTGAAAGATATTAAGAAATTACCATATCAACGCAAGTCTAAAACAGGTGGTAAAGCTAAATGGCAATGGCTTGAAGATGAGGAATAAGGAGGGCTATGTTTTAGTTGGATAGAACTAGCGAATTAGAGTATGTAAAGAATGAACTTGAACGTAACAAAATGTTGTTGCTATCAAGTTTTGGATTAGAAGGTATTGTTAAATCAGAAAACAAGGAACGTATTTTCATGAAGATTATAGACAATACACATAAATATTTTAATGTTTCTAATGGAGCGGTATTGAATATGCTGTTTAACACTTTGGAAATTATGTATCGAAGTGATAAAGCACTTAAATCATTATACGACCCAGAAACATTAAGTAAATTTGCAGCCGAAGAAAAAGCATATATAACAAATAATTTGATGAAAGTAGGGTAGAAACTTGCCAAAGAAAATAGAAGAGTTGTCAGATTTTGAAAAGAACTTAGTATACGACCAACAGCGTGAAGAAGGTTTGTATGTATTATCCATATACAAAGACACAGAATTGTATTATGAATACAAATTAAAACCAGAAATGCTTGTTAGCAAAGGTTGGAAGGTATTCTATAGTATTGCACAAGACTTAATAGATAACAGTGGTGTGCACAAACTAGACGCTGTTACAGTGGGAACTTATGTATCTGGACAAACTGAAAAGTTTCAAGACCTATACAATTCTTTTGGTGGTTATCAAGAAATCGCTGATGGTATGGATGTGGTTGAAGAAAGCAATATCGAAACATACTACAACAATATCCAAAAATACCAAGTGTTGAGAATTTTGTACAAGAAAGGTTTCCCTATCGAAAGTCAATGGAAAAAACTTAAAAGTATGCCTTTAGAAGAACTCAACGACTATTTTACTACTGTAATCAACAATGCTTTTATTGATACAGATAGTCAAAACGAAAAGGTTGGAGATATTTTTAGAGGCATGGACGAAATGATAGAGTCCGCTAATCTTGGTAAGGAAGCTGGTTTACCACTAAAGTCAAAGCTAATGGAAAATATACAACATGGCTTACGTTTGGGTAATATTACTATGCTGGCAGCTCATTCTGGTGTTGGTAAAAGTTTCTTAACAACCTTAATTCATGTTCAATCATGTATTGAGAATAAAGAGTCTGTATTAATTATTGCTAACGAAGAAGATAGAAGTAAATGGCAACAGGAATTGTTGGTTAGATTTATTAATACAAAACATAAGAATGCTTATTTCAATAAGAACCGTTTCTTTGATGGCAATTTTTCAGATAAGGAAATGGAGTATCTAAAAGAAGCAAGTAATTGGTACAAAGCCAACATTGAAGAAAACACTATACGATTTGTAAGTATGGAAAGTTTTAGTATGGCTAAGACAATCAGATTGATTAAGAAGTATGCAACAATGTATGATGTTAAGTATTTCGTATTAGATACGTTAAAGTTAGATAATGACACAGGCTCACATGTTAGTGATAAAAGTTGGTTAGTTATGCAACAAAACATGGTTAGATTGTATAACGTTATCAAGGAATCCAGCTTGAATGTTCATGTCTGGGTTACAGCTCAATTATCTAAAGGTGGACGCAATTCAAGATATTTAGACCAATCACAATTAGGTGTTTCTAAAAATATCATTGACGTTGCCTCATCTGTTATGTTAGTTCGTGATGTAACTCAAAGTGAAAAAGACCCAAAGGCTAAGGCTTCTGAAAGATTAACGGTGCATAATGCAGCTGGATATGAAGTTGAATTACAACCAGAAGATGATTATGTGATTGTATTCTGGGACAAGAACCGTCAAGGGACAACTAATGAACAAGTTGTATTAAAGGTAAATCGAGGTTTAAATACCTTTACAGATGTAGGAACTTGTCGTTTAGATAGAGCATTGGTATAGGAAAATTAGCACTCAAAAACGAGTGCTTTTTTCATGTTTAATTATTGACTTAATATGTATATATGTTATAATGTAATAGTTAAGTTAAGAGTTTAAAGAATAAACAAATAACTTACAAGCACGAAATAAGGAAGGTGAAAATTCTGCTTAGTAACTCTTTCTACGAGCATTTAAAAAACGCAGAGTATAAGAACGGTTTAGATGTTGAATGGACATTAGATGATAATGACCCAGACCTAGTATGGTGCAGAGAATATCTAAGCAATCGTTATTTCTATCAAAGATATTACGCATTTGCAAATATGGTGATGGAGAACTTAACTCTACGAACAAAACCAACTCTCAAGCAAGTCCTTTCTAAATTTGCTGGTAAAAAGACGGATGAGCCATTCATAAAGAAGTTGAAAACAGATAAACACTTCAAAGAATATGTAAGTCTTGTCAAAAAACACCAAAATCATTATGTATTATCTAGTTCGCTCGGCATAGATGATACTACTATCTTTTCTAGTAAGGCAAAAGCCCTTAAATATATCCGTACAAATAATTTACAAGGCTATATTCCTTACCCCTACAACAAGTTACTTTGCAAGAAATACTTGAGAGGGAGGAGGGACATTGATGGAAATTGTAACTGATGAAGGTCGTGGAACTTTCAAGTTAAGACGTGATTTTAACATGGCAAAGTTCAAGTCGATTATTCATTATGAAATGTTCACAACTCTTGACCTTAAAGAGTATCACCGTTCTAAAGGTGCTATATCAGCTGTTTTAAGTAAAGATGATGTGGACAGGGCTATTGAGTCTGGTAGACCAATTTTGGTTTATCATGAAACAAGTAATCATGTAGCAGATATGCTAGATTATTACAATGTTGATGACGCTCAAGCATTGAAAATAGTAAAGGCTGTGAAAAGCTCATGAGAGATGGAATTAAATTTGTAGGAACGCTTAATAACTATATTTTTTCTTCCAAAACAAGTGATTTTAAAATTGCTAGTATTAACGTTCTTGATGAGCTAGAAGGCTTATTCAGATACAACAATTATGGCAATATCACACTTAAAGGTGGTATGGAGCTACTACCAAAAACAGAGTATGAAATTGTTGCCTCATACATTGTTGATAAGAAATATGGTGAGCAATATAATATCGAATCATACAAGCGTACACGTGCTATTGAAGATATGAGTGCAGAAGACTTTAACGAGTTTATGGCTAGTCTAGGTAATAGTGCTGATAAGGTCGCTGAACACTTTGGTGAAAAGACTAAAGATATTATGAATAAAGCTCTCGAACAAAACGATACCAGTGAACTTGAAAAGGTAAACGGTATTGGTAAGGTTAAGGCTTCAAAGATATTAGATAAGTATGGCAGCCAACGTGATTATAGTATGGCTATTGCAGTATTTGGTAAGTGGGGCTTTACTCATTCTAAGATTAAAACTATCGTTAACAAATATCGCAATCAAGATTTGGCTATTAAAAAGCTAAATGAAAATCCATATAATCTATATCTTGACCGTATTCCTGGCATAGGGTTCAAAACTATTGATAACAAAGCGTTAGAAAATGGTGTTGCCCCTAATGACAGAAGACGTGTTGAGGCTTATATCTATAATTTCTTTGATGATTTAAGCATGTCTGGTGACTCATATATTCCTATTGAAAAGCTACGTAATCATCTACGTACCGAAGTCTACAATGTTGATTTAGATAGTGCTACTAACTTTATCTTAGGCAATGAAGACTTTAAGATATTCAAAAAAGATGGTGTTAATTGCGTAGCTTTAAGGGAAACATATGAACTTGAGAAGAAAACAGCTTATGAACTATTAAGGGTTCAAAATGCTTGGGATAACAAAAAGAGTATTGATGATATTGATACCTACATATCAGAAGTCGAAGAAGAACAAGGCTGGAAGTATGGGAAGCAACAATTAGAAGCTATCCATACCATCGCCACAAATAACGTCTTCTTATTACAAGGTTATTCTGGTACAGGTAAATCATCTTTGCTTAAAGCAGTGGTAAGAGCTATGCAAGCTAATGACTTTACAATAGCTCAATGTGCTTTATCTGGTAAGGCAGCGGACAACTTAACCAAAGTTACAGGGTTGCAAGGTATGACTATTCATAGATTATTGCAATACAACCCTAGTTCAGATTCCATGTTTAATTATTGGAAGAAGAACCCATTGCCTTATGATGTAATTATTTTAGATGAAGTTTCAATGGTTAATTTAGACCTGTTTTATAGTTTGGTTAGTGCAATCAAAGATGGGGCTAAGTTAATCATGGTAGGTGACTCGGGTCAGCTTGACTCAATCGGTATCGGTGTTATGTCTGGCATTTTAGACTCGCAAGTTATTCCTACAATCACCTTAACTGAAATTCATAGACAAGCAGAAGAAAGTGCCATTATATCTCATTCTATTACGTATCGTAAAGGTGTTATGCCAAAGGAAGTAAACAAAGAAGGCTTATTCCTATGCGGCACTAAAAAGGACTTAGTATATAAGTTACTTGAGAATGAGAAGGAACATGATAATCAAGGTAGAGTGGTAGATAATCTAATTCCTAACGCTTTAGTCTTTTTCAAGAAAGCCTTGAGCAAGTATAACGTGAAGGATATTCAGATTATCACACAAACTACAAAGAATTGTAATGCGTTAAATGCCCTTTGCCAACAGATTGCCAACCCTAAGAATAGGGAAAAGGAAGAGTATGTCGTTTCATTCCAAAACAAAGATGATGATTATGTTTTACGTGTAGGTGATAAGGTTATCAATACAGTAAACAATAGACGTACTGTTTCTGCTGAAAAAGGTAATACTATTACTCCTATCTATAATGGTAACACTGGGATAATTGAGTCTATTACAAAACAAGTTGACGAAGATGGCGATGAATATATCGAGTCTGTAATCAACTTTGACGGTATTGGTAGAGTTCTTTTAACCAGTGGTGATTTGAGAAGTATCAGACTTGGATATGCTATTACAGTACATAAATCACAGGGTTCTACTATTCCATGTGTAATTGTGGTATTGCCATTCCAATTCATGTTGAACAGTCGTGAGTTGGTTTATACAGCTATTACACGTACAAGTGAATTATGTTTTGTAATATCTAGTTATGCTACTTTGGCTAAGGCTATTAAGAAGTCCACAAACAAGGTGCATAAGACAAATCTATCTGCATTCATGTCTTTGGAAGCCAGAAAGAGAGGTGAAATTTAGTGACAAAACCATATCGTTGGTATAAAGGTGAACCTGTTATCATGAAGCGTGTTTACTACATAGGCAATCAAATGTTTACTAGGTTGGAACACTTCTATACTAAGGAAGTAATTCCAGCAGTTGATGTTCATGATGTTAAAGATACTCGTGAAGAAAGCCTAGAAATTGCTAGTGATTTACAGGAAGAACCAAAGCAAGAAGAACAAACACAAGTCAATAAGATTAAATTTACTGACGCAGATGGTAATGAAAATGTGTTTGAAGAAAACAGCGAAGAATACCAAAAGTTTGTTGATAACAACAAGCTAAAAGATGAGTTTATTGGACGTGTCTTAGATGGCAAAATCAATAAACATAAAGGTTTTAATATCGAACGTGTATAGCCTTAACATTCGGGAAGTGTGCAAGGGTATGTAATGTTTGATGATTATGAAACTTCTGAATTATTAGATATACTCAATTACATTTTACGTTCTGGAAGATGGAAAGAGTTGGAGTATGTCTATTCAGAGTTAGTTTTAGAACTACGAAAGCGTAGTGAATTGATGGGTATGATTTATTAAGGCATAAAAAATAGGATAGCCTTATCAGAATCAGCTATCCTAGAACCTCGTGAGTGTACCGACCTTTTTTAATTCCGAATATTAGGTTTACAGGATGGAAGTAAGAAAGGTGTTTTTGACATTTTTCGTTTCAGTTTCAGTATGTTAAAACAATTAGAGGTACACTCGGTTCATACCTATTATACCTTAAATTCATTACGTTTTCTATAACAAATTAAGAAGCGATGTTAATCGTGGATAAGCAAGTCGTAAGACTGAAAGCTAAAGAGAAGAAAGAGGTTGAATTATTTTGGAAAACAATACAATAGATAAGTTTGATAACACAGGTGCATGGTATAACGTGTTGAAACCAACATGGTATGTAGAACAAATGAAAGGCTGGTCTTTTCCTAGCTACATGCTGTTGATGTTTGGTTTGGGTGCAATTATTGGTATGACAGCTGCTAGTGGTATCAATGGTATCTCAATTTTAACTTTGTTGGCTGGTACATTAGGTTTCACATGTACTATTTCTATCACAAACGCTAAACCATTAAACGGTATTTTTGGTTTGGTTAGTGCTTTGATTTACATTACAGTAGCTATTCATGCTAAGAACTTCAATGATGTTTTATTGCAAACTGTTTATATCCTGTTATTAGACTTACCAGTATTGCTTATGCCATCTTGGGCAAAGAACGTTGAAGAAAAGGTACGTTTCTTACATGAAGGTGGTAAAGGTAAGCGTAATTGGTTATTAACATTAGTATTCTTTGTAGTAGTTGCTTTGGTGTTGTACTACTCAGATACACATTGGTTCATTAGCCCACGTCCAGTTGTAGATAGTGTGGCAGCAGCTATTGGTATTACAGGTGCTATGTTAACTACATTACGTTTCTCAGAAAGTTATTATTTCTGGATTGCACAAGGTCTTTCTTCTGTTGTTTTATGGGGAATTACCGCAGCAAGTGGAGCAGTTAACTGGGTATTATTCGTAACATACCTATTGTACTTATCTAATGACGCAGTTGCATTATTCGATAAGAAGATTAGCTGGTTTCACCATACTAATAAATAAGACTCCTATTTGCTAAAAGAATAATGGTTGTTGTAGACTGGTTTTCCAGTCTTTTAGAAGCAGTGGACATGAGCTACTGTTTCTAAAAGGAGGGAAAATAATGAAAGTGTTGAAAGTGTTTGTAGGAACTTGTGCACTCACATTAGCTTTGCTTTTCTTTTACATATCAAGTAGAGCATTCATGGTAGGCATGTTTGTGATTAGTTTCATGTCTGCGTTAATCGTAATAGGTATGGGTCATCTATCATATTCAATGTTAGTAGATTTGTTTGAAGATTAAGGATGTGATAACTATAGCAAGGAAGATAATTGACGGAATGCTATTAGGACTATTAACGGTTGCGTATTTAGTTCTAATAGCTTGTGTAATATATTTCTTTCCACATATAATCCATGTATATTTTGGATTGGGTTGGTTAATACTATATTGGCTATTCTTTGGCATACAAACTACGATTGGTTTAGTTGTAGTGCTGTTGATTATAATAGGTAGCTTAGGTGATTAATCCAATGCGACTATAATAGATTGAAACAAATAAATATGTTATCAGAGGAGATGTAGGATATGACATTACAGTTAGGCAATTTTGATAGTCTGACGCTAGATACCAAGTATGAGTATAAATATTGTATGCTTGTCTATATCAAAAGTAAATTGTATGATACACACGTTGTTCAGTTCACATACTTCGATAGTTTGTTTGGATTAGAAAAAGGGTATAAAACACTTGTTGACACATTAGAAGGGCATACTAGATGGGTTAATACAGACGGTGGTGCGTTTCGTGTAAAAGATATTGAATGTGTTGCACCAATAGTTGGCTATAACGTCCCAGATGGAGAAGTTGATGAAGGGACTTACAAAGGCTGTTTGGATTTTGACACAACTAAAGGGGACACTTTTGACGGTTGGTACAATCATGTTAAACACGTTCCTATTGATTTGATACGTGCTAGTGAAAGATGAGTGCGTGAATAAAATGGATATTTTATAAGGAGATTTTTATGGAAATAATAGACAATCGTAACGTAATTGTTGATGAAAACATTAAAATCGGCGATGTTTTAGAAGTGATTAACCCAGAAGACCATCGCCACGAATACTGGATTGTTGGTTATAACGGAGAGTTTGTTGCAGAAGGTGAATACTCACTTGTTAACTTAGAAACTGGGGTAGCTTTATTATCCAAAGACCTTAACTCAGCACTTAAATGCTATTGTTTAGGCTGCGACATTAGAGTAGTAGATACTGAATTGTTTATTCATGATTAGGAGGAATTACATATGGAAATTGTAAAAGGTTTAAGTCGCAACAAGATTGTTGGGGCTGGTGACGTAATCAAAATCTTGTTTTCCGACACCGAAAACGAAGAGGCTTTGTTTATTAAAATAGAAGAATGCTATGTCATAGTAGTACATGACCATGGTGTAGGCGAGTACCATCTAGTTAATTTAGAGTCTGGTAGTATCGTGTTTTCAATAGATTTTGAAAGAGATATTTGTGATGAATTAAACGCTCGTGTTGATGACTGGGAAGTTGTAGACGCTAAGTTAAGCGTATCTAAGTAGAGGTGTTTTGATGAAGATTAATAAAAGGGTCTTAAACAAAAGAAGAATAGAATGCGGTGACGTGATTAAAGTTGTTTATAACGGTGAAAGTGCGTACGAAGAATACTGGTTTGTAATAAAAGAACTTGGGGGTAAACGGTATCACGCAGTCGATATAGCTACGGGTGTAGCTGGAATATCAGCTGATACACCATCAGAGATTGAAGCAATTTTATGTGGTGACGCTATTGTAGATTGGGGTATCGTGGACGCGGAAATAGACGTGTCTAATTAAGTGGAGGAATTACATATGTCAGTACGTAGAAATGTGAATATTATCAAGAGCCTTAAAAGTGGAGATATAATCGACCTCGGTTTAAACGGGCATAACGAATACTATATAGTAGCGTACCAAGCGGTTGGTGGAAAATATTGTTTAACCAGTTTGCAAGATGGCTACACAAGTGTATATGGGGATAGCTTAGAATATATTGAAGACTTCTTGCGTGGCTTAGGTTATGAAATTGTAGAAGATACAGAAACAAAAGAGTTTGAATTTAGTTTTTAGGAGGTGTTGGATAATGAAGATTAAAGAGATAATTGACGAATACGGTTTACGTTTCGGCGATATAATCTACGTTAGAGACAACGATAGCTTCTACATGTTTACGCTAGAAACAAACAATTCATGCGTTGTTAATCTTCATAATGGGCATATTCATATACATTATTGGGAACACGATATTAAAGAAACTGCGTTAAGGTTCTTTGATAACAAGAATTGCGTACTCATTAACAAGGGTTCACTTCTTAAAAGTGCGACTAACATGGAGGGAGGAGTTCTATGAGAGTATGGAAAATTTTAACAACAATAGTATTCATATTAATAACTGTAGGTATAGCTTTTTCAGAAATAGATACAGTCATGAAAACTTCAGCTGCAATGTTGGTTCTAATTTATTGGGAACTTGAAGATATTTTGAGAAAACTTGATTAGGAGGGATAGCTCATGGATAGACCGTTACAGAATATAAACGATATAGATACATCTAAGATTGTAGAAGTCTATGATAATTTAGTGTGGTATAAATTGCCATTAGATAATGGATGGACATCTTATACGCTGCGTGCGGTAGATTGTATGCACGATAACGTGGAAATCTATAACAAGGATAATATCTATTCTGATGATGGATATACCCTCGGTATTAATTTCTCTCATATTCCTTCTGAACGCTATGACGAGCTACGTCCCATTGTTAAATGGTATGGATGCAAAATTGAAGACGATGGTGAAATTGTATTAAATGCTTATAAGATGAGATTTGGGAATCCATTATTGAATATGACGTTAGCCCTTAGCACAATCGAAAACTATTTTGAATTTAGTGATAAGAAGGAGGATTATCCATATAAATGACAAGTGCTGAAAGAAAGTTCAATAAAGCAGTACGTAGATTAGACATGTACTTAGAAGATGGTAATATGGTCTCTGCTGACATTGAACTAAAATCTATGCGTAGAGTATATGATGAAATGAAGAAACTAGAAAGTCATAGTGTTACCTTCTGGCTTTTTGTTACAGCAGCTCTAGTTGTGTATATTGGTATGGGGTGGGGTAAGTATGAAATACCAACCATATTTGTTACAGGAGTAGAGGCAATATCATTTGCTTTGATGACTTATGTTTCTAATATAGTAGACAATTTCATTGATAATATTGAATACTGGGAAAATGAGTATAACAGACATAAGGAGGTGAATAGAACGGTTGACGACAGTATCAACTAATAATGTAGTAACAGTATATACTAAGAATAATTGTCCGCAATGCAAGATAACAAAACGTAAGTTGCATTCTATGGGAATTGACTATCATGAATACAATGTAGATGAAGACCCCAAAGCATTAGATTATTTGTTAGAAAGAGGCTTGCGTAGTTTACCTGTTGTAGTTACAGAAGATGATACATGGACTGGGCTACGAATGGACAAGTTAAACAATCTTCAAAAAAAGATGAATATTTCTTAGTTTTCTGTTGACTTTTATTTTTTATATGGTATTATAATATATGTAGTTAAGAGTTAAGAGAATAAACGAATAACTCAAGGCTACAACAAAACAATTAAATAAATCTATTATATGTGTAGAACTTACAAAATGTGTCCTGTTAAGTGAGTTCAACAATCGGATAGCTTAATGGCAGAGCGTACGAGTATGATAACGATACTTGTAAGGTTTGGTGTTCAATTCATCAATCCGATATTTGTCACGATAACTATAATGATACTTGATTTTGTGCATTCACAATGAATGTGCATCCTTTTACTAAAATATTTTGTTTATTTTCTTTACTTATGTAGCGGTTATCGTGGCGACACCTCCAAAAGATTGGTAGGTGGGTGATTAACGGATTTGCCCATCTACATAGGGTTTGGTTAGAATATTGGTTTACAACTCCTTCCGTCAAGAAGTTACCAAATCCTATGTAGGTGAACAAAACTTAGTTTACCTAAACAACTTTCGCAAATTTAAAAAAGGGTGGTGAGTAAGATGTTAAAAGGTATTAAGTTGCGTATATATCCAAATAAGAAACAACGTGAACAACTAGATATTATGTTTGGGAATAGTCGTTTTGTTTGGAATAATATGTCAGCTATGATGAATGAGCGTTATAAGAATAACAAAGATTTGCCTATATTGAGTGGTTATGACTTGAATAACTTACTAAAGCCATTGAAAGTTGAATATCCATTTTTGAAAGAGAGTGATAGTTCTGCTTTACAAGTAGATTGCCAAAATCTATATCAAGCGTGGAAGAACTTCTTTAATTCTGGTTTTGGCAAGCCTAGATTTAAATCTAGGAAATTCTATAAGCAATCATATACGGGTAAGTTGGTAAGTATCCATGTAATAGCTAAAAGATATATGAAAATGCCTAAGCTAGGATATATTAAGTCTAGCAAAACATCCCAGCTCACCGATTGTAAGATTAAACGTTATACACTAAGTCATGATACAACTGGTCGTTATTATTTATCTTTACAGGTAGAATGTGAAAATCAAGCATTGTTACCTAAGACAAATAAATCAGTTGGACTAGATTTAGGTGTAGCAGACTTAGCTATTTCTTCTGATGGAATTAAATATAATACATTTCATGTGGAAGATTTAGAAGATAAAGCTAAATTGTGGCAACGTAAGTTTTCTAAACGTAGACATCAAGCTAAAGTTTGTATTGAGAGTGATAAATACTCTAAAGTATTAGTACCTAGAGATTTTGATGATTTTAAAAATCTGCAAAAAGCTCAAAGAGCTAAAGCTAGATTACAAGCTAAAATAGCCAACACACGCAAAGATTACTTGCATAAATTAACCACAATGTTAGTTAAACAATACGATATTATCGTTATTGAAGATTTAAAGGCTAAGAATATGATGAAAAATCATAAACTAGCTAAAGCAATAGCTAACGGTTCATGGTATTTGTTCCGTTCTATGTTGGAATATAAGTGTAATTGGTATGGCAAACAACTAATAGTAGTTAGTCCCAAATACACTTCACAAGTGTGTTCTAACTGCGGTGTAAATACAGGTAAGAAACCATTAGATGTTCGTGAGTGGACTTGTGATAATTGTGGTATACATCACGATAGAGATATTAACGCTGCTAGAAACATCTTGGCTAAAGGATTAAAAGAAGTAGCTTAAATAAACATAAAGGTATGGGACGTGCCTCGGTAATATATCTAGGTTCTGTAAGTTAGGCTTAGTTCTAAATACTACCTAGAGTTCCCAGAAACCACCGTTTTTAATCGGTGTGTAGTCCATCAGCGAGTAGACGGTTTACTTTTCAATGTATTTTTTATGCTCTTGATTATATATTTCCATTTTTAAGCTACTCGTTGATATATCCATCTTAATCGGAGGTGTAAGTTTGGATAAATTAAGTAATATGATTGATAGATTTCTCTTAACGAGAACATGGTATTTAATTCAATGGTTGTTTATTATGACTGTTGCGTTTGACCTAATCTTTTATAGTTATGGTTTTTGGACTAAGTTATTCTATTTAGCTGGTTTGGCAGCTGGGTTTAGTAATATAAAAGAATGGCATAAAAAGCATATCTATCAATCAAAACGTAAACATTAAAATACATAGGCAGCTTTGATGGTTGCTAAAGGGAACGGGTTGGTTTTTCACATCCTTTCAATGAATATAGATAATTAACCCCTATTTACTAATACGATACTGACAAAGTTTTTCGTCCCGTTCTCTCTAGGAGCTATCAAAAGCTCTCCCAAAACAAGTCTACTATATGTTAAGAGTTTAGAGAATAAACGAGTAGACATTTGGTATGTAAAATGTTGGACTGTCGGGAACACTATACCACACAAGCTAATATGCGGCTTTTACATACCACGCTCACAGACTTTAAAGGGAATGTGGGAGCGGATAGGCGAACGCGAATAGTGTAGTTAGTAAACCTATGCGTAATTATTTATCCTAGTTGGTAGTCATGTGGTGTATTCGGGTAACACGCTCGTCCTTGAAACGAGAGCAGCAAGGTTCAATTCTTTGCCATGACATAGAGGTGGAAACACCTCGAAACAAACATTTATTAATTCGTTCATTTTTTATTGGTTGATTATTTTGCGTATTAATCAACACTCCTTTTTAAATTATTTTGTTGCCGCAGATGTAAAAGGTACATTTTATGAGTTCGACTCCTAATGTGGTAATAGGGGGTAGGGCATGACTACCCCGAGATTATAACTTTGCGTTAAGTAATAATGCGACATTAATAAGTTAATTCATGAACAGGTTCATTACGACTTACGGATTGGTTCATGGTTTAGATTTCCTCCTTTTAGAATTAGAAGGTTAGCAACGTAGCTCAACTGGTAGAGCGGAAGGATGATGTGGGTTCGAGTCCCACCGTTGCAATTAGCCAATATGGCTATAAATATACAATAGAAAAGAGGTGAGATAGATGAAGACAATGAGTGAGTTGAAATACCATTATGGTTTAAAGATGTGCATTCATCCTAGTACAAAGCAAAAACAAATCATTAAGATGAACAGTGATGTATCTAGGGCTGTATATAACGCTATGGTTGCGATTGATAAAGAGTTGTATCAACTCAAACAGGTAAAACTACCTATTGATACAATCCAAACACGTATTGTTGAATTGGAACAACGCAAGAAAGCTCAAAACTATTTAGCAACGCACTATACTTACATGAAACACCCTTATATTGATAGTCATTGTCGTTCTATGGCAATGCGTTCTTATAAAGCTGCATGGAATATGTTTAGAAAAGTTCATAACGCTGGTACACCTAATTTTCATAAGAAAACTTACGAGGAGAAGTATCAAACAAGTGGAGCTTATACGAGTAAGAAGAAACCAGTTAATATGTGGACTGGCTCAATTAGATTTGTAGACAATAAACATATTAATATTCCTAAGCTGGGTATTATTCGTGTGAGTGGTTCGTATAGAAAACTACTAGATAATAAAGATGATATTAGAATTGGCACAACTACTATTTCTAAAAATGCTTTTGGTATCTACTACGTTTCTATGCAGTTGGGTTCAGATACACCTTTTGTTAAAGAATTGCCTAAAACAAATTCTCAAATCGGAATCGACTTGAATACAGATAACTTCTTAACAACAAGCGAAGGTAATGTTATAGCTAACCCGAGATTTTATAGAACAATCAAGGGTAGATTAGCTAAGGCTCAACGTAAGTTGTCACGTAGATACGTTAGAGCTAAAAAAGAAGGTCGTTCCTTGCGTGACAGTAAGAATTACCAAAAACAACGCATAGTGGTATCAAAACTTATGAATAAAGTGCGTAATCAACGTAATAAATTCTTGGACGAGATGTCGATAACACTTATCAAGAACCACGATTTGGTTGTGGCAGAAAATCTAAGAAGTAGAAATATGCTCAAAAATCACGCTTTAGCTATGTCTATTAGTGATGTAGGTTGGCGAACATTCCTACAAAAACTAGAATACAAAGCTGAATTATATGGTAAGACTTTTATTACTGTAAATCCTAAAAATACTACACAAACATGTAGCGAATGTGGACATGTTATGGGAACAAAAGATACGGATAAGCTAACACTAAGAGATAGAAGTTGGGCTTGTCCTAGCTGTAACACTTACCATATACGTGATGTAAACGCAGCGAAGAATATCCTAAGTAAAGGATTAAAACAATTAGCCTAGCAATAGGTAGTCCGTTTGTCTGTTGCGGACTTTAAAGCATTTGGTAATTATCATGTAAGACCTTTATTTCAGATTTTTCTGATACGAAGGCAACGATGTATCTAATGAAATTTTGGCAACCCTAAAAAATTAGGAGTTCCCAAAACCCTAGTACTGTGGGATTTATTGGTCTGATTTTTAGTGTGTTACCCATATGTACGTGGGACAGACTTCATTGTCATATCGTATTATTTAACATTTAAAGTGTTACCCATATGTACGTGGGACAGACTATCAAGAAACTATAAAGAATTGCAGGAGGTTAGTGTTACCCATATGTACGTGGGACAGACTCATAGCTCACAAGCAATCACCATGCGATATATGTGTTACCCATATGTACGTGGGATAGA